AACTCCTTCTAATACTCGCACACCTAGCCAAACGATTACCAACACTGGAACTCCTTCTAATACTCGCACACCTAGCCAAACGATTACCAACACTGGAACCCCCTCGAATACTCGCACACCTAGCCAAACGATTACCAACACTGGAACTCCTTCTCAAACGAGTACACCTAGCCAAACGATTACCAACACTGGAACCCCCTCGAACACTCTCACTAAAACTGGAACCGCAACAAAAACAAGTACATCTTCCAACACAATGACTAGAACGGGTACATCATCTTGGACCCCCACGGTTACAAAGACATCCTCTAAGACCCTTTCTAGCACCAAAACAGGAACAGTAACACAAACGATCACGCCTCTCATCACACAATCCTTTACATCTACTCCGACAACCACACAAAGTAATACTGCATCTCTTACAGGGACAGCCACACTGTCTGGAACCTTGACACCCACTATAACACAGACACCCAGTAATACTCGTTCAGGCACTAAGTCACAAACACCGTCTTTCACACGCACTGCAACGCAAACGGGAACAGCATCCAACACAGCGAGTCAAACGATTACAGTCACTGTGACCCCTAGTAATACAAAAACAAAGACGATGACACCCACAGTCAGTACAACACAGAGTCTTACACAAACACCTACAGTGACCCAGACCGGTACAGGCACCTCGACGCCCTCTTCCTCCATAACTCTTACAGCCACAGTAACTGGAACACAAACCTATACTTCATCAAATACAGCAAGTGTTACATCTTCGAAGACCGGTACAATCACACAAACAGTTACAAATACAGGAACCGTTACCATTTCAAGGACTCCCCCCATTACGACAACGACTACACCGTCGAATACATTCACAGGCACGCCAACGCCCTTTGCGACTCCTACAACGAGTGGACCTTCAACACTTAGTCAAACTCCAACTATCACGGCAACAGGCTCACACACGCCCTCCCCCACTAGCGCTGTGACGTTGACAGGGACCGCAACTCAATCAGGAAGTACAACGGGGACAGGAACCTCTGTAGGGACAGCAATTCAAACCACAAGTGTTACAAATAGTCGAACCCCGTCTGGATTCCAAACAAGTACAACAACTAACACAAATACGCCATCCGGAACTCTGAGTGCGGCCATTACACTGACACCGACCTCGACTGCAACCTTTACGGGGACGGGAACCTCCTCACACACTTCTACACAATCTGGGACATCCTCTCAGACTGGTATTGGTACAACAACTTCCACGGGCACAAGTAGCCTTACGAGAACATCTAGTCATACAGGGAGTGGAACAAGCACTAAAACACAAACCATGAGTCAAACGAAGACACGTACATCTTCTGTCACCTCTGGACTTACACCGACGGCTACACCGATAGTCACATCTACACAGTCTGGTACTGGATTATCTACAATCACAGGGACATCCTCACATACTTGGACTCTTACCTCCACAATAACAAAGACTCCATCTGTCACAAACACGAAGAGTGGAACCTCATTTAATACTCCCTCTAACACTCCCACTCTCACAAATACGCCTTCCAACACACCGAGCCGGACCACAACACAAACACAGACACTGACGCAAACCATAACCACGACAACAAATCCAACTGGAACACAGACATCCACAAAGACACAGACCTTGACGGTAACCGTGACACCAAGTGTGACCCCGTCTATTTCGGGTACAGCCGGTAATACGCCCTCGAAGACAGGCACTCTTACAGGAACAGGGTCGAATACCGTAAGTAAAACACAATCCTCCTTCCCAACCCCTGCTCACACACCCTCTAACACAGTGACAAGCACGGGAACACGTTCTGTTACATCCAGTACGACAGCATCTACGACTCAAACGCCAAGCAACACAGCCTCCGTCAGTGGAACAAGGACTAAAACGATGACACGAACATCGAGTCATAGCAGGACTCAGACGGTTACACCCTCAAATACAAATACGGCATCTTGGACAAGATCGACGACTCCTATTGCAACGGAGTCAATCACATCCAGTCAAACCAGTACTCCTTCCAATACTATTACCCAAACGAGAACACAAACTTCCTCCAAGACAAAGACAAAGACACCATCCTTTACGACTACCGCCACTGTGACCATCACATCTTCTTACACGCCCAATCCAACTCCAACATCTACCATGCCGCTCACTGAAACACCAACAGTGACCGCATTAGTTACACCAAGCGTAACAGCAACCTATACATCAAGTAAGACCGCCGATGTAACACTTACTGAAACCGCATCACTGACTGTAGGAGCAAGCCCAAGCAGTACAGGATCTACAACACTAACTGCAGCCTCGACGAAGACTAGTACTGTTACACGAACAAAAACCACAACCGCCAGTGTTCAAACACGAAGCAATACTCAGTCAGAAACGATGTCCTTTACTGGCACCACAACTCAAACGTCGACGATGAGTCCTTCTATAACAGCCTCTATCACTGGAAGCAACACTTTGACAAGTACTGGTACAGGGACACAGACGCTTACCAGTACACAAAGCAACACAGCCTCGTCAATGACGACTCCAAGCAATACCCCATCCGTAACGATTACAGATACATCCACACGCACCTCAAGTCAAACGGTTTCCAATACGGGCGCCAGTACCTTATCAAATACGGGATCTTGGAGCCCCACTGGAACATCAACACCTAGTAATACGCCAAGTGTTACACGATCAGGTACTCAAACGTCGACACTGTCTGGAACAGTGAATCCAACAATTACGAAGACGGGTACTTCTACGATCACGCAGACATCCAGTAATACCCTTACGTCAACTAATACAGTTACCCAAACGGGGACGCCGTCCATTTCTTTTTCTAACACTGCGTCAAGCACATCGACTAGCAGTCAAACAGGTACAAATACGGGTACTCAAACATCGACACAAACTCCATCCTACACCACAACCTCATCGGCAACAGCGAGTATGACATCCATTCCCACCGCATTTCGGACGGTCACGCCGAGTCATACGGCGTCGATGACTCGTACACCCAGTCGAACAAATACAGGATCAGGATCATCAAGTATGTCACAGACTATGACGTCTACTCCTACATCCATGATGACTGGTTCCGATACAAATACGGGAACTATGACTCCTACATCTTCCGTCAGTACGGGTAGTACAACTACAAATACAAATACTAGAACAGGAACCTTGATAAGTTCAGGATCGGCTACACAAACACGGACTGGCACAGGCACGGCGGTTCCAATAACACCTCCGTCTACAGGAACAGGCACAAGTAGTTTGTCAGGGTCTTCTACGGTGACATCCTCTAGAACTCCTACACGGACATCGACGAGTACTGCAACATTCACTAAAACTGCAAGTCAAACAGCGTCCTTTACACAAACTCCTACATCCTTCAGTACAGAATCTGTCACAGCCTTTGTAACGGGAACGCCTAGTCAAACAGCCAGTAATACGATTACATCTACAGTGACAAAGACTGGAACGCCATCCTTGTCTGGAACACCACATATAACACCGTCTAATACTGCGACGGGTCGACAGACACCGACACCTACTCCTACACAATCACCTACTGCTTCGGCAACAGGATCTGGAACAATTTCGGGAACACCGACATCCTATACGACATCCTCCACCACTCCGTCACAAACGCCTTCAGGAACGCCTAGTCCCTTCAACACGCCATCCCAGACACAAACACTGACGAACACAATTAGTGCAACAGTTACGAATACACGAACGGGCACACTTACGGTGGCACCGTCTAGAACGTCAACACGATCTCCTTCGTCGAATCCTACTGTTACACGCTCTGTAACTCAAACGCCCAGTGTGACACAAACAGGTACCCTCACCACAACTATTTCAGGGACCGCCTCGGCTACAACATCTGGATCTCAGTTGGTGACACAGACACCGACCGTAACGGCATCGAATTCAAGAACGGGGTCTCAAACAGGAACTGTTACACGAACAAAGACAAGCACAGGAGCCAAGACCTTGTCACAAACATCGACTGTGACACCCAGTTTTACAGCAACCAGATCGGCTACGGCCTCGAGAAGTGCGACGGCGACTATAACACCGACCTTATTTACAGAATCAGGAACTCCTACACGATCATCGACGGCTGGAGCCACTGTGACGTCGACGATGACAGCCTCTGAGTCGAGCAGTCAAACATATACAGGAACAGGGACCATGACGGGCACTCCAACAGCGATGATTACAGGGACTGGAACGGCAACGGGGTCACTCACTCTGACGGCCAGTTCTACGGGATCATCGTCGATGACAGCGTCTACGACACAAACACCGACTCAAACCGGATCTCAAACTAGAACCCCCACAATAACGAAGTCTGCGACAGTGACTCCCTCTGTGACTGCGCTTATAACACAAACTCCTTCTGTGACTTCCTTTTCCACCATGACACGTACACCGAATCCCACGGGTTCAGATACAACAACGGGTACCTTTGTACCCACGCCGACTCAAACTGTCACCATTACGGCAACAGGAAGTAGAACAGGAACCCCGTCGAATACAGGCACGGGAACCGGCACCACCACTGAAACAGGTACAAAGACTGCGACAGCATTCAGCACGATTACTACAACGAACACAGCGACTGCAAGTCTAACGGCGGCGAGCACCGTCTCTGCAACTCAGACACAGACCCTGACCGGTACAGGAACCTATACATCGACTTCATCACAGTCAGGCACGAAAACAGGAACTCCCACAGTTACATCTAGCACAACGATTACAGGATCGGTCACTACCTCGGTTACGCCTTCCAATACTATTTCAACCACGGTGACAGCGCTTGTAACAAAATCACCGACCGTTACGATGTCCTCCACGATCACCCCTTCTAAAACAGCGACAGGGTCGATTTCAGAGGGAGCCAGTCCCAGTGGGACACCGCCACTCCCCAGTCAGAGTGGGACGACGACAGGAACGTCGAGACAAACTCGCACGCCGACGCCAGTGTAAAGGGAAAAAGATCCACAAAATTGATGGATGCCGGTTGTTTGGAACAACCGGCATCATTGGGATGTCGAACGACTTAGACCTTATCATAGTGTTGCTTTGCTTAGGGTTTGTGTATGATGCGATAAAGACGATCTTCCTTGTTTGGCAGGATCATGATGCTCGAATGCATACTGAAAGACGTTTATACCTGTTGGAAAATTTCCTGCTCAATCAAAGTTGTCCTCGCTGCGCATGTGGCTGCGAGGATACAGAGGAGGAGGAGAATAGAGATGAAGACAAAGATACAGAGGAGGAAGATGAAAATACAGAGGACGAAGACGAAGACGAAGACGAAGACGAAGACGAAGAGGACAACAATACAACAAGTGATGGGGCTATATACAAATTTACAGTAAATTTAAATACAGAAACGGAGACGAGGGAGGTTATCGCATTAGATACCTTTACGAATGAGGCAGAAGAAGCACAGAAAATACAAGAATCACAAACAGCCAAGTCCGACACTGTTACACCAGTGTCGAGCGAATAAACAGGTTATCGCACGCATAATCCGACCACTCGCACTCATAGACTTGGTCTATTTGGTCTGTGGAACAGGGTTCAGAAGATTCTGGTTCAAAGACTTGTAAGGAGGCAACGCATGGTGTTGAACCAAAGAAGGCTGTAAGACTTTGTTGAATGGGTCCATTCGGCTGAATCACCCATTGTCCATTGGAACAAAGAAGGACCTGCTTCGTATTTTTTATCCAATAGGCATGAAGACAATTGGACCCATATGTAAGGTCAGCGATAGGGGTTGCAATACGACGTACATAGAGGTCTGGTCTCGGAATTTCATAGGAGTAGAAACAAGATTCTGATGCAATAGTGCCTTCGAGGCGAAGATTGTGTTCAACATAGTCATTCCAAGAGCGATGCATACATTCAAATTCATCAGGTGCTTCGACACCGGCTTGTTCCATAAAGCAAAAGGGATTGATGAGGGTTACGTTGTGATTGTGGGATATATAACGAAGGGTGTCGTGAACGGTGCCTCCTACTTGGAGGGTACATCCGTGATGGGAGGATGTAAGAATGACTTGATCGGTTTCGTGTGCATAGACAAAGACCGCCGTACCTTCGTGTAGAAATATTCCTACGACGGGTTTCTTCGGGCTTGTGGGCGGCAGGGGTATAAAGTGCATGAGTTGATGATGGCGGAATCACAGGAACAGGTCTTCATTTTTTCATTCTGAAAAATTGATGTGAAACGCAGGAGGAACCAAGATGTACACATGCGTTCCTTTACCTATCTTGCGATTGGTATTCTTATTATAAGTGCCGTTTGTATTGGCACAGGCGTGGGCTTTGGTATTTCTGGTCTTGTCATTGGAGGAGTTCTATGCTTGGCAGTGGGAGGGATGGTGGGATTCTTAGGGGACTCGCAGCAAAGACGATGATCAGGGTATCACAAGTCCCACAAAGGAGGATGACCAATAAGAAGGCCATGTAAACGCATAGATCTGTGTCTCCAGATCCATAACCATAACGTCTTCTGGAAAGTTGTCTTCGTCGGCAGGAGGGCAGGACATCCAAAAGCCCCAATCTCCTTGGAAACTAGGAATACATACGTGATAGGCATGGCCTCTTGTTCCGAGATGCCGAAAGGCCATACTTTGGATCCAGGTAAGACCTGCACGACGTTCGTCAGGATCGCCTCCTGGCATAAGGGGTCCTGCATGAGATACAACGGCACCTCCTGCCTTCAATCGTTGTCTTATCAGAGCCCAAAAGACATTGTCGTATAACTGTGGCGTATCTGTATCTCTAGTCAAGGCATCTGTATCTGGATCCGGCAAATCCAGCACAATCACATCAAACGCCGCTCTATTATTTTCCAGGTAGTCAAAGATGTTTTGCGCCAGGAAGGTCACTCGAGAATCGTTGTAGACTTCATCGTCTGCCCAGGCAAGGTGTCGGCGGCATAGATTGACAAGGGCTTGATCAATGTCCACCCATACGACTTCCGTCACGGAAGACCACTTGAGTACCTCTCGAACAGTGGCCCCTTCGCCTCCTCCGACGACTAGTACACGCAAGGATGATCCAGTCTGTGCATTCATAACAGGATGGATGAGGTGCTCGTGATAGATCGCCTCGTCTGAACTGGAGGATTGAAGTTCCTTGTCGAGAAAGAGCACGTTTCCGTATTCAGGATTCGTTGCAATGACGACTTCCCCACAGGCAGAGGTCGAGCCCGCAAAGAGCACATCCGTTATTTTGTAAATGGATGCCGTATCGGAGGAACAGGCCGATTCACAATACTGACCGGATTCCTTTATAGCATTATGCAGATGGACATTGGCGTTGCAACTCATGATACGGATCTCTACACAACGGCGTCACGGTTCAATTTTGTCGAGGTTCGCAAAAAATGAATGAGATCTTAGATCCAATATGTTGGGACAGCCCATGGAGCATAAATCTGAAGTGACCGATAGTATTGTTGCAGCCGTTATTGCCAAATTTGCGCAACGATCTGCTGTAGGAATTAGAAAGTATGGAACCACCTTGGATCGTAGCGACTTGACGACCAAGGATTGGATCCAACATACGCAGGAAGAATTAATGGATGCGATCTTGTACCTTGAAAAATTAAAGCAATCGACAACATCAACAGCCTTGTCCAGTGACAGAAAGGGAACGTGATCGTTCCGGTCCCTCCTGGCCGGGACTAACCTGGGGTCCCTCCTGGTCGGGACTAACCTGGGGTCGTTTGGCTTCTAGATAATGGGTTCGACACAAGGGAATGTATTTTTCGTCTGCACCAACACATACATTACTAGTACTATTCGACACAACATTGTGGGCATAGGTGAAGGGTGCTTCATTCCCATTTCCGCAACGTTTACACAGCGCATTAAATTTAACGACCTCTTCGGCCATCGCACAGACTTCCAAGACTTGGCCGAAGGGTTTTCGTTCCGAATCACCATCCAATCCGACGACGATGCAATGTTTTTTGTCGATATCCACGACCTGTTTTACAAACTGGACAAGATCTGGAAAGAACTGGGCCTCCTCGATAACGACGAGTTTGCTTATAGAATAATGGGGATGAGCAAGAAAGCCCATTAAGGTGCTGTCGGATAATGCGGGCATGACCTGTTGGTCATGATTGACAATCTTGGGTTCCGATGAATAACGGGTATCTATACTGTGAGTAATCACAAATACCCGCCATCCAATGGCCTGGTGCCGACGAATATCGCTTTGAAGACTCGTCGACTTGCCACTAAACATCGGCCCCATACGAACTTTTAAACTCATGGTGTTGACAAACCTTTGGATCTAAAGCCCCGCTCAATTTTTGAATCCGTTGCATCATGACAAAAAATGAAGATGATTTAAAACTATGAGAAGTGATTAGAAGAGATGCCGTCGCTAGAACAAAGTTCCAAAACGGAACAGATTGTGAGTATTCAGTTTTCGGTGTCGGATCCCGAGGACATCTTGCGTCGCAGTGTGTGCGAGGTGACATCTGCCTCCACAGCCGAAGGCAAGGCAGGAGGACTGTTTGATGCACGAATGGGAGTGTTGGAAAACGACAAGGTGTGTCGATCCTGTGCACACAGGAATCATGACTGTCCAGGACATTTTGGTCATCACGTGCTACCTCGACCTGTCTACTTGACTCAGTTCTTCAAGAAGACGATGAAGGTGCTACGTTGCATTTGTTACAAGTGTTCCAGATTGTTGATTGATAAGAATCACTACGCACACCTTTTAAAGTCCAAGGGAGAGGCGAGGTTTAAGGCTGTGGCGGAGGCTGCTGCAGCCATGACCCGGTGTAATCAAGATACCGAGGATGGTTGCGGCGCTCGTCAGCCCACGAAATATACTGAGGAAACGGTACATCGAATTATCGCCATCTTCAAGAATATGGAATTGCCACCGGGTACTGCGGCACCTGAGGGGGCTACGACGGATGCGGATGGCAAACTTACGGTGACCTTTCCCATGGAACCGGAGTACGTCCACAGACTGCTGAGGCGTATTTCGGACGAGGATGTGGAGTTTATGGGATTTAGTCGTTCTTGGTGCCGTCCTGATTGGTGGATGTGTACCATTCTGCCAATTCCTCCTCCCCAAGTGCGTCCTTCCGTGACGCAGGACAACAATCAGAAGGCCGAGGACGACTTAACCAGTAAGTTGGCGGACATTATCAAGGTCAGTACCACCTTGAAGAACAAGATTAACGACAATGCGAGGAAGCAGGTCGTCGACGAGTGGACGAATGTGCTCCAGTTTCACGTCGCCACTCTGGTGAACAACAACATTCCTGGGGTAGGTCCGGCGGCGCAACGATCCGGTCGTGTCTTAAAGTCATTGCAACAGCGATTGGGATCGAAGGATGGTCGCATTCGCAGTAACTTGCAGGGTAAGCGTGTGGAGTTTTCAGCCCGTTCCGTGATTACACCTGATCCCAATATCAGTGTCAAGGAACTAGGTGTTCCTCTGAAGATTGCGAGTCATTTGACCTATCCAGAACAGGTCACGAGTTTCAATATTGGAAAGTTGTACAAACTGATTCAGAACGGCCCTGACGTGTATCCAGGCGCCAAGACGGTTCAACGGGTGAACGGGGACGTTAAGTCGTTAAAACACGTGAATACCCACACCTTTGAACTACATTTGGGAGATGTCGTTCATAGACATATTATGGACGGCGATATCGTGTTGTTTAACCGACAGCCGTCGCTTCATAGGATGTCTATGATGGCACATATTGCGAAGGTGCTACCGTACAATACGTTCCGGCTGAATGTGTTCTGTACCGCCCCTTACAATGCGGATTGAAAATTGAAGGTGATTTAAAAAGAAGTCTACATTGTATTCTTAGAATAAGCATGGAGAAAGGAAGCATATATCAAGCAAAAAGCAAAACGAGCGGGAAGTCATATGTGGGTCAGACCCAGGATTTGAAGGAGCGAGAAGGAAAACCGTATAAATACGGAGTTGTAGGGCGCTGGTCAGACCACGTGAGTTCGGCGTTTCGAGGAGCAAAAACTCCTTTGGCGACGGCTATCATTGAATATGGAGCCGAGGACTTTGAACTGACCTCGTTGGAGGTGGGGGTAGATTCAAATCGTCTGGATGAGCGTGAGGCACATTGGATGACGGTCGTCGGTTCTCTGGTCCCAGTAGGGTATAACGTCATGCGACATGCACGATGTAAGCACCGTGTCGACACCACGTTAGCGCAACATTACCTGCCTACAACTACTAAGGTCCGAATCTCGCCCATCAAACAGAAGGGCGTGTATAAATTAGTCTACGTTATGCTGGAGCAGAAGGATGCACCAGATGTTAGATTAGTCTTTGGACAGAAGGAGGGCTCCACCTTTGAAGAGGCGGTGGAGGACGCTGAGGAATTCGCAACGATCTTTGCCCTAGAAGGGATTGAGGTGGATCAGGAGGAACCCGATGATCCATTACGCAAATATCGTGCGAGCATCATTTCTTATCGTGGTAAGACAGTCGAACGACTTCGTCTGTGTAAGTTCAACACCCTGGTGGCGCTTCATATCAAAACATCTGAGTCGACTCGTCGTATGTGCTTTGGAGGAAAAACAATTTGCTTGGAAGATGCTTATAAAACAGCGATGGCTGTAAAAAATGCTTTAGAAAAAGAATGTAAGGTAGAGGTCTTTGTTAATGACCTATCGGAGTCCGCAACAGGCGACTGCATATCCCGTTGAAGTACAAACGGGGTGTGGAAAACAGTGTAAGTACTTCTGTGAGGTTGATTGTCATTTCATCCAATCAATCCGCAATATAATCGTCTAGTCTCTAGGAGAAGAGGCAAGATCCCCAAATTCAGGGAAACCCCTAAAGCCTATCTGTACCAAGGGTCTGTGGAAACATGGACCTGGCTGCGAAGAAAGTTCGCATAAAGAGGTGACAACCAGATAGGATACGAGCCGTGTGTAGGCGAACACAGGTAAGAAATGGGCAATCCTGACCCAAGCCCCTCTGTAAGGTGGTCGTTTACGACAACCGAACGTGGGGAAGGAGCAACGACTTGACGGGGGTCGATGGGCTAAAAACCCGTTTAAGATAAAGTCTACTCCGTGGTGAAAATCACGGTACTAATCCCATATGTTCGATGGAGATGAAATGAATTTACACCTGCCTCAATCCATCGAGGCAGCGACGGAATTGCGTGAGATTTGCGCAGTTCCGCTACAAATAATATCGCCCAGAGAATCTGTGCCCATCGTATCGGTGGTGCAAGATACACTCGTGGGGGCGAACAGGTTTACACGGTCCACGACCTTGTTTACCTTGAAGGAAGCGATGAACCTCCTTGTTCATTCAAAGCGTTGGGAGGGCAAGATGCCAGAGCCCGTTACAACGAAGCCACAGCCCATGTGGACGGGGCAGCAACTTCTATCGGCCTTGCTACCTCCTGTGAGTCTGCGCATGGAGAATAGCAGTTTCGGTGATGCTGATAAGGGCAAGGAGGACAGTCCCAATCTTGTCAAGATCCTGAATGGTCAGATGTTGCAGGGTATATTAGACAAGTCGGTGTTCTCCAAGCAGTTGCTCCACATCATTTACAATGACTATGGTCATGAGATTGCCGTGGATTTCTTGGACTCCTTGCAGGCGGTAATTGCCACCTTTCTCATGAATAGCGGATTCTCTGTAGGGATTAGCGATTTGATTGCTGATAGTGCTACGAACGCGGAGATTGGCGTGGTCGTCAATAAACTCACGAAGACGATTGAGGACCAGATTCTTCAACTTCACACGGGCCTGTTTGAGAATAGCAGTGGTCGTAGCAATGCGGAGGAGTTCGAGGGCAAGGTGATGAGCACATTGAACAAGGCTGTAGGAGAAGCGGGAAAGATTGGTCTTCAATCCTTGGCCGACACGAATCGCATGACGAACATGGTAAAGGCGGGTTCCAAGGGTTCGGATGTAAACGTCTCTCAGATGGTGGCGACGCTGGGCCAGCAGGCCATTGAGGGCAAGCGTGTTCCAAACGGGTTTCAGCATCGTACTCTTCCTCACTTCAAGCGATTTGATGATTCTGCAGAGGCTCGAGGTTTTATTAGTTCTTCGTACGTAAAGGGTCTCAAGCCTCACGAGATGTACTTTCACGCTATGTCGGGTCGTGAGGGGTTGATTGATACGGCATGTAAGACGGCTGATACTGGATATTTGCAGCGTCAGATTCGTGTAGCCTTGGAAGACTGTGTGACCCAGCACGACGGGTCTGTCCGTGATGCAACGGGCAATCTGGTACAGGTGGCGTATGGTGAGGACGGAATTAATGCAACCAAGTTGGAGAACCAGCCCTTGCCAATTACCATGATGTCGGATGATGAGATCCGACTCAAGTTCCAAGCGGATGGTGTCGATCCGGCAAGACAGGCCAAGTATTATGACGATCTGATGTTGGATCGCAAGATCATGGTCGAGAGTGTCTTTCTCTTCAAGCCCAAGAAGTCGGTGAAGTACCCCGTTCACCTGGATCGTTTGATTCACAGCATGGCGAATCAATTGGGACTCAAGGAGGGCGCTGGCAGTGTGCTGGCAAATGATGTCTTGGATGCTCAGGCTCTTATTATCAGCAAGACGCACGCCAACAATCGTATTTGGGTGGCACTGATCCACTATCACCTGTCCCCCCAGTCGTTGAAGCAATTAGGATACAACAAGGCGGCGCTAGATGCCTTGGTGGCACAGATTGTATTGAAGCATTGGGGATCGTGGGTGGAGCCTGGACAGCCAGTAGGGGTGATTGCGGCACAGAGTATTGGTGAGCCTGCGACACAGATGACCTTAAATACCTTTCACCTTTCGGGAGTTGCCAGTAAGTCCGCGATGACTCGAGGTGTGCCAAGGCTCAAGGAATTGTTGAAGTCTACGAAAAATCCCAAGGCGATTGAACTTACCATACCCTTGCGTAGGGACCTTCGAGACAAGAAGGAAGAGGCACGTCGTGTATCGCAGGAATTGGAATTCACTCTTCTTCAAGATCTCGTCACAACCGCACGCATTTATTACGATCCCAGAGATTCGGATACTCTTCTGAGAGAGGATGCCGATTGGCTGGCATACTTAGGAGCCTTTGAGCAGATACAACAAGCAGCGAATACAGCAAATTCAGCAACTATTACGCAGGCAGATCCTATGAATAGTAGCAGTAGCGGAGCAGCCGCTGCTATCGCAACCGCTGCTACCGTGCCCGCCACGAGTCCTTGGGTGTTGCGCTTTGAACTTGATCGTGAACGCATGTTTGCGAAGGATATTACGATGGATGATATCGCCTTTCTACTCAAGAAGTATGCGGAGGTGCGAGTTCTGTATTCTGATTACAACGCCTCTCGCCTCGTCTTTCGTGTACGACCGGATCCTCTTGATCTTGCTGAAAACAGGACCATGGATGATCTTAATGTGCTCAAGGCTCTGCAGAACAAGATGTTGGGGACGACGGCGGTGCGAGGCATTCATGGACTTCGATCAGTCAATTACCAGAAGGTCTCGGACACGGTCGAGTTCAAGGATGGCAAGTACCAAACGGTGGATCAATATGTTCTGACGAGTGATGGTTCGAACTTTATCGATGTCCTTACGCATCCTGATGTGGATCCAACTCGTGTGGTTAGCAGCAATGTACACGATATGTTCCAGAATCTGGGTATCGAGGCGACACGAGCCACTCTATACAAGGAAATCACGACCCTGTTTGCCGAGTCAGGATCGTCGGTGAATTACCGACATATCTGTGTCCTCCTTGACAAGATTTGTCACAAGGGCAGGACGATGAGTGTGGATCGATATGGTGTGAATAAGACGGACATTGGACCCTTGGCGAAGATGTCCTTTGAGCAGACGGAGGAGATTGTGCTGAAGGCCGCCGTCTTTGGGGAACGAGATCCTTGCTTGGGAGTCAGCGCCAAGGTGATGTTGGGAGCACCTATTCGAGCAGGAACGGCGTTTACAGAATTGATGTTGGATGAAGATGCCGCTATTAAACTGGCAGAGTCGACGCCTGAACAAATTGAACGAGGGGGTCGATATGGGCCTGGAGACTTGACGGAGCAGGCGATGTATGATGCACTGTATGGCGAGGATACGCCAGGTCCTTGCTCTCTATCAGAACTCCGTATGAACGTGGCGCTCCCCCCAGCGACAGAGGATGTCCTACCGGAAACGATGGAGGATGTTGAGATCACACTCCTCGATTAAGCACGCTCCTCGATTGTACACGCTCCTCGATTGTACACGCATTTAAATATTTCAATTTGCATAGCAAACTGTGATATTTTTCAGTGATGGGAAATGGATGAAGCAGAAGAAGCAGACGATGAGCGAAAGGCGGAAAAATCAAGATGCGATGAGAGACGATTCCCCCACGTGGTATACGAAGATCCATACGGTTCCGCATTCAAGATCTGCAACAAGTCTGTCGTTTCCTTATCTAAATTGCGTTCTAAATCGTCTTGCCAACAGACAGCGACATCTTCACCATGTTCTCTACACCAAGCAATGGATCTTTGCACATTTGCAAGGACCAAGGTACGAATTGTGGTAGGATTCGTATTTTCAATGAGGGCCAGCGTTTCACGAATGACGGCACTTTCGTTGTGTTCGATCTTTTCTTGAAGGGTTCTTACGGCGGTCATCATAGTTTTCCATAGGGCTGATTCGGATTTTTCTAGAAGAGGACACCCGGCCGTTGTCCACGCCGAGAGAACCGCAATGGCATCCGAGGCCTCATCCGTCCCAAGAAATCCAAGGCCCACAATGTAACGTTCAGAATTTCCTGTACGACTTGTACGAGGTTTGACGATGCGCCATTCGCAAAAGGCTCGTGTAAGAACCCACAATAGATCGAGAGTCGGTTGTTCCGTTGTATCAAAACACTTTAGAATCAGACATCCACCCTTTGCCAAGGTGCGGAGACCGAGTAAGGCTTCTGCGACTAAGAGTGGAAAGATCGCATCCTCCTGCGCATTGTAGTCATTGCTGAAATCGAATCCACCATCGGCAGTATACAAATGAACTCCTGTAGGATGTTTGGCCCGTACTGCGGCTACGAAGGCATCTTGGTTAGACCGAAGTAGAATATTCCCTGTTCCATCGGCGCCGTCGTGAATCTCAATTTGGGGATAGGAGGCAAGGAAATGGGCGGCTTTGCGCCACCCAGGAACCTTTTTCGCATCAGATCGCAAGGTAATGGCGGTTGAGCCCTTCATGGGCCACGAGTTCCGTTCGGCCATGACCGTACAGGCTTCGATAAAGCCGCCAGGCCCTTCGGCAGAATGCGCCGTTACAAGGCCTATCCCTGCGGATAACGGTCGAAGCCGGTTCGTCAGATCTAAATTCTTCCATAGTTCAATAAGTTTGAAGTAGGATCGAGACAGAGGCTGCCTTGTCGCCACAGACCGAGATGATCGACGATTCCACGACAGAAACACATATTCAAATTGATTTGTCACCTTCTTATAATCATCCCACTTGCCTTCTTGGTAACAACAGTTAATTTCGTTTTTTGCTTGTTGAAGCATATGCCATTCTGGAGTACAAATGACCGGTGTTTGGACAAGCGGAGATCCTGTGTAGGGAAGTAAGGAGGTAATAGAGGGCCCTCCTGGCCCGGTTGCGTATAGTTCAGCCATATTTAATAAAGGTGGCTGGACTCTAAGCCCTCGCTAACTTACTTTTTGCTTTCCGTGCTCTTTCCTGCCGCTGCTAACTGGGGCTTCACGATGCGATCTACCAAGACAGTTCCTACGGCCACTGATGCATCATGTTGGGACCGTGTGCCTCGTTCCATCCTGTCGAGATTGTCCAACATCATCGCCATGAGATCCCGGGGATAGGTACGTGTCAGAACCATTTCAAAAATCTTGGGAAATTCCTTTTGAAAGTCTGCGAATTGACTACTCACTTGTGCGGCTGTTTGAGTCGTCAGCGCCTCTTCGACCTGCTGAATATAGGAGCGCACTCGCTGGGATTTTGGGAGACTGCTCATTTATTGTTGGGTCCTTGTATTTTGGGAATCAAAATACCGCAGATAAGAACAGAGGATGAAGACTCGAAACAATCGGAAGTATCGAAAAGATAAAAAAGATAAAAAAGATAAAAAAGCCAGTCGTAAGAGCAGAAAGAGCAGTCGTAAGGGTCTTGTATTTACAAGACAACGAGGCGGTTCCTTTCTTCCTACGTCAACCTGGGGCTCCTGGTCTTCGAATCCAGCGGCTACAGCCTGGGGCCCTGATACACAGGCGCCTCCTCCTTTAGCGAACGGAGGTTTGATTAATGCGCCTCAGAGTACAGGTCCGTGGGCGTCTATTCCTATGCCTGCTACGCAACATGCGTTCGCCTTAGAGGCGGCCAAGGTGTCGGGTCTTCCTGAAGTGGCCTATCACCAAAACATTGGAGCCGGAACGGGAAATAACTTTTCTCCTTATATTCATGCACCCTTGTCCTCCAGTCATTACAGTGCTGGTATCCCCCCACAACAATAAATTGTCGTCCGCAACTGCTTACAACAATAAATTGTCGTCCGCAACTGCTTACAACAATAAATTGTCGTCCGCAACTGCTTACAACAATAAATTGTCGTCCGCAACTGCTTACAACAATAAATTGTCGTCCGCAACTGCTTACAACAATAAATTGTCGTCCGCAGTTGCTTACAACAATAATCGTATGCCTCTATAAGAAGCAAATGGCTACTACCTTTGTCCTCGATTCCCGTATTCCAGTGGATCCCAATTCGAATCCAGATGATCCCTCGCATCCTTCGAATGTAGCGAAAAAGACGCTCATGCTTCAAAAACAGGCGAATGCGGATACCAAGTACGATATTCCTACACCAAGTCGAATCCCGCCAGAACCTTTTAGGAACAGCACGTTGGGATCTCCCACATATTACATCATTTTCTCTGTTTTTCTTGCCCTTCTGTGTATCGGATTTGCAGTTAAATGCAAATCCTTTTATATGAAATTGGCCTTTGCGGTTGCAGCCTTATATCTGCTTCACTATGCGGTGGGTAGGATGGAAAAATGAACGGTGTAGAGTTGACCGTCATTTGTCATTTGGAAGGTCATATCTGATAAGACTCGCTGTTGGAGATAGTCCCGGTTTCGGGATCGATAGACACGAGGGATCTCAGTAATATCTAGATGAATTCCGTAACCAAAGGACGCAAAGTAGGCACTTAGTTTGGCTAGATCTGAGGGTTGTAAATTACTGAGATTGATGGGAGGCTGATACCAAGTGCGTAAGATTCCTGTCATGATAGTGAGCAAGACTTCGAACAGCGCAGGTGTATCTCCACCAGTGTCGACTTCCAACTGAATCGAATGGGGCGCTTTGGGTTCATCTGCAATTAAAGCGTCTAAAAAACCTTGAACGGACATCTCTATAGATGTCGATTCCAGACTTTAGGTAGGCCAAATCCGTTAGGTAGGCCAAATCCGTTAGGTAGGCCAAATCCGTTAGGTAGGCACAATGCGTAGCGAATACCCCTTTGAAATCGCCCATGCCTTCACGGCCTTCATACGCTCTTCTCGCTTATCTTTAGTTACACGATCACTGTCAGGAACCCAGTCCTTCAAGACAATCTTACGCTGTTCCATAAAGGCTCCTAGTGCTGCATAGGCTTCAGGAATGTTCAAGATTTGTACCTTTTCTTGGACCATTCGTTGCGCAATCTGCTCTTCGGTTCCTTGATCACGCTTCTCATCAAAGATAAGAGGCGTGGACGTTCGAATCCCGTATTGTTTTCGAAGATCTGCAGGGATTAACTCTTCTAAGCAGGCGGGTCTTTCCCAATGAGCCCAGCGTTCAGGACAGGTAGAGGTTCGATGACCGTATTCGTGGCATCGCAAGCAAAGAACACTACACGCAATCGGACACTCTCCTGTATGGATTTCCTTTGTTCCTATCCAATCTAAGCATATATCGCATGTAGACATTTGTTGATCCCTGTGTTGGAACCGTTGTTACCCATCAATTTTTCTCGGCGTTGCCTTTGCCTTTAAGTTCTGGAAGAACTGCTGAGGCCCAGTTTCGCCTTGCCGCAGGTGCTGTTGCCTCAGGTGCTGAGGCCCAACTTCGCCTTGCCCCATGCCACTGTTCGCTTCACCTTTGACTCACTCATAGGCTTGCGATACAGACGAAAATCAAAGAGAGATCCTCGAAATCGTTCATCACCGTCTTCGTATTGGGAGGAAACGCCTTCCCAGTTACTTCGTCCTATGTAATTGAGGGTGGTCAAGGATGTAAGCGGCATATGCCCATCGAGTTGTTCAAAGATCTTAATCCCGTCGATATAGACATGCCAGGTGGGTCGAAACGCCGCACCGTCCGTTGTCGTAATCGCTAAGTGAAACCATTTCTTTAATGGAATACACTGCATGACCCGAATACGCATCTTACGTTGTTCAGTATCCCAAATTTCAAAGATCAGCGTGGCCTTTGGATTCACGGTGCCAGGACGCTCATCCTCGGGATAGGTACTTGTCACATCTTCAGTACCTTTACAATCTAATTCATCGACATTGGCATCACTCGTCAACATGTATTCACGGGGACTCACTTCTGGAGCGGGTGTTCGAGTACAGACCTCGTTTGTAGGACCGGGTCGAGGACCCAGTTTGTTTCCTGATACAGGATCAGGCCCCCGTCCTTCAATCCCAACAAAGACGTTGGATTTGCCTGCTCCGTTACCAAAGTCAAAGAGACGGGCGTTGTTTGTAAATTCGTCAAAGTACATCCATGCGGAGATCGCTCGTAATTCACGAAGTTGAACCTTGGTATCAAATTCCATAGCGGGATTCTCACCGACAACAAGATACTGCTCGGCAAAGGGTTTGACGTCCTCGCTAACAGCAGGAAGTCGGTTCATGGCGAGTCCCTGTGTAACAGTGCGACGGGGTGTTTCATCAACGGCCGCCTTTCCAGCGATTTGTAAACGGGCATTCTCGCAGTAATCCAACATATCGTCAAACCAACGATACCATACCATCGAGCCTTCAAAAAACCACAGCAAATCGGCAATATCCGGTGGGGGCGATGTATCAGTAATTTCCATTCCCGACTTGAAGCGAGTCATACCTGCGAGAACAGCACGAGGAAGCCAGGTGTCGTTCGGTGCCAACGTCATCTTCAGAATGCGTCCATAATCATCCTTCCCATCTCCGTTCACGTCACGAAAGTAGTCATCACGGCTGAATTTGAAACCGCTCCTCATCGAATCACTGCGATAGGTAAGGGAATCGAGTCCTTCTTGACCGGCGAGAGCACAGGCTACGATACGAGACTCGGGGTCGCCCTCCTTTTCTACAACACGACAGAAATCCCCTTTGTAACCCAGTTTCTGAACATCCACGTAGGATTCGCTGTAACGTGGATTACGGATCCAGCCTTCTAATTCTCTATCTTGCCCGGGAACGACATCAGAACGACGAGGGAAATATCGTCCAAAAAATTCTGGTACGACTCCGTCGGTAAAGCCTTCACTGATCATGTATCGTTGCGCCCATTCGACCACCATACAGATCAAAAACACAAATAATACTGTGTATAGGATCCACATTCCTATCGGATTCTGCGGTTAAATTTTGTGAGGAGAAACCGTATTGTTCATAGGATGGATTCTTTATACGAAGATTTTACAAATGATTTGCTGGATACCAGTAAGACCTTGTTTCACGAACTTCCTTTAGATTCATGGAATCCACAGGAAGCGGCGGCGCCCGAACGGCATCTATCCTTGCGGAAGGACCCCTTACCTCAGTGTGTTGCCGTACTGGATCAATTAAATCCAGCCTTTGCACGTATCGAACACATGATGCGTATATACTTTTCTCCTACGACGGAGTTATTGCTGGATGCAGAAAAGGAGCAGGTATGGCTGTTTGGATATTCTTGGTTTTCAGCCTATTATGATATGTTGATGGAGGGTTCCGTTTTACACACAGAGTTTTATCGAAAATATCATGACTTGCTGTTTGATTTGTTGCGAAAGTGTTTACAGGTAGATCCGGCGGATCGTCCCACCTTTGCTTCCTTATTGAAGACATGGCCAGGTACGGCGGCTATCGCAGCAAAGGCAGAGGCATCCTTGATGTCAAATACTGTTGCTGTAGTTACGCCTGTTACTGTAACTGTCCCTCCGCCCGTCTTGTCGCCTTCTTTGCCGCCGCCTGTAGTAACTCCTCCTCAATCTTCTTCGAAACGTCTGGTCCTTGTAGGCCACGGGGGACGCAAAAAAACCCGCAGAAATCTTCGTAGTTAAGATCACTATCTGGTCTTGATGTGTAGTTGCGAGACGCTTGTTTTGGATTAAAGATTTTCTGATCCAGTGCATCAAGATCCGTCACGTCTTGTTCGCCTGATTTGTGGGACCAAGACCCATCCTTATTCTGCCGATACCAATGATGATCATTGCCCTTATCCGCCACGCTCGCAATTTTGTAGTGATTCGCAGGGCATTTGCTGTAAAAGGTAGTTGATTTGATTTCTGGATAGTCCTTTAAGAGAAGATCTGTAATAACTTCACACCGCAATCGACTGTTTTTATTCATATTTTTACGATGAATACGATTTCCAGGCTGTGGAAATAGGTGTCGGCAGTTTTTCTTATTCGTCATTTCACGACAGGCTTCGGCCGCCTTGGGTTCCATGATACCAAGGGCATAGGACAGACAATTATGAGTTTTTCGTATAGCGGGATCCTTATTATATTCATCTGGATTGTAGGGCAGTTCGTATCCTGAGGAAGGGGGAGGTGTACAGTCTTGATGTTTTTCACAAAAAACAGTGCCGGGCACTACAGAATTATTGCACACGTCCTCATCCTTATTTCGAGGACATTGGCAACGGGGTTTCTCGTCCTCAAAGAGATCAAAGAGTGCAGCGCCCCGTTGTTTTTGTCGTCGAGTAAGCCGACGTCTTTTATATCTGGGTTTTCTTGTATGGTTGTTCACCATCTTACAATAGGGTTGAGAAAAAATGATTTCACGAAACCGTCCTCCAAACCGGCAATGAACATCTATCCGCTCTCTGCCATGGGCACGTTGTCGCCAGAAGAACTTCTATCCGCAGAGTGTTCGGATCGCCTGTATGTGCCAGCGAGTGTCTTTCAACAGCATTTACAAACGAGGTGCGTCTTTCTAAAACTATCCAATCGTGTCGAGCAATCGACCATAGGATGTATGTATGCTGCGCATCCAAACATCGGTGATTCTTCTATCTACGCCCCTCAATCGATTGTCGAACGGCTGGACTTTGATACAGAACATATCACGGTCGAATCCGTCACCTTACCCACTTGTACGCAGGTGACCTTACAACCCTTTACAGCCATCGAAGGTCTCACTATGGAACAACTACAAGAAAGTTTGGAACAATACAGTTCTATTACAGAGGATCAGGTAATTCGCTTATGGCATTCGAATGGGTATGAATATGAGATCAAGGTACAAGCGGTGGAACCTGCAACGACGGTAAGCATTTCGAATTGTGATATTCCCTTGTCGATGATGCAACCTATGTGTGAGGATCTTATAGAAAATACGGTGGTGGAATCTGTAGGAGAGACAGTCGCAACTCCTGTAGAAGAGGCCGTCGTAGAAAAAGCAGAGGAAACCGTCACAATAGAACATCCCTTTATGGTAACAGAAACTGTACGAGAACGCATTTACAAAGCGGCCTTAGCAAGAAGTCAACTTCAGCAGTCTAAACCATCCGACAGTTAATCTAAGGTAATGGGAGGCGTATTTAAGCAAGGAAAGCCACAAAAGCCGCAAAAAGAGGGAGCGGCCTATCTGTGCGAACAGATTCGCATCAAGAAACTTTTTGCTGCGGGGAAACTTGGTACCTCGGAATTGGAAACGATTCTCTTTTTTTTCATGCATCGTGTGGATGACAGTTCGCCCTATCCGCCGATCATACGGAAGAACATTACCCTGAACGCCGGTCTCTTTCCCGCCACGGATGCATCCATTGACGCATGGTGTCGCCATATGGTAAACGAGGTTCTTCCTGCGATGGATGCGATGGTCGAATGGCAGAGACCTGTTGAAGAAGGATATGTTCTTCAACTGTATAGTCGCCATTCGGAACGCCTGGTCCTACGATCCTTGGAGCCCTATTATGAAGCCAAAAAAGAAGAACGTTACACCTATAGTCCTGACGTACATTTTGCTGTCGTATCCCCCTTCGCAAAAAGCATCGAAGCGCAAAGGGATCGAATCGCAGATGTTTGGACAGCGGAGCCCCTTTTTCATCCTACGACGACCATTTCCGCCGTGAAGGCAGGATATGGTCCTATGCTCTCTGAAACGGGTGGATGGCCTGACGGGATTGCTAAGTGGGAAGATGCGGTATCTTACATAGTCGACAAGGTTATAGAAACTGGTGCCACCGTCGCTCTTATAGGATGTGGCGCTCTGTCTTTGCCGATTGCTGCCGCCTTAAAGAAGCGAGGGATATCCGCCATTCATACGGGTGGTGCTACGCAGATTCTGTTTGGGATCAAGGGAAAGCGTTGGCTTACACATGCTGTCATTGGACCCATGATGAACAGCGCCTGGATATCCCCGCATAGTGATGAGGTGCCTACGAGGGCAGAACGAGTCGAAGGTGGATGTTATTGGGTCTAGTTATCTTGTTCAAAAAAATTGATCAATTGACACAGCACCTAAAGACGGCATACAATGCCTCAATGTTTTGCAATCACAAAAACGACTCGAACTCAATGCACAGCGCAGGGATTCCAAGATGGACTTTGTGGCAAGCACGCACCCATGGCCGAATGGCAAGAGGAACGAATTCGTAGGGCTACGCAAAATGTAGTTCATGAAGCACCTGTCTTAGTGCCTGAAGCACCTGTCTTAGTGCCTGAAGCACCTGTCTTAGTGCCTGAAGCACTGGCCTTAGTGCCTGAAGATCCAATACCGATTCTTGTACCGGCACAAGAGACAGTACCTGTTCTTGCGCCTGTAACTACAAGACCAACTACAACAAGACCCCCTGTAGTAGCAGTGCAACGATCTGCTGCGCAAACATCACGAGTCCCTCCTATTGATATTGCGTTAATTAACACCGCACGACAGGAACGCATAGCAATAGAACGTAGAGAGGCACAGGCGCAAAAACTTCGTAATCTTATGCAGTTTTCGCCACATAGGCTGGTGAAATTTGCGGATGATATGGCGGACTTTTGGGTCTTAAATCGAATTCCAGGATATGATTTGATGAGGGCTTATTGTGCGTTGAAGCATATGCCGAGTCATCATCCTTCGTTTCAGCCTTTGTTAAGGGCTTCGGTTCAAGTCATGTTTCTGTCGAAAATCAATGATCCACAAAATAGAGAGTATACTGATATACGAACTGAGGAATCGGCTCCCTTGTTTGCGGCATTAGCCGTAGCCCTGGTACCATACGGTCAAATTCGATTAACACATTATATCACAGCATCCGATCGATACCGCAATCCGCTAATACGACGAATGCGAGACGATGAGGCAGCAGAACGACGACGACAGGAGGAAGTAGAGGCTCGTCAGGCTCAACTTCGCGAAGATTTACGAATGCGCCGTGTAGACTTTCGTAGAGATCCAAAGGACGGTGTCGATTTAGCGCAGATGGCGACCGATCACGAAAGTGTTCATAGGACGAGTGTTCAGTCGACTACGGAACGAGGCATCAATGTCTTGTTGGCCCGTAGTCTGCCATCGGATCAAGATGCCTATGGTGAAATCCTTACAGCCCTCAGCGCTTGTAGACATATTCAGTGGGCGTCTGAGAGTGCAAAGCAGGGCTTTCTACATGAGTTTGCACAGGATTATTTGGACGGTATGGCCTTTGGAATACGATATGGAATCTTGGTGGATCATGTATGGGCCTTTATTCGATCGCATGAGCACAGGAATGAATTGGTTATTCGGTTTGCGCAGGAGGTCAATGATGGACGACGATCCTGTGTGAATGGAAAAATGGCACGATTGATCAATGCGCTCCAAGGATATGATGATTCTGTAACCATGCCACCTCCAAGAGAGGTCTTCCAAACACAGATAGAACGATTGAGATCCAAACCTGTGGAAGAGAGAGGTGCCGAGGCCCGACGCCTGTTTGAAGAGTATCAGATTCCTGGGGAGGAACAGGCGCCTTGGCTAGAGGCGCTCGAGGTGGTCTAATCGAAGTGGTCTAATCGAAGTGGTCTAATCGAAGTGGTCTAATCGAAGTGGTCTAATCGAAGTGCGGTATAATCCTATTATTTTTTTATTTATCATAATAGAAAAATAATGGAAAACTGTTATGCATGTAGTTTTTGTGGGAAACGAACCCACTCGGAACGGAAGTGTCCAGAATTGGTGGCTCCCTTGAAACCTGGTATTATTACAGAAGGGGTTCCGAGGGGTGGCGGTGGCGAAGAGGACGCCATTGTATACAATCAAGTCGGCCTAAATCTAGCCCTCTTAATTAGAGGGAATGGACGTTCAGTATGTGAGTGATTTACATATTGATCATTTTTCAGATTTTACACACATGCTGGAACCGGTCGCACCCGTGCTACTGATTGCGGGAGATATCTGTAGTGCGTGGAAGCCGATGTATGAGGATTTTTTGGGTTGGTGTTCTCATCGATGGACTCAGGTGATCTTGATTACAGGAAATCACGAATACATGTGTCCTGAGGGTGAGATTCATACCTTTGGAGAGACGGATATGCATATTCGGCATATAGCCGGTAAATTTCCGAATGTAGTCTTCTTACAGGACGGGGAATCTGTAAGAGTTTTAAATAGCAATGTAAGAGTGGTGGGAGCGACCTTATGGTCGTCGGTAGATCCTCTAATTCACGCAGACATACAAACAAAGAAGGGAGACTATAAGTATACTTATACAGAAACTCCAGTAGGATTACGACTTACAACTCCGATGGATATCTGCGCCCTTCATGCACTTCAAAAGGTGAAATTGGCGAATGCGATGGCGACACACACAACTGGCAAACTTATCTTGATGACACATCACATGCCATCCTTGGCTCTGTTGGAACCTGAATGGAGACATGAACGCCTTCATACCTGTTACGCTTCGGCCGATGACGATCTGTTTTATTATGCGAACTTGGAGTTTATTGTCTGTGGTCATAGTCATCGGTCTATTAAAATGATCTTACCTCCTGGCGTTCTAGCGCTTATGAATGCTAGGGGGTACAATCGTCCAGATGAACTGGGACGAACAACGGATGTATATTCTCCTACGGCTGTTTTACGCATATAGAATTAAAAACATATCAATAGGTAAATGGATTATGAAGGATACAAGGATCTGATTAAGAAGGTGTATCCCACACCTTCGACGCAGAAGGAGTATCTGGCTCGTCTCAAGACCTTGCAAAAGATCATTCCCGAGGTCGAAGGGCTCCAAACGCCCAAAGAGGTGTATCCTCGGTTACAGAAAGCCTATCCATCCCTTCTGAGTCGCAAAAATCTTTTGACCTTGGTCCTTGTTCTCTTTCGTGAAGATAAGGAATTGGCGAAGAAGGAAGACGCTTATAAACAGTGGAAGCAGTATCACGATGAACTGGCGAAGCACATGGATGTCAAAGTGAAACGATCGGAACCCTCAGACAAACAAATCGAGAAGTATACATCGTATGAGGAGATTGAGAAGGAGTACGAGACCAAGAAGAAGCATAGTCCTCATGCGACAGAACGAGGGTCGTATCAGTTTCTGCTGTTGAGTATTCTTGTCCATCTCAAACCGAAACGGGCGGATTTTGGCGCTGTAAAGATTTACAGGGATACGGATCCCAAGGATACAACTCAAAACTATCTTGTTTTACGAAGCAAGGGTGCCTCCTTCTTAGCGCTCAATATGTACAAAACGAGCAAACATTATCAAACGGTCGAAGAGGACCTTCCTGAGGGGTTGAAACGGGATATAGAGACATCTCTGGCCCGTTGGCCCCGTACCTACCTGTTTCAAAAGGAGAACGGCGAGGCGATGAGTAATAATACCTACAGCGCCTTTGTCAAGGCGACCTTTCACCAACTGTTTGGACGGGCGACGGGTGTGTCCTTATTACGACATATCTATATCTCAGAAAAGGTGGATTTTGACGACAGTACCTTGGAGGAGCAGGATGAAACGGCTCGGCTCATGTTGCATACATCAGGACTCCAACGCAAGTATAAATGGCCGAAGAAGGTTCTATGTCCCAAGTTGTGTGCAATGTACATTAAGCCGGTGAAACGGACCTTGAAGAAGAAACGGCGGAAAGATATCTGAATTTAAATAATATGTGTTTGTAACATGGCTACAGAGAGTCATCTTACAAATCTGGATACGTCATCTTCGTATATTCCGGTGACGGGAATCACAATTACACCTGGCTTTGTTTCCTTATTTCCTGATGAAACGGTACGGTGTGTTGCGACAGTTACACCCGCAAATGCTTCGTATAAATCTGTTATCTTTACAGCCTTAATTCCGAGACGTGCGACGGTGACGTGTAACGGCCTTGTGATTGCGCATTCCACTGGATACGCTGGAATTAGTGCTACGTCACTGGACGGAGGGTTCACGGCCGTAATGCTGTTTTCTGTCATAGATCCTCTATGTCGAGTGACTATAACATCTTCCTTCATTGAAGACGAATTTCTTCAATGTGTGCTTCAGCCTTGGATTGATGAAAGAGACATGGTGTTTGTAACTTCTACGGATGTAGCACTTGAACTAGACGCAACATCAGATGAAAAACCCGTCTCTTCTGTGATGGTGGATACCCCCGTAACCTTGATCGAAGAACCAGTTCAGACCACAGTGCTCGAGAGTCTTGCGTTTGCAGTGTCATCGATATCTTTGTATTTAGAAGATACCTACCAGGCACAGTTACTTCCTATTCCGACGGCCTATCCTCTAACAGGAGTTGTGTATAGTAGTGATCAACCCAATATCGTATCTGTAAGTTCGTTGGGTCTTGTGAGGGTTTTAGATAGTGGCCTTGTCATTCTTACAGCCACTCTTGGGTCTCAGCGTGCCACGATGTATGTGGTAACAGGCGCTCGGGTTACAGGAGTGAGCATTGATCCTAGAACAACAACTTCTATGAAACGGGGTCGATCCACAACGGTATTAGCGATTATTAGTCCCAGTCATGCATTAAATTCTGCAGTTACATGGACCAGTGATAATCCCGTTGTCGCTACTATAACGGATACAGGACATGTAGATGCGTATACATCTGGCACTGCAACAATTACGGTAACTACGGTTGAAGGCGGTTACAAGACCAGTATCACTATACGAGTTACTTAGTCTCACTGGCTATTCGATCCTTCATTTTGGGATTTCGACCATATAACGTATGCCAAAAAAAGTCCAAAGAAATTTTTAGCAAATATATCCAATATATTATATCCTGTATTTTTAGTTGAGTAATTCATGACCGCAAATACGCCATAGAGACCCCAGAAAAATACAAACCAATAAAATAGAGCATTCTTATACTTATCCTTGTCAGAGGGTAAGAATGTATCTTTAATATACTTGAAATTTAAAATAAACGGGATAAATCCTAATAGTGTAGACATATACATATTTAAGAACCCTAATTCGCCAACAAGACCGAAGAATAACATTGCCGCATTTAAGAGTACGATTGTTATGATTGAACCTTTATGATTCGATATGAAATCCACTAATCTTGTTGATGTTTTTCCATCATGATTTAAAAATGCAGATAAGGTAATCAACATTAAGGGGGTTGTAATAGCCCAGTCGATGTACCGAAAGGGCGTGATATTATGGGATACCTTGCTGAAATAGTATATTAACAAAATATAAAATAGAAATTCAATAAGTTGAACAAACAGTTCTACAATAACTAAATCCTTTAAGATTGCATCTTTTGCGCTTATATCTATGTTTAATGCAAGATAGTCAATAACTCCAACAACAATTTGTACAATTAACGAAATTACGCCACTTTCGAAAATCATTCTATATATATAAATAGATTTGGGTCGCACTAGAGACCTCTAAGAAGGACGAACCCATGCTTGATACATCAAAAGTGTAGTATATCATAAGGCTTCATAGCGGTCTATTTCTGACCCGGATACAGATCATCCGGACAGGAAGTGCTTCGTAAAACACAGTTTCATCCCACACAAATAAAACCACCTAAGTAGAATGGATTTAATTGCGAGTGGCGCTGTCATTGTCTTATTTATACTCGCCTTGGTTGTGCCTCTTGTTCTGACGATGTTCTTTCATAAAGCAAATAATACAAAATCCAAACAAGAAGCGCTTGTAGTTCCCATAGGGTTTAATCAACCGAATCTTACCATTTTAAACGGAGAAAGAAAGCGTACACGATCTTTATTGAAAGGTCGTGCCATACAGGTTCCGATCTTTGGATCAGGTCTTGTAAATAATACTGTTTATACGATTGGACAACCTGGGCAAGTTATAAGGGTGAAGCCAAGTCGCAAAATACGACACTAATCTTTCATATCAAATGTATTCAAAATACATAGAATATGCTATCATTATGCATCACGAATGGCATCAAGTAGGGCGGCAATACAGGCGCCACTTCCTTCATTACGGCTTAGCAATCTCAGCGCATTGTCGACTACCTTGTACTTTTGCTCGTAAGACATCCCCGCACGACTGCGCCTTACAGAATGGAGACTTGCTGCATCTGTTGCATCCATCATCAGTTCATTGACCTCCAACATAGGTTCTTCGTCTTGAAGCAGTTGCTCAATGCTCGGAGTATCATCATGGTGTTCCGCACCGCTACGTTTCTTGGCGATGCGTTCTGCTTCCGCCTTGAAGGTAGCCCACAGGACCGAATGGACCTGATCGCAGACCTCTGCTCCCAATTCCGCAATGACTTCGGCACATTTCACCAACTTACATACTGCCGTCTTGGGCCTAGCGATGGATGCCTTGGACTTCATCGTTCCAGGAAGTCCCTCGAACCAGGCAACGGGTTCATGTAGGATAAAGCCAAGGTAATCGGATAGCAATTGATCGTCACGAAAGGCGTACTGTTTGTAAACATCCGTAAAGACACGGGATTGATCTCCCAAAAGAGCGGCGGCTGTACTTAGATTCATCTTAGTGTACTCTACTTATGTCCTTTTAAGTAATTCGCTGGAAATTAACGGTGCGTTAGATTTCCGGAACAAGAAAATATAAAAACGATGTCTGTATGGTAGGAATGTATACAACTGCGATTGTCGGGTTAGGTATTGCCGGCTTGCTTGTGCTTGCGCATCTTAATCCAAAGGATACCCTCGTATTAGAACGTGGATTCATTGGCGGTGCGTTAGCAACAGAGTATGCGCATATCGTGGCCAATATTCCTGCGAAACTTCTAATACAAGCCCTGAGGCGAATACCGGGATGTTTGGACAAGCCTTTGCCTTACTTAGAATCCTATCCATCGGACGATTGTCCTGTCTTATCGGACCTTGTAAAACAGATCAAGGCGGTTGTTAAACCTGCCTTGGACGTAGCAACGCATCGATCTACGGAGGTACAGCAGATTCGACAGATTGAGGGAGGATGGCGCCTTCAGACTGAAGTAGGAGTCTTTGAAGCCAAAAAGGTTGTGATCTGTACGGGGGCGAAACCTGTTACGATGGACCTCCCGATTCCCCACATTCCACTTTCAATCGCTCTATCTCCTACGCTTTCCCACCTTGTGGACAAAGATACAAAGGTTGTTGTGTTTGGTACATCGCATAGCGGGACCTTGGTCCTAAAGGCGCTCAAGAACATCGGTGTTACGAATGTGACGGCGGTACATAAGGGATCCGTTCCGTTTCGATTTGCGAGAGATGGTGATACGGAGGGGATCAAACAGGAATCGGCAGCGATTGCGGATGCGATTCTTGCTAAGTCTTGGAATCCGACGCCCACCTTTGTATCCACAGAGGATGTAGGAGGGCTTCATCGGGCTTTACATACAGCCGATGCAGTGATTTACAGTATGGGATTTGGTACATATATGTCGTTTCCAGTGCTGGATCTGTGTGGAGTCCTGATCCCGGTCAATGCGGTCACATCCAGAACTGTTCCAGGGCTATTTGGATTTGGTATTGGCTTTCCATCAATGTACACAGCCCCGAACGGGAATCAATATCCAGATGTAGGAGTGTCTGGATTTTTAGATGCCATTACAGCAGCGATTCCTAGTTTGACCGCATAAGATGTTGAACTGTGGATTTAAGTTCGTTGATTTCTGCCATGCAGAGAACCACGAGTTTGGCGTAATTGACGTGAAGGGCTCCGTTGGGATGTCGTTCCACGCACGAGGGTTCTAACGCCTCTACATCTTCGGCCAAGACGCCAATATCGTGCTTGCCTCCCTTGATCCATTCAAAATGTATAGGAGTTGGAAGTCCTTTACTTATATAGGGCAACACGTTTGTTTTGAGTGAGGAATCAGATGGATACACGACATTGCTTGCGAAAACTGTTTGATCCACGTAGACATACCCCATAGTACTTATATTTGTACCCATACTGCTAACGTAGAGAGATCCTCGCACAATCTCGCTTCCGTACAGATCCAGTGGCGCAGCAGGACTTATAGTGCCTATTCCAATCCCTGTCGCTGTCACTCGCATTTGTTCGATATTCCCAGCCCTTATTGCAGCATACGGTTGACTGTTCCAGGTGTTGGAGGTTAGAATGGATGTTCCATTCATAAAGAGTGCCGCATTTGATAGATTGATATTATTGTTAAAGGTTACCGTTGTACCGCTGGCAGAACCAATGGTGTTGATTGTGAGAGTGTTTGTAGCAGTATTTAATGAATTTGCGAGAGCCGTAACATCTGAAGAAGCACCTGTGGCACTTGTAATGATGTTTTGAAAGGCTGGAAGATTGGTAATGTAGGGACTGGGATTTGTAGTGAGGAAGGACATTCTATTCCTCTTGAATGTTCTTGCCTTAGCCTGCACCTCTTCTTTGACAGAGACAGGTTCCGCCAGTCTAAAACGTGTGAAAGCACTAGAGACAAGGGATGTCACAGGACTTTTTTTACAAACCGTATTTGTCGGATGCCGAATCCGAGACGGAATCTGAAGCATCGGATGACTCGTTTGATAGCAGTCCCGGCGCCTCTGTGACCAGTCAAGCCACCTTGGGAACTGTTGGGCCCTTGGAGTCTGTCTCGGGGTTTCCGGCAAACTTACAATCAAGTAACCTACCCTCGGTAGCCAATGTCGACATCAATATTAGCACCACACGGGCCTTTGATACGGCAGAACGTACAAATACCACCTTATTTATGATTAATTCACGAGATCGTGATTTGCGTGTGTATCCTCAACCTACTTATTTTACAATACGGTTGCCTCGTGTGTTCAAACAGGTCAGACAGGTTCATATGACTCAACTCAACTTGTTAAACTCTTTCTTTAATTTTACGCAAGGTCAGTCTAATACCAACATGTACGTTTATGAACAAGGTCGGTTGGTATACGATCCAGTTACAAATACAGATATTAGTAATGCGATTAATGTCATCATTCCTGATGGAACTTACACAGCCGGTGATTTAGTCATAGCCTTGTCGAATGCATTAAATACTACACCTTTATTTGCCTCCTATCCTCTCGGCGATTTTATTAACTATTTCCAGTCGACTGGTGATTTTTCTGTCTTGTTTAATACGCCTGGCACGGTTGTATATAATAGTTTGACACAGGTATATGAAAGAAATCAGACGCTCGCAAGTATTGTTGCGAGATATTTCCAAACGAGTCAGACTGCGGGACAAGTATCCTATAGTTATAATCAGTGTTTGGTGGCCTATTACTATCCTGTCATCAAGGAAATGATTATAGCGCAGCCCTTCCCTCCCCCCTTTAATACCATGGGTCCCCCTCCACCAGGTTACACTTCGTGGTATGATTATATCAATTTTGCGTTTACGGGTTTATCCGATGAATATATTACACCGATTGTATTAGATCCTGCAAATCAACCTATTTTTGATGAATATCGAATCAGGAACACCTTTGTGTATGGACTTGTGAATCAGTATAATGTGAGTTATAATTCGATTATTGGACGTCTTACGATTGCTGCTCCGTCATTGGATCCGAGCATTGCTTCCAATTTGAATATCCAATATAGCAATTTTTTGAATACAGAGGTTTTAGCCAATGGATTTGCAGATATTCCTAGTTTTCAAACAGCCTACAATGGTGCTGTCAACTCCAACAGTGCGCTAATTGATTATTACAATTTTATCCAGTCCCAATTTACATCGAATTTTGCGGTGAATTTTGGACAGTATTCGGCGGCGTATTACGCAACCATAAGCAACCCTGTGGTAACCTATAATCCCTTGAATCGTTACGGATGGAATACTACTTTAACACCGTCTGTGTCTGCTTCCACAATTACGAGTAATCTACCTCCTACGCAGATTAGCACCTTGTGGCCTCGGCTCAAATTCATTCCTCAATCAGAGGCTTCGCAAAGTGTCTTTATTTCGACACTGAATGTTTTTTCTACGTTTAGTACATATACTAGCACGGTAGGGTTGCCTATTATTAGTTCTTATGCTAGTACATTTGGCCCTGTTACAAGCACATTTACTAGTACAGTACTTTCAATTGACAGCACATTTACAATTCCACTAACCTTTTCGAATGCAGGAGAATCCCAATTAGGATATACAGATGTGTTTTATCGGCAGCAACCCACAACCTATGTGCGAGTGCCGTTCACTTCACGATGCCGTCAGTCGATTGCCATTATGACTCTGCCACGACCGATCAATGCAAGAGGGCCAGGAACGGAAGAAGTATATGCATTGGGTCCAATTAGTACGCCTCTGTTATTTGCTCCAAGCACTCTTAGTACATACAATACCATAGTATATAGCACCCTGTATGATCGATTAGATATCTCTGGTAACACTGATTTCAACCTTTACACAGTGTCTCAGAACATGTTTATGTCTCAGCAATACATGAGGACCTTTGATCAATGGACAAATTATATAACGGCTCAAATAATTGCAGGATCTGTAGTTCAAGGACCTGTGTATGGGTCTCCTGCTCCTATAGGAAATATCGGATTAACAAATTTTCGACCTTATTTCTTTTTTGAGATTGATGCAGATCAGTATGCGTTACAACCCAATGCACATTTTCAAATCACGATCTTTGTAGAAACACAATCTGGAACCCCCTTTCCTGTTCCTCTTACACTAACCTGGTACAAGGATCGTGCAGGATTTATGGCAGACACCTTGATTCAACTCTCTGGAAACTTGGATTATGATGACCCTCGTCACTATTTCCAGAAGCAAACGGGGGGAACGGACCTGTCGGGAATCAGCATGACAGTGGATGTAAATAATTTACAAAAAACCTACATGAGTATTCGTGTCCCCACGGCCAATACGGCGCCCTCTGGATTGCCACTTCGAATTTACGCCTTGCTGACAGATGCGTATGGAACCTATACCATTGCGACAGCCTTGGACTTATTAGATATGCCTTACAATTTGCCACCCTTATCAGATCAATATACGCCAGCAAGTGCCGTATTTCAAAATCCTACAAAATCGATCTTTGATCCATCTGTAATGCAATTGGGGTATGATATTTCAGGGGTCAGTAATAATTTATTAGATTACATCATTCAAGCGGGATCGAACTTTTACGATCCTAATAATATTGCAGACTATTTATCAGGTGAATTGACAGGACTTCAATATTCTTTTGGATATTCTACAGGAGGAGCGACACAGCCACCACCTACGGTTACATATTGGTCCGAATTCTTTGGATCAAATTCTAAAAATTTGATCTTGGATGCGTATAACTCTACAAATCAAATTTACTTGAGCAGTCTTGTAGTGCCGAAGAACCCGGCCTTATCAGGGAATCAATATACCTTGGCTAATTTTGGAGTACCTTATTCGCATAGGGAATATTATGTTCCTTACATTAGTTTGTCACAGTTTGAACTCCAACCCGTTGGCGGAAATGTATTCATCATGTGCCAGAATCAAATTCCGCTCGTTACAGATGTGGTCCCGTTGAGCACCATTTCCGTTGGAGAAACAGGTGTTTCAGGCGTTTGTTTTTTTGTTCCACCGGATGATATCATCCAAGTAAATCAGTTGGTTGTTAAATTTGTCTATACACAACCAACAAGTCTTGGTGCTACAGAATTCACACGTCAAGTATCCCCTTTTTCTACAAATGTTGTGAACAATACTGCTTATTATCGAAATGCTACAAATTATGTGGCCACGGCCGACAGTGGATCGAATGATTGGGATGACTGGTATTTACCAAATCGACGAAATACAAAGATAGGCATTTTTCCTACGGGTAGCATACAGGGTGTTTCTACTACATCCTTGTCCTTGTCAAGTGCTATTCTCACCATGACCTTGGATAAGGTCACGCAGGTGAACGATTACCAATATGTGGCGGGAGCCGCAAGAACTCGCAATCCAGACTGGGGCACCTACTATACTTATACAGCAGCTATGGGCTCTCAAACCCTGTGGGATGTAAGCACGACGGATCTATCAAATTCAACAATATGGATTTCATCCATTTCGGATCCTGATATCGTGCCTACATACATTGCTGGAGGCACAAGTTCCTTTGGGTATTTCCTTACACATCCTGAAATTTACAATTATACCTATCTTCCTCAGTCGTTCGGCATTGCAACCTCGGTAGCGAATGCAAAGCCTAACCCAACCTTGATTAGTACATACACCAGCGACATTCCAAATTCCTTTACGGCCGTTCCATTTTATAAAGATCCTATTACTGGAAACTACGAGGTAGGACTTTTCAGGGGCGTATCCTTTACAATTGAGCCAGGAATTCCAAGTACCTCCATTGTTGGGGCAGATCCATATTTTGGGACAATGGGTCCTTACGGCTGGAAAGTCGGTAATACAAGCACTTTTTCATTATACGGTGCAGATGATGGGTCTACAATACGGGATGTATTTTACTGGACTAGTAAACTCTCCTTTCAAAGTTTGGATCAAGGATACGATCCTGCTACAGATTTATCCACCTTTGGTGGATTTTCTGGGATATCTCAAGAATATCAAGACACCTATATGTTTATGTATAATAACTCTACTATAGGCCAGGATTTAGCAGATGTGTCAACGATTATTACAACTCCTGTTACAAGTAACTATTGGAGTTGGGGTAGCGAGTCTAATACAAATTATACAGCATGGGATGATCAGAGTGGATATAACTTTTTATCATACATTCACGATTTTCCTGTAGATTCTGGCACAACGGAATATGCTACTCACGTGAGGGGCTATGATCCCATTCCTAGTTTCAATACAGGCATTCGGTTTATCGGAAATAATTTTACTGATTTTGGAAATCCCACCTTTGACGATCTCGTCAATGAAATTTCAACCTTGTCTGGGTATGTCCCCTTGATGGATAGCAATGGAGACGCATTGCGATTTTTGTCGACAGGTCAGGTTAGTTCCGGATTTCCTCTATACAATTCCACAATCGCACAGAATCAGGCAATACGATATAATCCCGCTAACAATGCCTTTTTCAGCACAGATTATGCAAACAGACTTGTGCTCTTTGACCAGGCGTTTTCCACAGGCACGAAAACCTTTGGAAAGCAAGTAGGATTTCCAGGTATTTCAATTCCTCTCACTGGGTTTTCGAGTGCAATTTATCAATATCAAATTCAATATTCCACTATTACGCAAAACTTTATTCAATATACCAATATATTGTCAACGGCTACGGGTCAACTAAATCAATATATTCTATCCAATTATGGTGATATCTTACCTCCAAGTACGATTACCCGTACACGATATACAGATCCAATCCCCTTTCAATTCCTCTTCAAATCCGAACTTGTTGAACCCTATGCCTCTATGACAGATCGGTGGGGACTTGGCTATTTTCTTGGATTTCCGAAAGAAGATACCTTTCCTCCTCGTGTGTCGATTACATCGTTGACCTTCATCAAGATTGTACAAAATTATATCTATCTCAAATTGAATCCTGAATTCAATATCAACGCTCTGTCTCTATCCTATAAGGAAAACTTGGGAGAAACCCGTGCAACAACTGGTGAAGATCAAAAGTATTTTTCCAAGATCTTGCTCAACAACTTTGGGTCATTCTGTCAGGCCGCTGTGACATTGCCGAAACAATTCAATCCTACCTTGGGACGGATTGAAACCTTGAGTTTTCAGTTACTTAATCCAAACGGTACGCAGATTAGTAGCATTGATTGCGAATATGATATGGTGTTGGAAATCACGGAAGCCATTACAGGACCCAAGAGTGACAACAGTCTCCAGACGACTACAGCGGACTTGGACGTGTACAAGAAGTTGTAAAGAAAGACTCCAAATAGAGCAAGGCCTTCGACACTGTTGTTTGGCATTTCTTTAGGTGCATCAGTACTCACCTTTGAGTGAAAGGATAATAAACGAACCGTTATTATTTTAGTATTACCTGATAAGATGAATCCCGAACTGGCTGCATTTTATCAGGAAGGTCCCCGAACCTTAGCAGAGGCCTATCCTCCTATCTGTTTGAGAACGCACTGGGATCCTTCGATGCTGGTAAGACATGTCTTGCCAGAACAGCCGTTTCAGTATCCTCAGCAACTGGATCCTCGCTGGGCTACCAAGGTGTGTACGGCCTATTACGAGGAATCGCCAGGCGACGGTGCTTTAGCGGCCGATACACCTGAAAACAGTCGTATTCCTGTTCCACCCGCTTTATTAATGAGTGAACGTCGTCCTATTCTTACACCTCTTGGTGCTCCTTATCTGCCTCCCGGTGGTACAGCGAGTCTCAGTTTTCCTTACAAGGCGTACCAGCAACATGTGAATGCTGAATCGGATGTCTTGCGCCTTGATGAACCTCTTACAAAATGTGCGAGTGAACGGTATCTGCCTTCTAAACAAGACATTGCGATGACCATGGATGCTCGTACGGTTCCTGGATCTCCGGCATCCATGTATCCCGCCATGACGAAGACTATGCAGATAACCAAGATTGCTGGCTGTAGGGAGGAGGATGACCGAGAAGCCTGGAATCGTAGCGCCCGCCCTTTCTTCAATCCCACCAAATATGATCGAACAACGATGGTCCCCCCCTATCTGCGTGTCAGCGAAAATCGTTATGATTTAGCAAGATAGATCATGTCCAATCTATATCGCCTCACACCCACCTTGTGGAATGATGCGACTTATACAAATCAACAGGCCTTAACTGTGTATGCTGTATATGGTGTAAATAATAACACGCTGTTTACAACGACGTGTGCCCGTCGCCCTTCGGCAGACCCGGCGTATTCGTGGGATTCGCCTACCTTTTCGGCCTTGCTTTTTTCTAATGTAGCCGTCACCTGGTCTACCTTTATTCCGTGGTTACAATCTGTAAGCCCTTTGGGATATACAGTTCAAGGCGACATGAGTCGACTCAAAGCGTATAGCGATATTTATATAATGGGACCCTAGAAATTCAGTTCCAGGATCTGTAGGAGGGCCCATTCTTCGTCGTCGTATTGAAGTTTACGACGTTACGGGTGCTCATTTTTAATGTTTACTAGTCTATAAGAACAGTATAGATGAAGTTCCCGTTAGCGTACAGTCAGCGACAGGTGATTCCGCAAAATGTAGGTCCAACTGTGCTAGGAGATATTATAGGCAGTCCTGCGTTAACAGTGAGTTCTGACTATTTTAATGGAACTGCGTGGTTTGCCATATCACTAACAGGAGCCGCTTCTGGCGCAAGTCCGGTTGCAACACCTAAAATCTTAGTTGGTAAATGGATATCTCAGGCCAATGATCTTACTTTAGCACCCATGACAAATGTTAATCTATTGCCCTCTACAAATAACGAATTGTCTACAAACACGGGGGATACTCAACCCACAATTGCATTTGGACCAAATCTAGAATGTTATGTTGCATTTGCAACCAATGGGTCTATGCCTAACCGATATAATATGAGCACTGTACCTTCTTTTTGTCCTGGTATTACGTCAGGAACAAGTGATATAGTCGTTGCACAAGTTTTTACTTCACCCTCTTTTGATATAACTTCCCTCAATGTTACTGCAAATTGGTGGATCCAAGACGCCTCTCTTAATTCGGCTAACAATGAATACAATCCACAGTTGTGCTGTGACCGAACCAATCGGTTTTTATATTTAGTACACCAATGCGACGCAAATATTCTTTGTTTTCCTACGATTGGAACGGGCCCTAACGTAGTATTATCCTGTATTACTCTGACTTCGAATCCTAAGTTACCGGCTCCTGGTGCGACAGGAGCCGTTGTATGGAGAGAAGCCCAAACAGGAATCAACTGCGCAGGAGCCACAACTAATCCAGCAATCGCCACGGATCAGAATGGAGGTGTCTATGTTGCTGTAGAAATCAATGCACCGATTGATGGAGGGGCGACTCCCGAGACGACTCAGGTGATTGATGTAATCAAGTTTCAGAACTACTCGGTAACTCCCTACAATGCTGCTACAACTCCTTTATATGAAATTCCACCTGGTATTTTTCTTTATCCTCCGCCTCCTTGCCCCCCTCCCAATTATGTTCCGCCGAGTGCTATGAGCCGTTCTTACGTACTGAGTGGTATTAGTCCATCTATCTTTCCACCGGATGGTGTATGTACTAAACCTAGCATTGCATGCGATCCAGTCGGTGGGCGGGTGGTGTTAGCCTTTACAACCACAGGAACTATGCCAGGTCAAACACAGTCTTCTTATTTGGAACCAGGTGGCAGCGACGTAGTCGTAATCAGTTTTAAAAGTAATGGAACGCTTCTGACTGTTTCACAGGGGGATATGTGGAGTCCTATGTTTAATCCTTATACAAGCGCCAGAGATGTGTCGCTCACATCCGACGATGCTGGGAACATCTTTTTATCCTACATCATAAAGACAGCCGCTGGTACAGAATCTGTATTAGCCTATCAACTACAGCCATCGACCTTAGAACCATTCTGGAATTACGAGGAACCTGGCGGTATTGATTATACAGCGTATGCCTATGCAATGACGGGTGCACCAAATGCTATTTACAATACAGGACCTGTTGGATCCTTTACAAAGACACCTCCAGCCATTATATTGGATCGGCTCTTTATAGCAACCTCGTCGACACAAACACCGATTGGAGGGGCGACTCCTCCTCAGCACGGTCTTACCGTCACCGGGTTTACAAACACCTTATACACGTTTGATACTTCAGTGTTTAATTATATGGCAAATTCAAAAAGTATCTGTGCATGTGCTTCTAATAATTGTGGATGCTCTTGAACTATCGAATGTTATACTATAAGAATTTGGTTTCAAATTCTTATGGATGAAGAGAGTCAAATCAAGGATGTTGGGACTGCATGGCAGATTCTAGTGCATTTACACGATCCGATAAGTTGCGGATGGTTTGAAAGCAGAGAGGGATAAGTTTCATATAGGCTACGGCCTTTTTACCGGAAGGTGTGGTATAGACGCATTCGGGTGCCACGTGTTCGACCTCGTCGGCCATACATCCAATGTCGCCATCAGGGGCCTCTTCAGAGGAAAATCGGTAGGCTTTCGGTAAGTCATCTGCAGCCACAGGTTCCATATCACGGATATTCCATTTGAGAGATCGATCAGAGGTAGTGACGAAATTGGCGGCGTAGACAATGCCGTTTACATCCAGTGTGGCTCTCGGTTGTTGAACTGCACCAAGATTAACTCCCACACGCCGATTGGCTGTATCCATTGTAAAAATAGGCAGTGTATCTCCCATAACAGTGCTAACAAGGAGACTACTGATGGTGGCATTGTTGCCAGTTGCCGTTGACCAATACAGTGTTGAAAAGGTTGACGCATTAAAACTGCTAGTTTGTGGTTGTCCATTAATCATATTTACATTCAAATTGCTTATAGACACATTTGCGGCATTGAGCCAGATTGTGCTATCAGCACAGATCTCATCTAATTTGGCGGTATTGCGTAGGACATAATTCACGACGACAGGATCAGGGTCACAGGCTGTTTGTTCTGTTTGAACAACTTGGATCTGTTGCATAATAGGAACAAACTGCTCTCGTATGGAAGGGGGCAATAGACTTCCCTGTGTAGAAATATTAGGAATGAATCCAATTTGAACCTGTTGTCCCTGTGTTGTATACACAACATTACCAGTAGATGTTTCGGAATACATATATTCTTTTTCAATGGCAAAGGTCGTATTGCTTGTGTAGGGACTTGCGAACAAGACATAGTCTGTAACAGTGCTTACAGTTCCATCAGGGAGGATAGGGGAACAGAACGAGTTATTGGATCCGGATATTTCCGCCTCATAAACAAGAGTGGAGCCGATCGCTAATGTACTCGTATGAATGTAGGGGGCATCGATCACATTGGCGCTAACATAGTTCATATAACTGGAAGGAACAAAGAGCCACAAGGAAGAGGTAAATGTTGATATAATCTGTCCTGAACACGGATCAAATGTATATGTGCTGGTGTAAAGTGTTGGAAAACGATCAAACACGAAACTGGAAACATAATTGGCAGTGGATTGTACACTCTGGATAGTGGACCAAAGGGTACTTACACCTGATGAAATGAGGAAGATATTGACGGTACTGAGTTCTCCTGATAAGGTGCTCAACTGTGTGGAAGTGTATTCATTTACGCTTATTTGAGTGCTGAGCAATTCCTGTAGGGACGACATACTGGAATTATAGGCAGATTGAAAGATAACGGTCGTATCTGAAATAGAAATGGTTGTATCATCCTTTCCTTGAAAGAACAGCGTGCGCCCTCCGTACAAGTCGTCGTAGAGAGATGAAAAATTAAGGATCGATACGGGGGGACAATCGTTTGGATCTCCGTTAAATACGGCGAGTTGCTCGGGTGCAGTTGCGGCTATAAAGTAGTGTGGAATACTACTGGTAGTGGTTTTGTAGATATTGATACCGGCTCCTTGATCAATCCATAAGGTTGTTTGACTGGGAGTCGCCGTTGTTGACAAATTTGATCCACCAATAAAGGTTGTAAATCCGTAAGGAATTGTTGATTGGTTCGAGAAGGGGCTACCAAAGTAGATACCGCCATCGCCTCGTGTAAGGAGAACTTGATTCTGTGGAATAGGGTTATTGACTAGATCTTTAAAGTACAACTGACGCACAAAGAGTGTGTCAGTCGTAAACGTATTATTGATTGTGTTTGCCATACCCTCTACTAATAAGATAGAATAGGTGCCATACCGCAAAAAAATGTTTTCATTTTGTTTTTAGGGTTTATTACTTTTATTGTGTTTTAGTAGGTTTTGTATTGTTTTTGTATATATTGTAGTTTATTCAGTATCTGATTCAGTTCCGTAAATATTGACCGAGTTTGTAGCAGGTTCATACTTTCCTACATATCGATCCGTACGAGCCATATCCTTCGTAGAGGTTGTAATGCTCATATCTGCTTCATAGCACTTGAGAGTCGATCGTTCGTAGATGTAACTACTATCATCAATGAGGGCTAGAACCCACTCCTCCTTTACTGCGGGACTAACAGTCTTAGTCACAGGAACAATTACAGTGGAGGCAGCAACAGCAGTCGTCGCAGTCGTAGCAGCAGTAGTCGTAGGAACAGTAGCAGTCGCAGCCTTAGGCTTGCCCTTCGTCTTGGTATTGGCTGCTAGCCACTCAGGACTCGCTGCTGTCGTAGGGTCACCGGGTAAGCCCTGAGGATACTTCTTAAAGAACAGGTCTGTTCCTACGAAGGCGGCACTAGCAAAGAGAGGCCCGTCGAGACGCCCTCGCCATGTCCTCTTAGCGAGAGGGGTAGGGTTCTCAGGGTCAGCCGAGTATTCAGTCTCCGTCTTAGTACAGTTTGCGCATAGAAGGCCTCCTGCGACTGGGAGTCGAGTACACTGTAATTCGGGAAACATCTTACCATTGGAGCCCTCTGCGGCAGGTTCCGTACCAGGGATAGGTGCGTCGCCATTCCATCTACGTGCCATACAGAACTTAGGATTGGGGACAGCAATTCTGTAGCGATGATTACGTAGGGCATCATTGGGGTACTGGGATGTATTTGCACTAGTAGCGACAGTGGGCGCACTACTGTTAGTAGCGACAGTAGGCACACTACTGTTCGTAGCGACAGTAGGCGCACTACTGTTCGTAGTGACAGTAGGCACACTACTGTTCGTAGCGACAGTAGGCGCACTGCTGTTGGACACTGCTACTAGACCGACTGGTTCTAGGAGTGCCTCCTCTTGTTTAGGAGGGGGTGGGAGTGACATCGAAGTAGGTGCTGCGGCTGCTTTTGCCTTGGGCTTGATTTTCTTTGGCGCAGCAGTAGCAGTAGCAGTAGCAACAGCAGTAGCAGTAGTAGTAGGTGTGGGGATGATAGTCGTGATAATAATAGGAGTTTCAGTACTGGAAACAATGTTTGTAAGGGCCATTAACTGGGCCCTGTGGTCTGCACTCATAGACAGACCACTTGCAAGTAAGATAGACGCAAAGAGTTGATCGTTGGAAGACATTTCGTAAGAAGTAAGAAATATTGTAAGAAGGCGGGACTGTCTTGTAAATGTAAGAATTGGCTTCAATTTTTTCCGCAACTCCTTACTAGATGGCTTCTACACTCCGTACCAACTCCTTAGGAAGGGCGAAACAGTTCGCTACAACGGCAACCTCTTCTGTAAGATCTACAGGATCGATCCTACGAACCGCTTACACGAGAAAGGACTTTTTTTACATCTTGATCCCTCTCCTGATCATTCTTGTCTCTGCTATAGGGTTAGTAGTGGCTCAAGTAGCAAATTGTACCTTTTATAGCCCCCTTACAGACTTTCTGTTTGGTCTTAGACCTGGGGATAGGATCCTCGGGTAACAAGGTCTAAACACGTCCTACTACATTCTACTAGATATGCGCATCGGAATCACGATTCGATTTCAGAACTCCTACTTTAGTGGGTCTCTCCCTCAAGTAGCCTGTGCTATTGGGAGGGCCTTACAAGAGGGAGGGCATGAAGTGTCCTTATTACACCCCCCGAACGAACCTGATATCTTTGTCGATGCAACGAAGTTTCAACTGTGTAAGCGTGTAGCGTTTTCGAATACACAGAGATATGATTTGATCATTGAAGCCGTTTGGGGGCTGTCGCCTCAGGATCGTAAATCCTGCGCCAATCACGTCGTCTTACTTGCTCCTTACGCACCTGTGATGTATGATATGGAATCCTGTGTATACCCCTGGAATCCTACCGTTCGAAACTTTGAGAATCTATCAGGAATCTGGACCTACGATCACTTTACGAACGATGATATCAAATATCTCGAGTTTCTGTCGGGACTGCCTGTACACAAGATACCCTATGTATGGGACGCAGATGCCTTAGATGTCTTTTCCAAGGAGAATCATCTGCCGTCGTGGTCTGACTCGGCAAAGTTGGTCGAACAAAAGATTCCCTCGAATGCACCGCCTATGCTGTCTTGGTCCGCCCGAATTATGGAAAGCAATTTCAGTAACTGCAGCCATTGTACGATTCCGCTCTGTATAGTCAGTCAAATCAGAACGGCAGGAGATCCGATTCGATTTACAGTACATAATGGCGAAGCGACCGCAAAGCACGAGTTTTTTAAGGGAAATATACAGAAGAATTTGCTCCTTCCTGATATCAGTGGAAACATGGTACCTCGTGTAAGGTTACCAGATCTTCTTCGAGAAAAGACGTTCTTACTGACGCACCAGCGATTTCGTCCATTGAAATCTATGCTGCTGGACGCCATGTATTTAGGAATTCCTATGATTCACAATTGTGCAAAGATCAAGACCTTGGGGGCGCCCTATTTTTACGAACTGAATCAGATCAGTGGGGCATTGGCAGCATGGAATCAGTTAAAGGCGGATTATGCTACAACAACAGGATTTTTTAGTCCTCAGGCGGCGATCATTCGACGGGCTGTCTTGCGATCTACCTTCTCTCCCCAGGCCTTGGCAAAGAACTATTCGGATCTTGTTACAAAAACATGTTCTTACGTCAAACCACAAATACTGAACACACCCCAACCTTCCATGAGTTCAGTGCAACGGGGGAAGAACGAAGTTCGTGTAGCCTTTATGGAATTATGGGCTGAGTTTCAACCTAAGTATAACTTTTTCATGTATCTGTTGTCATGGTATACCAGTCAATCGGATGTGAAGATTATTCTGGATCAGGAGCGACCCGACATCGTCTTCTTTGGTTCCGAACGGGGGAATGCGTTGAATGCGCAGGTGGAGTCTCGATATCCAGGTGTTCCAAAGGTGTTTTTTGCGGCTGAAAACGAGCGACCCAAGTCGAATGCCTTCTTGAACATAGGCTTTGATTACAATTCGGATTCAAACTACATTCGCCTTCCCTTGTGGAATATCTATATGAATTGGTTTGGTGCAGATCCTGAGAAGATTGTGAACCCTAAGCCGGTTCCCCTGGCATCGTGTTTGTTAGCAGATAAGGAAATGATCGCCAAGAAGAAGCAATTCTGTGCCTTTGTGGTGAGCAATCCCCAGAATCCAAACCGCAATGCGACCTTTCATGGAATAAATGCGTGGAAGCCAGTAGTATCTGCAGGCCGCTTGTTCTGTAATCGACCTGATGGACCGTTGCAGGGAGGACTAGGGGGCGGAGGAGGTGAACATGTAAAGGTGAATTTCTTCAAGGATTTCCAGTTTGTAATTACCTTTGAAAATGATACTCATCCAGGATACACGACGGAGAAGATCTTTCACGCCAAGGTGGCAGGAGCGATTCCTATCTATTGGGGCGATCCTCACATAGATCGTGATTTTGATTCTCGTGGGTTTTTGAATATGAATCAGGCCACCGGCATCAGTGACGTGGTGTCTGCTGTACAGAAGATTATGGCCGATCCGGCGAAGATGGAAGCCATGGCATCCATTCCTGCGCTATCCGACTCTAAGATGAAGGCTATCCAACGTACCTTCTTGGATGTAGCCAAACGAATTGTGAACAAGGTGCTTCCAGAGGTTACAGTGACTGCACCTTCATGGGATACAGCGCTAACCTATGGTGCCAAATATGAGAATGCTTCCGTCGCAAAGATAGAAAAGACAAACAGTTGGATTCCTGTAAGTATTCCGACAGAAAGTCATCCGGATCCAGCATCCACTACAAAGCGTATCTATGTAACTGCAGCAACGAACCAAACCGCTGAGGCTGTGGTGAATGCATTGGCAAGTCTACGATCGGTGGACGCATCCAGCGAGAAAGTTGTGTACGTGTGGCCAGATGTAATTTCTTCTTCGATTGACGCCTTGAAGAGTTATGGAGCCACCGAGATTCGTGTCTTTCCTGCAAAGGAAGATCTGCCATGGCCTGAGTTTTGGAACCCCCAACATTCTGCATGGAAACCATGGCTACTTACGCACGCAAATCAGGTAGCAGAGGCGGGATCCTTGATTTTGTATTATGGTGCTGAAAGTGTATTTGCGTCATCACCTTCTTCCGTATGGAAACACATCGAAGAGGATGGTATCTTTCTGTTGGAGGACGAGGATAAGTCGACTGATTCAACTCTTCAAGATGTTATGAATACTACAAAGGAAGAACTTATGGAACACTCTTTATGGCTAGAATGTATAGGATTCAAGGCGGGTAGTGTAAATGCCGGAATCTGGAAGGAAGCGCTTACGATTATACAGAAACAACCGGAGATATTTAGTAGTACTTCGGTGAAGGAACAATCGATCTTGAGCATTCTTGCATCCAGGCGCAAGTGTAAGCGTCAACCGATGCAAACCTATTATAGTGATCGTTCTCTTCGTGATGCTAAATTTTCGGGAACGCCTCTGTATGTTCACCGAGGTCAGTACAAAAATCATGTCCCCTTTGCACCTGGTATTGACGATGTATTTGTAATAAATTTACAGAGACGCCCTGATCGTCTTGCCTTGTTCAAACAGAATCATCCGATGTTGAAGCGCAAGGTCTATGTATCACCGGCGGTCGATGGACGGGCGATGATCTTAACCCCCGCCTTGTGCCATATCTTTCGAAACAATACCTTCAACTGGAAGAAGTCCATTATGGGATGTACCTTTTCCCATTTTGAATTGTGGCGGCAATTGGCAAACGATCCCGTTGCATCTTCCTTTCTTATTTTGGAAGATGATGTGAAAATGAATAGTGATTGGATTTCTGAGTGGACCAAGATGGCACCTCATGTTCCAGGAGATGCCGACATTATCTTCTTGGGAGGAGTGTTGCCACCGAATAAACCGGTGCTGCCTATGATTACTGAACCAGTCAATTCGTATTTTGCTCGAGTGAAGCGGAATTCACTGTTTGGAGGACCGGAACGACGCTATTTCCATTTCTGCGCATACTCGTATGTTCTTACAAAGAGAGGTGCTCAGAAATTGGTCGACTTGGTAAAGGACAAAGGCATTTTTACAGTATCGGATCACATGATGGTAAATCATGGGGATGACCTGTTTAAGATTTACTTTACGACGCCTTTGATTGCTACATGTACGCAGGAAGAGGATCCTATCTACCAGAAATCTGAATTCAATAACTATACCCGTGTCGATAGTTTTGACAGCGATTTGTGGAACAATACAGAGTGTTTTTCAGAGGCCGAGGTCATGGCCTGCCTTGCGCAACCGTTACAGAACGCAGTGATTACAACAGGTGATGGAGAACCAGACAAGGTAGAGACATCACAAAAAGCAGAGACGTCACAAAAAGCAGAGACATCAACAAGTGCGATCGCCCTTTGGAATACCTTCCTACAACAAGTGGCCTCTCAGAGTAGCACGTTGGGAAATACGATCGAATCGATATTTGCCTTATGGAAGACGATGGATCATGCAGCCTTTACAAAGAATTTTGCATGGTACCGTCTATTTGATCAATTACTAAGACAGGAGCATCCTTCGCTCCTTCCCCATGTAAAGCGGATTGCGGAATTGTTGGGATCTACCTTTACAGGCGAAACACGAACAACGGTGGAGCCTCTTCTCACCTTTTTGAACAAGGTGTCGATTAGTGCTACACCAAACCAGCAGATTGTCTATTATGTACCAGGCACCGATATGTCGTGCATGTTGGAGTTTCAATGGTTGGAAGAACTTGTAGGAAAGCCACTGACCTTTCAGCCGTATACATCGACGTCAGAGTCAAACATCTTGTTCTTTTACTACTTCCCTCGTTCTTCCATGGAAGCGGGTCCAACCATGGTCGCCGAATTCAAGAAACTTCAGTTTGAGAATAAGAATGTTACGATTCTCCATATGTCGGATGAATTTGGTGTAGATGATTGTTCCTTTTATGGTTTGGATGCTGTAAAGAAGGTCTTCCGTAACTACTATCGTCCTGATATGGCTAAGTACGGAGACAAGGTCCACATCCTTCCACTGGGATATGCGAAGGATCGTAAAGGCACTTCCTTATCAACACCGATCTTTACGGAACGAGCAAATCTCTGGTCCTTTGCGGGATCGCTGGATCGTCCCAAAAGGGCCGAGGCCTTGCAAGTCCTTCGAAAGGCTGGCCCCTATGTAGAAAAAACAGCAGCAAGATGGGGAGATCCCAATCTAACAGCCAAGGAGTATATTGATTTGTTACGAAACACCAAATTTGTACCCTGTTTTGCAGGTAGCAAGTCGGCAGAGTCGTATCGAATCTACGAGGCCTTGGAGCACGGTGCCATTCCGATTTATGTACCAGGCGACAACACTATTGCAGGCTGTAAGGACGAATGGAAGGAGTGTTTGGGCGCCCATCCCTTCTTAGGCTTTCCCTCATGGGAAAAAGCATCGGAACTGTTACCTATGTTCTTGAAGCAGCCAGAGGCGATGGAACAGCACAGACAACAATGTCTTGCTTGGTGGAAGGCGAAGAAGGAGTCTTTGCGATCTTCCCTTCAGGGTTGAAGGCGAATCCCTACTTCTCTGGCTTTGGCTGAGATGGCGGATAACCTTTCACTAAGCCCATAATGATCGCAGGGCTGACATCGGCCGTCGCACAACAGCACAGGCGAGCCCAAATTGACGGCGGAGCCGCTGCCAACCGATTCCATTCATCTATGGTGTAATTTGCGCCCATAGATGAATTACATCTGTTACAAATAGGTCGCAGATTAGAGAGGTCAAGGGACCCCCCTTTGGCCTCCGGCACATTATGCCCCACAGCAAAGTCAAAGGCGGTGATTTGATTGGTGCACCAGGTCACACAGCATTTGGCTTTGAAGGCCTCGCTCATCCAATGACGCCACACTTCTTCCCGTAAGGCAGCGGGGATCTTGGCCTTGGTGTAAGTATTTTTTTTTGCGTTAGGTGCCATCCTAAAGATGCTTTGATAGAGTACACCTAGTAATATGGACTCAACTTTTTCCAACTTAGAAGCGCTCATTAAGGAAGCGGGACTTACAATGCCGTCACTATCTACAGCCGAACCAACGCTGACTGTAAGAACAGATGCAACGCCTATCAAAAAGAAGAAGTTTATGTTGGTGGGAACTCATGCGCATCAGATGACAGGATACAGTAAGGTGACCTATCATATTATTAACGATTTGGCGAAGGATCCTTCGATTGAATTATACCATTTTGCCTTCCAGAAATTTATAATCACCCCGCCTGAGTTTCGACCCTACCCGAAAGGCGTGAATGTCTTGGATACAGTGGAGGCTGAACGTAATAAAACAGCGGAACAGGAAATGGGCTTTGGTTTCTCTCAGTTGCCTGCCTATGTACAACGGGTGAAACCTGATGTAATTATGATTTATAATGATGCAGGAGTGATCTGCAGGTTCTTGGATAAGTTGGATAGTATGCCTGTATCTGATAAGACCTACAAGATGATTATCTATCTGGATCAGGTATACACCTTACAGAGGCCTGAACTGCTCCAACGGATAGACAAGGCAGCCGATGCGTATTTTGCCTTCACATCCTATTGGAAGCAGGTCTTACAAAAGCAGGGAATTTCGAAGCCGATTCATATTCTGAGACATGGATTTGATCCCACGCAGTTCAAACAGATGGATAAGGCAGCGATAAGAAGAAAACACGGTATTCCCGATCACGTCATCATGTTTTTGAATCTCAATCGTAACACGCCGAGAAAGCGTCACGATCTAGTTGCCATGGCCTTTGCGGAACTCGTGGCCCGACATCCTACAAAACCCTTGCTCCTTATGTGCGTCTGCGATGGAGGAGAACAAGGTGGCTTTCCCTTACATGAAATCTACCTTCGTGAGTTGGAACGGCATGGAGTACCCCCGCAGTTTCATGCGCAGAAGATGGTTATTACCAAACAGGCGATGCAGTTTACGGATGAGATTATTAATGAAATGTACTCGATGAGTGATGTAGGGATTACGGCGGCAGAGGGAGAGGGCTTTGGTCTGTGTCAGTTTGAGGCGATGGGTGTGGGCATTCCTCAGATTGTTCCGAATGTGGGCGGATTTCGGGATTTCTGTAAGGACGGTGTAAATTCACGGGCGGTAGAACCGGCTCGTCGGTATTATTTGCCCTTGGCGTCCAGTCCTGTAGGAGGAATGAGTGAACTGGTGGATCCCCACGATCTGATGATTGCTGCCGAAGACTACGTCATGGATTCGGACTTGCGGAAAAAGCATGGTAAGGAGGCACGCAACACGGTTCTTTCGTATGAGTGGTCCAAGGAGGTGGAGGCGCTGCGCAAAGTGATTCTTACAATATAAGTAGAGATGTCAGACACGAATCATAGTAACAATTCGCAAATAATTATTCTATATAGATTCATTTGAATCTATATAGAATAGTATCTATATGAAATTAGGCCTTTTTATTTTGTACCAGCGCCTTCCAGCCCTCTAGATTCGCTGGATTATGAATGGAGAACTGCCACGCAAGTTGCTCTGCATGCGCCTTATACGTCTCTGGATTATGCGCCTTCACAATCTGTTCGATTTGGTTCGACGCCCCTTCAAAGTCGTTCTCCTTATAATAATATCCGTAGGAAGCGAATCGTGGAACATTATGTACAAGGGGAAAGCCGAGCGTCATGAACTCTAGTAGCGAGTAATTGTATTCATTATTGACCTGATGTTGGATAATAATGGCCTTGGGCATCACCTTCGTTAAATTACAAATATGTGCACGAGGCATTAACTGTAACTTGCCTGACTTCAAGATCGTCAGTTGAGGGGCCACTGAATTTGTAAAGTAGGGACTCTCCTTAAACTTCTGGCCATTGACGACTATCACGTGATCTATACGATCTGGAAACTTGCGATAATAGGCTTCGAGGGCCATAATGGGAATCAAGCAGTTCTTCTGGAAACTAATGTTAGGTTCCATGACGATAAAGATACGAGGCGTATGGATTGTTAGTCCTGTAGGATCGTAATGCGCAGCGTCCTTTTGTATAAACATGGGATCCCAAACATAGGGTGCAATACGAGTCTTTCCGTATATACCATTAATCACCCCTGCATACTCTGCATGAATGTCGTAATGAGGCGAGACCCAGATCTCATCCAGTTCTCCCGCTACGTGATGACTAAAATTTACACCTTGGTAAAAGGTAATCGTTTCAATGTCTATATTGAGAATGTTTCCCATATAGAGTTTGGCAGTCAGTGCACCCATGGATCGAAAGAACTTGCGAATACTAGGATCGCACGACATCCCCATTTCTATGTAGGCCACGACTCGAAAGGGGGCCTTAATATAGTCCTTAAAGTCTGTCATTCGAAACTGTTTGGCGATCGTGGCATCCTTGTTGTTCTCAACATTGTCTACGAGTAGAAAGGGCTCGTATCCTAGGATCTCCATCAACTTGTATAGGATGTAAATATTCTGAAAGAGTCCGTTGGCCCATATGTGATCATCGGAGATCTTGACCGTCGTCAATAAAACACGTTGTTTCGGCGTTTCCTGAAGGGGCGGATAGGAGGCCTGTACAATCTGGGTTACCAGACCCGAGCCGCTGGACAAGGTAGGGAAGTTCATTTGGTTAGATAATGAAAAGACGGTTTAGACCGTGCGGATGTTTTATCAAACGAACGTCTATTTTCGTTGTCGCCTTGTAGATCGTCGTCGTCGATTCCTAGATTTGCGTGTTCGTTGTACATTTCCGGCTTGACCCGTATATCCTGGGCTCCTTCGTAGAAAACCTGCAGGTGGCAAATTTAAGACAAGATGTATCATGGATTCATGTGCAATTCCATAATCGCTAAGAGTGCGTTCTGACTCCAATTGTTTTCCAGCGTATATTAATCTCTGATAATCTGGAGCCCATCCTTCTTTGTCCTTTATCTTATCCTTAATATCTTGAATCGTGTCGCCAGATTCGCAATCAACCACAAGTGTTTTATCATAGCCTTGAATACGTACAAAAATTTGCATGGTATATATTGGTGTTACAAATTGTGTAAGGCCTCCGTAAAGATCAAAGACAAGAATCACAAGAACCACAAGAAAAATTGATGCTTGAACAGCACCTAAAGACCCGCCACAATGTCCTCCTTTCAAGTTACAATGGCAAATGATGCCACCCTTCCTCTTTCTGAACTATGTGTAGGCGACTTAATCAAAGATGGGATTGTACTTTCTGTACATCCCTTGTGGACAACTTGTGGTACAATCATAGTGGACAACAAGTTATATAAATTAAATAGAAATCAACAGGTCTTAGTGTACATGGACAATATGTTGGGACAGTCCGGAAATCAGGTCTACAAGGTGGTAGATGCAAATACGCTTGAAGGTGTTAGAGAGGAACTTCTAAAGCGAGATCCAAGGTTGGCACAGGTCCAAATAAAATGGTACGATCGCTTTGCTGGTGCATCCAATCGTAAGCCTTGTAGCCCCATCTTTACAAAGGATGATGATCACGTGCATCTTTCTCTCAAACCCTTGTAGTATGGAATCAGCCTTGGTTCTCTTGTCCGAAGGCATCTTATCTGCCTATCCTATCTTAATCAAACAAGTCGACACGTCCGTCTTTTTTCAAACAGGACTTCGTATGGTGATCTATACGGTCTTGGGTACCACTGCCGGCGTGATCACAGGATCCGCTGTTCCTATTGCGAATCTGTGGACAACGGAGGGGATTACAACGGGTCTGCTCAACCTATTTCATGTGGGCAGTTCCTACACGGCCTTTGAACAACTGCCTGCTGGGAACGCTATGGCGCTTTTCTATATTTATCCTGTCTTCAATATCATTGGAGCGGCAACCATCTTAGGCGAATCCATTCCCTATGCCTCCTTTCCTTGGATTGCGTTGGCCTTTTTTGGAACGGTTCTTCTATCCCAACCGACACCGACGAACTGGACACTGATTGGCGTTATAAGCGCCCTGATCGCTGCTACGACCGAAACATGTATTTACCTGTGGTTCAAGAGCAAGTCCAAGCATGGAGAGTCAGATACACAGCCTTGGACGAAGATGACGCAGATGTATGGAAGCAGTAGTCTCTGGTGGATTCTTGTAGCAATTGTAGGATCCGTATTGGGACTCTTGGCGAAGAACACCTTCCGACTCAGCCTGGGCGGTCTTGGTGCCATCGCCCTCTTTAACACCTTTGTCGGATTTGTAGGATATGCCCTGCGCTTCTATCTCATTCCACGAATCTCTACCGTTATCTTCAGTGTTCTCTCCTTCTTCGGAGTCATCACTGCTTATAGTTACGGATGGCTCTTCCAAGGCGAAATACCCAATTACACACAGATGGCGGGGGCCTTGGCCATCGTTATTGCAAATGCTGTATTAATGAGTAAGGAGAATATCTAGTGGTTAGTCTAAAATCACATAGCCAATCAGAGTAGGATGACTAGCCGTCAAGGAGGTCTGTTGGAACTTGTCGCACGGGGCAAGAAGGATGTGTTTTTTACAAACAATCCTACCGTTAGTTATTACAATAATGTATTTCGAACAGCGGCACCCGTAGTAACAGAGGTCTATACGTATAACCCTAGAAATCGACCGGAATGGGGCAAGTGGGTGGATTTTGATCTGGAGCATCGGGGCGACCTTGTCAACAAGTTACACTTACGGATTCAGTTACCGACGTGGCTTCCAACTGTTGCTGCTGCGGCGAATCCTATAGGTATCGTCACCGATAACAGTGGTAACACCTTTGGATACTGTAACAAGGTGGGATATCAAATGATTCACAAGATACAGTTTTTTCAGGATACCATTCTGCTTCATGAAGCGTACGGGGAATACCTGGATTGGCGTTTACAGAATTCTTACGAAACAGGAACGCTGCAACTCACCGGATTGAATGTAGGATCCCGTGAGGACACTCCCTTGGCCATTGGTCGCTCTGCTACAACCCCCATGATGCGAGTCGCTATACCGGTAATGGGGTGGCAACAGTTAGGAGATCCCGGCTTCCCCACATGTGTACTAAGAAAGCAGCGATTCCGTATTCGTGTTTGGTTACGAGAGTTACAAGAAATTGTCGTATGTAGTGACGGTAGACTCTTTCCGACACCCTGGGATGGAATGCCTCTTCGTGTTCAAACAGCGACAAATGGACCCATTGATACCAGCATGATTACACTTCCTTTATCCGCTCTTAAATATCCAGAGATATCACTGGAGACGACACAGAGATATGTAGGAAATGAAACTCGATTGTTCTTACAGTCTCAAACTGTCCGCTTTCCGTTTCGTCATATTCAATTTCAACAGTTTGCGATGGAACATAATTATGTAGTGCTGGCCTCGCCACCTTATTCGTCAGCAGTCAATATCCCGTATCGAATTGATTTCATAGGACCAAGTGATCGATTTACTGTAGGATTTCGAACCAATGCTAATACAAAGGCAGGACAGCGAAATATCCTATCACCGATGGTGAACACCATGCGTCTGAATATTGCAAATATCGACCGTATCAAGTCTTGGGATATGGCGGTCTTTCGAGAGGTGACGGCGTATTGGAAACAGATTCGTATGGCCATTGATAGAAATCAGGTACCCCTTGAAATTTACACAATTTCTTACGGAGGCATGGACGGGGCTACACCATCTGGGACTGTTTCTTTTACACGGGCCACGGATCCAGTATTACATGTAACTGTACGATCCAATCCTGACATTGATCCTAGGTTGCCGTCGGATCGGGGTGGAATGGCTCTTGTCTACTCGGAATCTTGGAATGTATTGGAAGCAAGGGATGGATATGGACGATTGATGTTTGATGATTCATAAACCAAAAAAATTGAAGCAGGACGGGGTCTCTTGTCCAAGAAGCACCTCCTTCTTTCTTACAATATGAATTCTGCACCGTTTCGTCCTACTACATCTGAGCCTCCCAAGTTACGAGCCTTTGGTTCTGGAAACGGTCCTTCGTTTGCAGAACGAGCGGCAGCCTTTCGTCCTGCCACCGAACCTATACAAAAACCAGTTGAACCGGTTATGATTCCTGTATCTACCGCTACAACTATGGCTACAGTAGTCCCTACAGTTCCTGCAGTTGCGCCTACCGTCGCACCTAGTTTCAGCAGTGCTCCTAAACTCAGCGCAGCAGCAACGGCTGCCTATGTACCCAAGAACGCCAGATCTACCACAAATACGGTAGTTCTGACACCCGACATGTTTCCAGCCTTGCCCTCCAAGACGACTGCGACGACTGCGGCTGCGGCTGCAACTATTGCCACTGCTGTAGACACATCAGCCCCCAAGAAAATGACCTTTGCCGACCTGATGAAGAAGCGTGTGGCTCAGGATGCGATCGAAGCCGAACAGGCTGAGCGAGACCGACTCAGGGAACAGGCCAGAAAGGATCGAGAGGAAAGGGACCTGCGATCGATTCAAATGGTCCCTCGACGAACCCACTATGGCGCAGAACAGGTGACCGAAGAGGAGGAAGTCCTAAAAGGTTACGATGGTATGTATGAAGAAAATGCGTTTGATAGACCTACAGGTGGATACAACTCCAGTAGGTATGGACATCACGAAGATGAGATGTCGCCTCCGGTAGATGACATGGGGGTTCCTGACGATGAGGAATGGAATGAATGAAAAATATCAAATATAAGTCTCACCTAAATAACAACTCCTCATAACAATTAGAATGTCTCTTACACCCAACCGAACACAATACCCTGTCAATCTCAGTAATATAAAATACAGAACACCCATCGAAACCTTGAACTTGACGAGGCAATGGGATACGTTTGAACGAATTGAAAACTATAATGACATTGTCTATCAAAAATTACAAGTGGGGGATCGTAGTACCACGTATTGGCAGTTTGTGGATGCTTCCGAATTAAAAGATTACACGGCTGGTCAAATGCTTCATTGCAATTTCTATACCAATCTACCCGCCTCTACATTTTCTCCTATTTCTAGCAGACCTATGCCGAATGTAAAAGTTATTATACCGGCTCCTTCTTTTTCAGTCTCTGGGCCTGCCTGTATTCCTCAAACATCTGCCGTTCAGGCATCCGCAAAAACACAGCAGCAATCAGACCTTACTATTTATGTAAATGTGAGTACCTATAATCAGGCTCATCGCTATTCATATATTTTTCCATCGAACGAGGAATTTATGGCCTATAATCGAGGCAAGGATTCTGTCTGTTTTGCGGCAAATCAAGTAGAATTCATGAGTATTTTGAAAGGAGTCTAGAACCCGGTTATTTTGCATGGATATGTATAACTAGTCTATCATCTTTATCACACGGACTATCTAAATGATACACCTTAGTAATTCGTGATTTTATAATAGTTAATAATTTGTCTTTATTTATCGCACTCCAGTCTTCACCAAGTTTACCAGATGATTTATCTAATCCGAATAATCTAAAATCATCAATAATAAGAATAGCCTCATGGATGAATAAATTATTGATATGAGTTATTTCTTCATCCAAGGGACAGTCTTTCATCGAGTGTCCTGTATCTCCGCCACTCCAATGACCATCCAAAAAAAATATAGACTTGTCAGTAATAGTTGGCAATAAAGTTTCAAATACAGTGCTGCTATCACCCAATATAAAATTTATTTTATTACCTATATATCTATTTTTTGTATTAGTGTGATATTTTTCACTAAATTCAATTGTGTGGAGTTTATTGAAATATGGTTCTAAAGCAAAGGTTGTGTCACCATTTAAAGTTCCTGTTTCAATAAAACAAGGATATTTTTTATAATCGTCCTGTAGTAAATTCAAAAATAAATTGTTAAGAGAAGGCATATATCATTAAAATTGTATAATTATTTTATGTTATAAACGTAAATATCTAAACATGACTGACTCGATTCGATCGAAGTCTCTGCATGACATCCTTTATATCTGCACGATATCGCACACGACAGTCCGATAGACACCCGTTGGTCTTGGAGATCAAGTGCTTTTCTGTATCCAAAAGTCGTTCTAATTGCCCAATATGAGTGGGACGATCAGAATAGGTATAGACCTTTCCCGTGGGGGAATCAATATAATAGACGGTGCCTTGAACGGATTGGCGAATGAGAGTCTTTGTTTCCATCTTGCTGTCCCATCCGCCGTTTAACCCCCTTGTCATTTTTTTGCACACACCGTAGCCCACCAATCACGAGCAGAGGCTGACGCCTGCTTTGCCCTTGTTGCAATATCCGCATCCGTTGTTTCATAGGTTTTGCCACATACTAACAGTGATGCGACTCGGGCGTGTCCCCACGCCTGTTCGGAGGCACCAGGGCGATGGCCCGTTCTCCAGGCCGCAGACCCTCTCCTATAGGACTCCAATAGGAATCTGTGGGGGACGCCTGTAATCTTGGCTTTTTGTTGAAGTGAATAGACGCCAGGATATCCCATGGATGTAAAGATGCGTTTTAACGCCTGACTATACCCAGACTTACGGGTTTTCACACCCTTGTTCGTTTGAAATCCGACGTAGGCTTTAGGATCCTTCCAATCAAGGGCTCCAAACCGTTTGATTTCGGCGGCTCGTTTTACTTTGCGTGTCTTTGAAAGACCCGCATAGTATTTTTTTGGATGATAGGGCTTCATCTTACCTTAGGCATAGATCATTAATCAAGGCTCCAACATCCGTCGTTCAGGTGTCAAATGGGCCAAGATCTTGAAGGCAAGACGAAAGGAAAGGCGATGTCTCGCATGTCCATTACGTTCATCATAGGCCATCAAGAACAAAGACCAGAGTCGCTCCCGTTCGGCCTCTAAAAACAGATTGAAGGCGGTCGCTAATTCGATTTGTTCGGCGTCGGAGAAGCGTCTGCCATGGGCAATCAAGGTCGACACCGCACGGCTTTCTACCTTTCCAGGATATACATAGCCTGGTTTGTATTCAATATGAATACGCCCCTGACTTCCTTCGGAATCCAAGGTATGAATCGTAAGAGATAGGACTTGAGCGCCTTCGGGAAGGGTTTGTCCTGCCACATAGCGTGTAAACCATACATCACTTCTTGGAAGCACGTTGGGTTTGAATTCCCATTTATGTGCTGCTTCCAGAACAAAGACCTGTTGTTTCCGTTCAGGAAACTGGGTAAAGGGAATCGTTTGCCGAGTTAAAACAGTTGCACTTCGTTCAAAGGCGATAGCAACAAGAGGCTTTTCACGCCCAGATGTATTAGGCCATAGATTTACAGCCGTGATCAAGTACTTGCTCAGGAAGACAGATCTTTGTAAATCTTCGCCTACTACAAAAAACGAGAGGGGCAAGATAATCCAGCCGCCTCTTATGGGTGCCTGTTGTAAAAAGGATGCTAGAAAACATTTGTACAAATCCGATGCCTTATAGAGGTCAAAGACGGACTGATCTTCAAAGGTGCGCCGTAATCCAATCGGAGGTTTCGCAATGATCCATGCATTTCCATACAAGGGTGGATTCGTAATTGGATCTGCATCTAGAACAAGATGTGCTGGCTTTTTAAACGCAGATACAAATTCAGACAGTTCCGTATTCTTGTGGGGACTGTTAACAAAGGGATCTACGACTGTCGTGGCGTCGGAAGGAATCGTCCACCCTTGAAACATAGTTTCAAAATCCACATGCACTCGGACGACCTCTGGGCGTTTTGCGACAGATTTTATAGATATAGGAGTTTTAGTCGCACTAGGAATATCGGCGGCCCATTCGATGACGTAGGGAGGAGCCACAGGCGGTTCTCGCTTCTTTATTGCTTTTGTACCAGGACGGCACGGATTTTTTCGAGCCATATGCTGTTCGTAATAAAATTTATTTGTGAATTCCTTGCCACAACGGGCACATGTCGTTGAGAAGGAGGATTTTGATGGGGGTTTTGGATCCATACCTAAGTAAGTCTACGACGGACTTAGACCATCTGTAAACCAGGATTTGGGCCCACCTGTAAACCAGGATTTGAATCACTCAAACCACCCTTCAACACTAATCCCTTCACCATCGTAGGGCCCCCTTTTCGTTTTTCCAGAACCAATCCACTGAGAACCGCTTCGATCTGTTCTCGTGCCGTCGTTTCTGTCTTCCCACTGTGCTCTGCCACCCGTTTTGCAAGATCACTCAACTTTACGGATCCTGGTCCTTCGAGAGCCACAGTAAGAATGGCATCGATGCATCTTTGCTTAATAGGATGCCCCGTTACATCTTGAAACAGCGTTGACTCTGTCACCACATTCGTTTCGGCTCCTGATCTCGAACCTCCATGATGTAAGGTCGCCAAGGCTGTTTGAACCTTTGTAAGACTGTCCTTTGCATGTCCCTCGGCAAAGAGTTTGAAATCGTTCATATGTTGTAAATGAGTCGTCAGTTGGCGTTTGTATTCTTGCGCCTCTTCAACCAGTTTCTGTACAATACGTACTGCTTCGGCCTTGTCCTCCACATCCGTCGACGGTTTCTGACGGATCATGTGGAAACGGATCCAGCCAATCAATGTTTGAAAGAGAGAACACGGGTCCCACTGTTCAAAGTGGGATACATACAGATGTAACTTTCCTTCCAGAACGGCAAAGTCCACCACATTCACTGGATGTCCTGTAATATTCGCCCCCTGAACAAGTAGAATTCCTACATGAATCGCATGGTTGTCTTTGACGTTGTCTTCAAACTTCTTCACCTGAGTCGTCGGCAAGGTCCCCGTGTAATCCTTACATTCCAGCAAGACGGTTAGTTTGGCATCTCCTGATCCCAAGTCCACCCATACATCTCCTGTATGACCCCTTGTCGCCGTGTTTTTAATGGCAAAGCCTTCTACAGATCCCCAAAAGGTTGTCGCATGGCCTATGACATCTGTTTCAAAATTCGTACCCTTTTCCTTCATGGAGGTCGGTTTCTTTGTAAGAGATTCTGTAAGAGTGTGAAGTTTGTCGGTCAACTGCTGTAAGGCAGCACGATGATCTCGACGTTCGCCGTCCATTCTTTCTTGATCTCCTCGCTTTTCCAACAGAACTCGTTGTAATTCAGCCTCCTTTCCTTGAATCACTCGGTCCATAACTGTACGTTCTTCCTCTCTGACTCTCTTCAGTTGGGCTTCTATGTCCCGTTCTAAGGCCTCCTTTCTCTGTCGTATATCACTTAACAATCCGTCTTTGGTGGCCAAGGTTTGGGCGACCTGCGTTTGCTGAAGTTGCGCCTCTGCTTCTCGCCGTCTCGTGGCGTCTGATGCCGCTGCATTCAAGGCATGTATATCGGCCTTGAATCGTTCTTGTAAGGTCAATACTTCTTTCTGATGCGCCAGGATCCGTGTTTGGAGTTCAGCGTCAGCCTTTCGTGTATGAACGGTATCGAGCACCAAGGCCCCTATTTCCAGAATTTCGAACACTTCGTCCGCATCGGCGGTCTGGACCCTTGGAGGCAGTTTCTTACCCTCGGGGAAGGGAAGGGTTATGGACATGTATGTATGATTTTATATAAAGATATATGATTCATTTTTTTAGACAGATACAGACACACTTAGTAGAAGAGTCACTGGATGAATTTGAACGACTCGTCCTTTCAGAACGGATCCAACACGGATGTTGGAACCATCTGATCCGGATAAGGTATCGTCCAAGAATGTCCATCGTTGTTGCGGATGAATGGCACTCACATGTGTAAATCCGTCGACGGACAGCGCCGGTAAAAACCATTGAATTCCTACAGCCTTCACATCCGTACAATATACATCATAGGATTCTGTAGGATGGGCTTTGACATATGACGCAAGTTTACACCGTTCATACAGATCTTGAAGTCCTCTCATCATACGACTTTGACGATTCATGACCTCCACTTCCGCTTCCATATTATCGTACCGAATGCCCGCAAGTAAGTTATGAACAAGCACATCCGCATAACGTCGCATGGGTGAGGTAAAATGCACGTAATCAGTTAGGCCGAGACCAAAGTGCCCCCGTTCATCGACGGAGTAACGGGCTCTTGCAAACTTTTTGACGAGGATGAAGGAATCTGCAACAGCATCGCCTGTAATAGACGTTTCTAACACAGGAATGCCTCGTAAAGAGGCGTGAAACCGATTAGGGAGGATAAGACCGGCTGCTGCGAGGTGTTGACTCACGACAAGATTTGCCATAATCATGGCAGTGGCTACAAGGGAATGGGCGGCATCATTTGTACATTCGGATACAAGGGATTCAGGAAGACCTGAACCTGTGTTCATTGTAAATCGCAGGGACGGAAGTGTAAGATTGTAATTCACAGTCGCCGAACGTGCTACACTCAAGGCGGCCAACCATTCCAGTTCGGAGGAGGCTGTATGATCTCGAAGATGGGTGGCGACCTCCTCGTAATTGTACCGACGTTTTACAACAATGGTTGATCTATAAATCTCTTTGGACACAATACAGCCGTCTGCAATCTTCATAGCAACAGTGATGACGGAACGGGACCGACCTACAATAAGACTTAGCGTATCCGAGGCTGTCTCTGCATCCAATAGATGTTCTGTGGCTTCATTCGCTAAATAAAGTGTCAAGCACTGACTACGTAGAACGGCCTGTTCTGATTCTGTCAAGACAGCATGCGCAATGTCAACGATATGGACATAGACTGTTTGAGTCGCAAGATCCACTGAAATCGCATCATCAAAGTCCTTAGATGTGACCGGATCAATTGTAAAGGTATTTAAGTCGCTGTGATCGACAATCCCTTCTCGAGTGTATAAGGGCGGCCCTTTTGTAGTTACAGGGGTGTCTCGACGCACAATATGTTGTACAGCCGACCGAATCCAAGACGCATCCGTTGTGGGATCGTTCGGCCATTTAGCCACAATATCCACACGCCCATCTGATTTCAAAGAGACCGTCAATCGATCATCTGCGGAAAAGGCCTCTGTCAAGGGCACGGGGATCGAGGATCCAAAGGTTGGAAAGTACAGGATCGGTGGAACGGATGATTCTACAACGGCGACCGTTGTCACAGGGGGTCGATGGATCAAGGTCGTGTTCTCCCGTGAATATAGTACACGATCGCCTCTTAGAAATTGACTGAATTTAGGTAAGAAGGATACGGAGGAAGGGTCTGAATCCGGTACAACCACGAGCGCATTCTTTCGTAAATCGACAAGGCCTTGCATTTGCCTACTTATAGAAGAACAGTCTTAGACTAAAGACACCTTCAAAAAATTGACGGGGATTCATCGACTCAGATGTAAGGACAACAGTAACATATCATGGAATTACAACCAAAGGACTCCGCCCTCTTCCGACAGGCCATTGAAAGCCTGAAAGACTTTCTGCCCGACGCACAATTATGTTTGAATTCACAAGGGTGTACGATTAGTGGCATGGACGCCTCTCATGTGGGATTTGTAAGATATCATCTGGCCGCTGCGGATTGTAAGGTTCTTACCGTTCCTGTCCCCTTGGCCTTGGGTGTTCCTCTTGGAACAGTGGCCCGCATTCTTGCCTCGATGGGATCCACCGATCAATTAGTGATAACAAGCACGGAAACGCATCTTGTCATCACTGCGACAAGCGAGAAAACAAAGAAAAAGACAAAGGGTGAGGCACCTCTTATGGACATTACAGTGGATGCGTTAGATATTCCTGAAACGACGTATGCGGGAAATCTGAAGGCCAAGACATCCGATGTGGCGATTGCATGTAGGGAGGTAGGTGCGTTTGGTGACAGTCTCCAATTCTTTATGAATGACGATGGATTTCATATCAGTGCGAAGAGTGAATTGGGATCCATGTCGCAGGTTCTAGAGAATATAGGAGATGATAGAGATATGGAATTTACAGCGGAGATGAATAAGCCTGTAGGATTTGGTACAAAGTATATAACAAGTATGCTCAAATGCGGTGTATCACCGAATATGAGCATTGGATTTGATGAAACACAACCGATGCGGATTGTGTTCTCCTATGGTGTTGGGAGTTCTCTTGTCTTTCATCTGGCACCAAAGATGGTCGATGAGTAAACCGTAGGTTTACTCTGGAGCCAAAGATGGTCGATGAGTAAACCTACGGTTTACTCTGGAGCCTAAGATGGCTGTTAAATATGCGGATCAAGGGGCCTGTTAATTTTGATCCCAGACGGTAGGAGGATGTCATCGGTAGAAGACCAAGTAACCCTTGCATTAGGGGTTCAGACCGATCCAGGTGGATGTGGATGCGGTACAAATTGTGGATCGAACTGTCTTCGGTATAGCAGTCTCGTAGCCCGCCTGGGTGTTTTTGAATTTTTATACGAAGGTTCTAATTATCTTACACAATGTAATGCACCATTGACATATAATTGCCTTGGTGATGTACTTACATATTCAACAACGAGTGCCCGTACCGGTGTTTTTTCAACTATTTTGTTTACAAGTAATTACACAAATTACATAACTTTGGCTTCCAATACAGATAGCAATGGGTTTGTAACCTTGTATGATACCTATGTTACTCGAGTCATGTATACAAATAATACATTGCTAACCCCGAATTTTTCTAGTTACAGCAGTTTCTGTATTTTGTACAGTTCGAATACTTTGGGTCCCACGGGCCCAAGAGGAGGCCAAGGTCAAGCGGGAGCCACGGGAGATACAGGTCCTACAGGACTTCAAGGCAATACAGGTCCCACCGGTCTTCAGGGGGCAACAGGTCCTCAGGGATTGGATGGAACAGCAACACATACAGGCGCAACGGGACCTCAGGGTAATACAGGTGCTCCAGGTCAGGCAAGCCTTACAGGAGCCACAGGTCCACAGGGAGTCACAGGACCTCAAGGCTGTCCCGGATTGGCTACAAGAACGGGTGCTACAGGACCCACAGGACCTACGGGAACAAGAGGAGATACAGGAACAACTGGAGCCACAGGATTAGGTATATGGACGCCTATCACTTCTGGATTTGCGACGTATGCGCAAGGGGGAACTGTAATACTGGATGTGGATGATTTATTTAGTCCAGAGGGTGTTCAATCGAGTGACTATATTGCAACAAACACATCAGGTATATTTTTAAATACCACACTTCCCAATTTAGCGAATGACGATTTAAATACGGTACATGTGGGAGGAGAATTTTATTACGGCTTGTTGGCCTCGACAAATCAAATTGAATTCAACTATCTGAACGCTACTGTGCCGATTCCGTTGTCTACAACGTCTTATCAAGCAGGAGATGTCCTACAACAATTTTATGATGGAACCACTGTAACCTATACACTGTTGAGATCTAACAATCCTTATTTTACAATCAGCACACCCCTACTAGTGGGGGGATCAGAAAGGTTAAAGATCGAAGTTATTTATCCAACCTCCGAGGCTGGCCGAACGTATAGATTCGACAATGTTACAATTTATGCAACAGGTCGAATGGGTCCTACGGGGTTAACAGGTGCAACAGGGTCTGCTTCCTTTGTAACAGGTCCTACTGGCAATCAAGGTGTAACAGGCCCTACAGGTCAACAAGGTCCTACTGGATTTCAGGGATTGTCCTATACGGTGGCGGCACAAGGGCCTACGGGAACTGGTAGCAGTGGTCCTACAGGAACGGGTGTCTTCACCCGTGATTATTATGACGAGGAGCCTCAAGGCTTTAGTTTTTTAGATATAACGGATGGGCTGTTATATATTAAGAATACTAATGCAACAGGAGATTGGAGTGGAGGTATTTCGTTTGGACAGGGCCCTCAAGGCGATACGGGTCCTACGGGCAACACAGGCGATACAGGGTTCACGGGTACTACTGGTGATACTGGATCGACAGGACCTAGGGGTGAAACAGGCCATACAGGCGATACAGGTGCTACAGGACACACAGGTGTAACAGGAAATACAGGAAGCACAGGTGCAACAGGCAATACAGGTCCGACAGGATTTTCGGGTGTTACAGGTCCGACAGGATTTATAGGCACTACAGGGCCGACAGGTTCTAAGGGTGATGCAGGAACAGCGACGAATACCGGTGCGACAGGATCTACAGGCCCAACAGGTCTGATGGGTCCGATCGGATCTAGAGGTCCTATGGGTCTTACAGGGAACACAGGTCCAACAGGCAGAAAAGGCGATACGGGCTTTACGGGTCCTCAGGGAATTGCAGGCGAGGCCACGAATACAGGAGCGAGGGGTCCTACAGGCCCTGTAGGACCGTCGGGTCCGATAGGACAGCAGGGCGTTCCAGGATCAGCGACCTTGACCGGTGCTACGGGACCCACAGGGTGTCCAGGATTGGCGACCAAGACGGGCGCAACGGGACCGAGAGGGTGTACGGGTGCTCCTGGAATTCCTGGAACGGCGACGAAAACGGGAGCCACGGGACCTACAGGTCCTACCGGACAAAGAGGGTTTACGGGACTCCCTGGAACGGCTGTGAATACAGGAGCCACAGGATCCACAGGTGTTACTGGACCGACTGGAGTACGAGGTCAAACTGGACCACAAGGAATTGCAGGAACTGCAACAAATACAGGAGCCACGGGACCAACAGGACCCACGGGAAATACAGGCCCTACGGGACCTCAAGGAATTCCAGGAGATGCGACGTTTACAGGAGCCACGGGACCAACAGGACCCACGGGAATCACAGGCAATACTGGGCCTCAAGGAATTCCAGGAGAGGCGACCTTGACAGGAGCCACAGGACCTAGAGGACCAGGTGTATGGACACCTGTGAGTTATATTGGGAGTCCTACAATTTTGGGGGCCAATACAATCATATTACGTTCAACTGAAACTCAATCTGTAACAGCAGAAGAAGAGTTTAATTTCCTTAGAACTGGCGTATTTTTTGAGACGTCGTTGCCAGCCATGGTTTCTGGTGATCCCAACACAGTTGTTGTAAGGGTGGGCTCATATAAGGCGGAATTAACTTCACTTAATACGATAACATTTTTAGATCCACTTGGGTTTGTAGTAGATACACCTCAAACTTACACCCCTGGAGATGTGTTACAAATGTTGTTTGATGGAGTAAATGTTACTTATATGCTTATTAATTTGGGTGGAATTTATTATACTTATACGCAGCCACTTAATGGAGTTTATCCTGACGCAGATTTATTTATCTTTATCCTTTCTCCAACGGACCCTAATTATACCTATGTGTTCAATCAGGTCAACTTCTTTGCAACAGGCAAGATGGGTCCTACTGGTATGACAGGTCCTACAGGTCTTCCAGGAACAGCCGCAAATACGGGTGCTACAGGTCCTACAGGTCCAGATGGACTCCCTGGTACGGGACCTACAGGACCTGGCGTATGGACAATTCGAACAATCAGCGGATCCCCCATCATCACAGGACCGAATAGTTTCACCTTAACTAGCAACAGTTCTGAAGAGGTTGGATCTGTAGAGTCATTTGATATCTTTAAAACGGGTCTCTACATACAAGCATCCTTGCCAGATATTTCGGGCACCGATACAATCTATGTCACTGGAAATTTCTATTGGGCAATTATTTCAGCACCCAATACGATCACCTTTCAGTACACATCGCCAGGAGGAGATGTCACTGTAGGGACTCCTCAAACCTACACTCCTGGTGATCTTGTTCAGCAAATATATGACGGCAAAAAGGTAACATACAATCTCGTAAGCCAGAGTCCATTTACAGGCGTCTATTATTCAGTGAGTACATCACCGATTGGGGTTGGTATATCCGGTGAAATTTTGAGTGAAACCCTCTTGATCGGATACGACTCGTTTTCTGGGGATCATTCATATCAATTTAGTAACGTGAATATCTTTGCAACAGGATTGGCTGGGACACCAGGTGCTCAATCGTATTTTAACTATGAACTTCCTACGCAGTTTTATCCACCTATTCCAAATGTAGGAGATACATTCTTGAATACAGAGTCTGGAGACTATTATACCTACATACTTTCAACTCCTGGTCTTGTAGTGGCATCTAGCACTGGGATTCAAAGCATCAATAGTAATTCATACGCAATAGGAACGTTATGGTTACAAGGGAATGGAATTTTAGCATTTGGATCAAGAGGAAATGATACAGATGATAGTAATCCATCTATGGTATATTCATCAGATGGTTATAACTGGGTTTCGCCAACTGGTGTATTTCCGATGGTGACAACTGCGACGAAATTTACAAATATAGGGCTTGTTGCATGTGGATCCAATGATTCAGGAGGTACTCGAGTAATCTATTCGAGCAATTCTGGATCAAATTGGGCTGCTTCAAGTGGTCCTAACATCCAAGATATGTTACCTTCGAATCCGTCTCGATATCCAACCTTTCCACCGGTCGGATCAAACAGCATAGCGCGGAATGGAAATAGTGGCGTATTGGTGATTTCTGGCTGGACATCTAATAATGATCCTACACAATATCTACAATGGTCAAGTGATAACGGTAGCAATTTCTCAAACTGTATTTATATAGATACAACCCCTTCTTCCTATAGTACCTTTGGTGCAACCTTTGTTTCAATATTAGAAACTGTTAGTCCTCTACTCTTTGTTGCAGGATTTGCGGATACTACAAATCCCGCTATTAAATACTCATCAGATGGTGAAAATTGGTATGATTGCAGCGGATCTGTTATGTATTCTTCTAATTCGGGTTCTGGCGTCTATCCAAGACCACTAGGAATATCATATGATACACTTCACTCCGTATATTATTTGTACGGTAGTGATTCTACAAATCCTATTCGATATTCGACCGATGGTTCAAATTGGTCCAATGTTGTTATACGAAACCAATATGGTCCCTCACCGACTATTGTCGCAATGGAGTATAGTTCAGGTCCTCAACCCAGTAGGACGCTGGCATTAGCAAATGCATATGGATCTTTTGGATTTCTCAGCAATATAGATAGCAATGTATTTGTGTATGATAATAATCCAACTATATATGGAAATCCAGTGTCTTTTCAGGTATTGGATGGTGAGTTTATTTTAACAACGGATACATCCTTATGTTTGCGTTCAGCAGAAGGTAATGCCTGGGCTCCTTTGCCGATTGCATGTGATTCTTCAACTATCGTGACATCCATGCTTTATGAAGCCGACACCTATGTTGCGACCTTGAGTAATATTTCGTCACAGAATTTCACAGATTCAAATATTGCGGTAGGATCTGTTAGCACAGTCGCCAATCAATGGGTCTATCTTACAACCTTTCAACTTGAAGGAACAGAGGCTTCTCAGAATCTAGTTGTTAGCAGTTTGACTGTCAGTAGTATCAATGGTGTTCCAGTGAATCAAGGCTACACGGATACAACTACATGGCAGTATAACTATATTGATCCCATCGGCGGTTCATTTGTAGATGGCGTTGTCTTTCCTGCTGGTACACCTGATACCAGTATTGGGCATATTGTTCAGAGGCCTTATGCACCCATAACATATTTCAATATGGTGTATTCAGGATCTACGAATGATGCTTACACAATTTATATTTCCAACACCAGTTCAAATACGATACCCATTTCATTTTCAGCCACCGGCAATGATCCTGATTTTTTTGAGTCCACTCTTACTGCATTCTCAACAGTAACATCTCAAGTGGCTCAAGTATATGTATCAACAGCTACTGGTAATAGCACATTAAAACTCTATTCAGTCACACTCGGCTACAACTAAAAAAATAGTAGCACGATACACTGTCTTACTCGTGAACTCCATCACCTTCACAGTCTTCATCGGATAAATCCATCGCATGCAACATCGTCCAAGACCTGGCCGTTGCTTCATACTCTGCCTTATCTGCCTTGTACTGAGAGGCGATATCCGGTACAAGAGGATCATTCGGATTAGGATCGTCCAGTAACGACAAGATGCTCAACAACACCTTACTAATGGTCAGTGCAGGGCTCCACTGTCCCTTCAGAATATCAAGGCATATAGCACCTGAGGGACTGATGTTGGGATGGTAGATCTTCGTCGTAAACTGTATATGAGGGGGCTTGAAGGGATATTCGGATGGAAAGCGGATTACTACCTTGAAGACGCCGCCCTGAAAGGGACTGCTCGTAGGCCCAAAGATGGAGCCCTCCCAGTGGAAGAGATCGTCGTTTACAGGACCGGCGCTACAGCCAGCGGGGGGATCCTTCTGTAAATCGGTGTATTCCTTTTCAATGCGTCGAAGTGCCATACTATGTGATGTCTGATTTAGGAGAAAAAGAAGAATCAATTTTTTGGGCGTCCAACGACCAAAAAATGGAGGTTGTTGTTTTTACAGTTTTGGTATTTTTGTATTCTTTATTGATTTTTTTAGTATTTTTTTGTATCTTAGTTTACGCCATTTCGATAATGCATACATCCGAGGATTCCGACGAGGGGAGTACACGCCAAGAGGTAGAGGCTCCTAGCGCAGTCAGAAGGAGAGGTTTTACCTCTTCTGCAACTAAGCCACGGGTTTTAAGGGAGCCACGATGAAACTCAAGGGCGTAGGACTCTCGAGGAGTACCCTCTACCTTTTTCCATACAACGGGGTAATGCGCCTTTATATCGTTCAGCCTTTTCAGTGTAGGAAGTAGAGGTCTAGGGGGTGCTATATCAATGGCTACATGGTCGCCTTCCTTACTCTCAACGATAGTGCTATTACTAGGAGTAGAGGAAGTCGTAGGGACAAACTTCATACGAATAACACAGATCTGGTCGTTCGTAAGAGGATGTTCGACTGTCCACTTGCTACTACGCTTTAGGGTCTCGATAAGGAAGTACTCTTGTACATTTTGGTAGTCATCGTACTCCTCCTTACTGTTGGGACCATGACCCCCGTCCTGTCGTGCTACAGGATCTACACGCCAATCTCGTAGGTTCTTGAAATGCCAGGACACCGCATGCCTCTCTGCGCCTGTACAATCAGCGCCTAGGGGTACGACACAGACAGGGAAGGTCTCCCATATTTCCTTACGAGATCGCATCTTGATAGGGCGAAAGGGCACATTCCCGTCGTAGACCTCGGAGTCAGTAAAGCATATCTTGTGGTTGTGTATGGTATTACGAGTTTCCATGCCCTTGATAGAACGTAGTTCTCTAATCGCCTGATCAATCGCTAGTAGTTCATCTGAGGTAGGGCCGTACTCCCCCTTTTCAAGTCGGTCCATATAGTCGTAGTACTCGCTGTGTGTCATTTCCTTAGGAACCACCTTCCTTGTAGTTTTCTTGTATAGTTTTAGTAGCATTTCAGGTAAGACGGTCAAAGTAAGATAGGAAGAATTCATTGTAAGAAAGATTGGTTTAGTTGTAGGGACTGTCTGCTTTACAGAGAAAGAAGGCTTCAATTTTTCACGCAACCTTGGTAAGGAAGGTTGTAAAAATGGATGTAAACCCCCTTTACTTGGTAGGCTTCTTCTTAGCCGAGTACAAGGCATTCAGATCACCGAGTGTAATTGCATCTGTACTCAGACCTGTAGGAAGGGATACAAAGCGAGGCTTCTTTAACGCAGCCTTATAGAAGTAAAGTCCGTAGGGACCCCTCTTCACAGTATACTCTCCTACGACCTTACTAAAGGCTTCTACACTTGACTTGGCGATCAGGGCTGCTACTATCTCATCGAAGGACATAGTAGCAGTAATGCTACTACGTACGCCATTCCACTCGACGTAGAGTCCGTAGGGGCCTGACTTTTTACGCACTTCGTGACCTGCGTGAAGGCCTACTAAGGTTCCTGCTCGTTCCGTACTAAGACTACTAAAAGCGGCTTCTGCTTGTTCTAACGTTGCTGTATCGTATGTCTCGCCTTTTCCTAGGGCAGCAAAGGAGGCCTTACCTTTAGGATCAGTAGCCTCTCTTACGTAGAGGGGCCCTTTCTTACTCTGTATGACCTTGAGACCTGGCGCCAAGATGCGTTCCCTTGCAGCCCTAGTAGCCCCTTCTACCTGAGCGAGATAGCGTGTTTTATAGGTATCCCATGTCGTTTGCAAGACGGACTTCCACTGTTTCACTCCGTGTGCGACTTCGTCTAATTCCTGTTCCATGTGTGCTGTAAATCCGTAGGCGAAGAGGTCATCGTACTCCTTTGATAGAAAGTCGATAACTGAACGCCCCAACGCAGTAGTACGCAACTTGTTCTTTTCATTCCCTACCTTGTGTGATTCAGTAGTAAGGGAAGGTGGCCATTGTTTTGGTTTCATCGTATAATGCCGACTTTCTTGCACAGTGCCTTCAACATTCGTTTTTTCGACGTATTCACGTTCTACGATGGTTCCTACTAGGGACGCAAAGGTAGAAGGACGTCCTATACCGGCGTGCTCTAACTCTTGAATGAGACTGGCCTCTGTAAAGCGACCCTTTGGCTTTGTAAAGTGTTGATCTGCACGAAGAGTCGACCAGGCCAATTTGGCTCCTACCTGTAATAGAGGTCCCCACGTTGACCAATCGCTTTCTTCCTTTGTTGCCTTCTCTGCATCCGTATGCTCTAGAACCCTCCAGCCTAGAAACTTCGACTTGGTTTGTTCGGTGCTGTAAATACGACTGGGATCGGCATTGACGGAAAGCGTAATCTTACGCACATCCGTTAAGCAAGGTGCCATTTGACTTTGCGTAGCCCTTCGCCATATAAGATTATAGACAAGATTCTGCGTTCGATCCTCTACATCGACAGTAGGCTTCTCGGGATGGGTAGGCCGTATGGCTTCGTGTGCCGCCTGGACTGTGATTGCTACTGTAGTTGCTGCAGTTGCTGTAGTTACTTTCGTTGCTGCGGTTGTTTTGGCAGGTGTAGGAGTAACAGGAATCACAGTGCCCAAATAGGAAGGTCCGGGATTCGATGTAACCCAGGCTCTTATCGCCGTCTTCGCCTCCTCTGACAGCACTGCTTGATCTGTACGCATATAGGTAATATGACCCGCTTCATACAGTTTCTGCGCCGCCATCATTGTTGTCTTCGGTGCCAATCCATGTAGGGATGACGCTTCTTGTTGTAAGGTAGAGGTAATCAGCGGTTTCGGCGGATTGCTTACACTCACGGATTCCTTTACAGAAAGTACAGTGACGGCTGTTTGATCCTTGACGGTTTCCAAGACGGCCTTCGCCGCCTCTTCCGTCTCCACGTCCTGAATCGCCGTAGCCTCCAAGGAACCTGCTACCAAATGGGTAAAGGTTCCCAGAATGCGCCAGAAGGCCGATGCCGAGTGAGACTCCACGAGTCGGTCCCGTTCGGCCACCAGTCGTAGTGCCGGTGTTTGACAGCGACCAGCGCTCAACTTGGGTGCTACACGGGCCCACAAGACACGACTGATTGTAAATCCTACTAGCAAATCCAACATGGATCGTGCCTGTTGCGCATTAACCTTGTTTAAATCGAGTAATCTTGGCGCAGATACAGCCGCCCGTATGGCTGGCTGTGTGATCTCGTGAAAGACGATACGCTGTGTTGTAGCGGGATTCAGTTTGAGAACAAAGCAAACATGCCACGCAATTCCTTCGCCTTCTCGATCATCATCGGTCGCTAGAATCACCTGACTGGCATCCTTAGCAGCAGATCGCAATTTAACAATCGCATCCTTTTTCGTACCCAGTTCCTTATAGAGAGGTTCCCACCCCCGATCGATTCCTACAGCCTCTAAGGTCTCATCGAGGGCCCGAATATGTCCCATGGTGGCGACTACACGATAGTCCGCACCAAGGTATCCTTGAATTTTCCCACATTTTGCGGGAGATTCAACAACCACTAGTTTCATTTTGTCAAGTGTATATACCCTTTCTTGAACATCAATTTTTGTTTCCATTGAGTTCATTAATCGTAGACGTTGCATCTTCATTGAGTTCTACCAGATTGGGCTTGATTCCGTAGCACTTCCATTCACCGTATTTGAGAGATAGTTGATCATCGTAGGCATCAACCATGTATTTCAACCAGGGGAGTATTTTATGTTTCAAGGCTCCATGTCGAACCACGTAGCAAAAGGCACCGAGGTTAATACGTTTACTAGGATCACTATCCAACTTTGTTATATTTTCCGTAATTTTGGTACCATGTGGGTGCCACAGACCAAGCAAAATAATGTCGTAATCTCCGGGAATGTGATGCTTGGCTTGGTCCCAACGCCCCCCTGGTTGTAAGAAGTCATCGGGTAGTACAATATCATCTTCAAGAATCAAATGTCCTGTAGAATCGGATACATTCATTTCGGACAACTTTGTCAAGAGTGCACGATGAGAAATAAAACAACCGGCGGTTCCTAGATTGACAAGTTGCTTTCCTTTTTCATCGTAACGATTTGGACGGATCATGGCTCTACCGACGCCTAAGGTATGACACATAGTATGCTTTAATTCCTTGCCATTGAAACCAGGAAAGCGTTCTAATCGAAGACCCAGGCGATCTCCGTTTGCTTTGATGGTGACCCAGCGCTTGATATCCTTGTCCATATTAATCACATGAATTGTCGAAATAGAGGGTTTCGATTTGTTGATCACATGGTATGCGATCATACAAACTACGATTGCCAACAGAACAACGACTGCTTGTTTTGTTTTTAAAAAAGAAGGAATTTCCATGTTACAAAGGATTGAGAAATTACATTATGGTGCATCCCCTGTTCGCAGTCTTTCGTACAGGCACAGGGGATTCTGTAGGAGAAGACACAGGTACATTCGAACCAGAGAGATCTGTAGGTTGGGTTACAATAGCACCAGAGAGATCTGTAGAAGAACCCGATAGGTCCACCGCAGGTTGTACTTCTGTAGAAGAACCTGACAAATCCATCACAGGCTGTACTTCTGTAGAAGAACCCGATAGGTCCACCACAGGCTGTACTTCTGTAGAAGAACCTGATAGGTCCACCACAGGTTGTACTTCTGTAGAAGAACCTGATAGATCCACTGTAGGCTGTACTTCTGTAGAAGACCCTGATAGGTCCACCACAGGCTGTACTTCTGTAGAAGACCCTGACAGATCTACAGATTGTGCTTCACTAGGAACTGATTCTACAGAAGAGGAACAGCAACGAGAGGAGGTTATTACAGGAACAGATGTAACTGACAAATCTGTAGGAGCAGTAGGAACAGCACCAGACAAATCTGTAGGAGCAGCAGGACCAGACAAATCTGTAGGAGCAGCAGCACCAGACAAATCTGTAGGAGCAGCAGGACCAGACAAATCTAGAGGCTGTACTACAGCAGTAGCATCTGAGGACACATTACAGCAGCCAGAGGATTTTACAACAGGGACAGGAGAACCCGACAGATCAGCGACTACAGCACCAGACAGATCTGTAACAGGAGAACCAGACAGATCAGCAACGGAAGAACCAGACAGATCAGCGACTACAGATAGATCACGTTGGATGGAACAACAGACCGATGATGGGACAACAGGTTCATCCGAAGCAAGTTCTGCACCGGAACAGTCCGACACAACATTGGAGGAAGACGCAATCTGCTGCGTCTTCTTTTGATTGTGTTTCTTGGATATAACGGGCATTCTAACATTATAAAGCCGTTTTTCTTTAGACTTCCGTCGTTACTCGAGGACGTACACCCGTCTCGCTTTTGGAAAGCCATTAAACTCACTCGCCGTAACAGTTGTATAGGCTCCCATGTCAGGTATACGAAGCATATCACCTACAGAAACCTCTGGTAAGGGAATCGCCTCACCGAGGCAATCGCCGGAATCGCACGTTCGACCAAATACCACTGTAGGCCGTATTCTATTGTGCGATGGCGATGGAAAGGGCGGATGGCGTTCTAGTCGAGGGATCTGGTGATCGAACGGGATGTTGGAGAATGCGCCGTACACCGACTCGTCGATGGTAATACGCCACTTCGCTTCAGTCTCGGTCTGAGGCACAGGCCATACAGGTTTCTTACCAATCACCTTTGTGTACAAGGTGTGGGTCGGCATCGCAAGGAAGCGACCAGGTTCTGCGATCCAATGGGTTGCCGGATCCAAGGTACGCAAGGCACGCCGGATCTTGGATGCAACGGCTACAAAGGAGGCTTCTTCGGGCAGAAATCCTCCACCAATATCAACAATTTCTGTTTGGAATCCATGGTTCTTTGTAATTACAGATGCCTTCTTACATTCTTCAATCGCATTGACGTACTGGTCCGGATTTTGACATTCGCTACCAACGTGGAAACTGAATCCTGATAAGGCGACTTTATGATACTTAGCGGCTTCTGCAATACGAGAGACCCAATCCAGGGGCGCTCCAAACTTTTTTCCGAACGGTTGCTTACTCCCCTTATCCTCTACCAGCAGGCGAATGAGGGCCTGTCCCTTCCATCCTGCCATCTTCTCCACCTCTTCAACGCTGTCCACAACGGTTGTCTGTATACCTGCTGCCTGAGCCCGTTCAATGTCCTCTGGAATCTTACAGGGTTGCGCATAGATGATTTGAGACGGTTTTACAAGGGGAATCGCTTCTACAATTTCACGGTAAGATGCACAATCAAATCCCATGTTCGGATGAAGTTCCGTCATCCATTTCATGAGCACCGGGTCATTATTACATTTGACGGCATAAAAGGGTTGTACAAAGGGGAGATGATCTTGCCATAAACGTAGTTGCTTTGCAAGGGCTTTCCGGGAAATTGTAAAGTAGGATGCGGCCAACGTTGGATGTAGAAGTGTGAGAAAATATGTACGAGGAGTTGAAGTGAACAGAGGCTTCAGTTTTTAGGCTGTAATGAAAAGCCCACACACTTGCTGTACATCTTCGATCGTATTTCGTTCAATTTCGGAACCCGTGACGGGTTGATACGGGTGAACGATCGTTATAAAAAACAGTGTTTCGTACACTCCTAGCATGATAACAAGTCCAAGATTTTCAAGACAGATTCGTAGCCAAGGGATACGGAGTTTTCTATACATGGCAAAACCCGCAACACAGATCATCACGAGACCAATCACTCCCACATAGATCCAGGCCCTGTTCAAAAGTCCCTCATTTTGAGCATTTCGTAAGGTAAATGCAATGTTGCCGTCTGTGATGATGATAGTAGAATTGATGTAGGGACCGAGTACCTCGTTTACAACCGTAATTTCTTCCTTCGTCATATTTTCACACACCGAGAGACCGTCCTGTATAAACATTTGTACCGTATTTAGAATACCGTTGTCTTCCAAATTCGAAATGTAAAAGAAAAAGAATAGGGATTCAAAGATACTGATCAGAAAGATGTGTACTAAAAAGGACAGAGTAATGATATGAACATCGTCCCATATTGTGTTTCGTGGTACTGTAGGTTCGGTAATAACCGTTTGTATTGATTCCTTCGTATCCACAGGTTGTTGTATAAGTAGTAAGTCGGTAAGAGACAAAGATCGTTCTATATTCGCCGGCTCCCATGCGTGACTTTCAGATAAACTAGGAGGACGATACCGCTTTTCTATCATTCCTACACCGTTCTGAGAAAATTGAACTGCGTCGTTCTTCTTTGCAACAGACACAATGACCTCCTTTTGTGATCAGGCAAGAGCCTTCTGGCGTATTATCAATACCATACCTATTTCGATGACGGACTTACTGATTGTAATAGAAGGCGCCAATCAATCAACAGACTCGCAAGTCCTTCCCTATTATTCTGAAAAACATGATATGCCTGATAGTGAAGCAATCAATCTGTTCGCTAATGTATTACAAAAGAAGGTTGATTTGGATACGACCTTTTTAGACTTGTTGATGGAAACCTTTGACGGAGAGGAGGAAGAAACATATCCAGAGGTTGTAAAAGGCTGGGAGTCCTTGGTGGCCTTAGCGGTATTGATGAATCATGCCGATGCACCTCTTACAACATACGCATCAAGGATAGAACGAGTGCAATCCATCTTTGCGGATTGTAGGGAAGGCGTGCCTGCGAATATTCCTTGTATGAATGGCTTGCTTGCCATCAGAGAGGCTCTAGATCTCCTTCCATGGACCTTTGCGCAAATGAATCAGGTAACCGAATATTATAGACAGTGGGGAAATCGGTTTCCTATGCCATGGGAGACCTTTGCCTTGGAAAAAGACATTGTGAAACCAGGACTCTTTGATCTCAGTTCCAACTATCAAATCCTTCCTATTCGGCAACAAAGTACAGAGAAGTGGATCCTACAGGCATCAAAAGATGTATGGACCGCAGTACAGTGTAAACGAAATGGAAAATACATTCTCTCCTTACAGTGTCCATCGCCCCATTCACGTATTCATATTACACAAGGAGATCGACTGAGATCCGATCGTGTAGAATCGTTGAGTAGCGAGGGGTTCAAACGTAGTCCTTCAGGTTCCGAACAACTCAGTTCGATTCACTTGAACGGATCCGTCATCCTCACATTGGAGCCCCATAGTATTGGAATCATTAATTCAGGCGTTTGTACAAACCTGAACCGTGTAAAAGGGCTACCCTTGCTCTTAGGATATTCGGATTGTTCCTTGGAACTCATCTACATGGACACAGAATAGTCTAAACACTGAACTGTGTTATTTTTATAATATGCCTGTTTTGATTTGTACTACTGCCACCGCCGAGGCTTTAAAGGAGTGGACGGCACAGATGAAGGCTCTTCCTGCTACCTCGACCTTGAAGCAGGAGTTTGCACAAGGAGATCTTACAATTACGGAAGAGGGTGATGCGGTGGTATTCAGTACAGAACGGAGTTTTACCTTTCGTCGTGGAGCCCTAAAGGACGCAGTACAGGCCGAGATAAGTCAGACGCAACGACAGACGATGTGCAGTACCTTTGAACTTGTTACAGCGGATGCAGCAGACAAGTTGAGGACACGATTTCAGGAGGTGTATGGAAAGCGAGCCCGACAAATCGATACTCATGTGACTACCGTGAATGGAACGCAACTCATGTTGGCGCTTCTTCCCGTATCGGTTGTAAAGGAGACGATGTGTAAGATGGGCGGTGAATTGCGTACGATTATCAAAGGAAATACGTCTGCGCTGAGGAAGATTAAGATGCTGTGTCATTTTGTAAACATTCCAGAGACCGACGAGGACATTAAAACTGTTTTTGCGACGAGGTATCAAGAGGGACAGTTTTACGAGTGTCGTGCGGTTCATTGGCGTATTGCCGAGGAAGTAGCCCTGTTTCCGAATTCAGGTATCAGTCTTACAGGTGTGGCAGAGTGGGATGCGTAACTTTATATGTATTCAATCATTGAATCGTTATAAAGACCTAGATTCCTCGTTTTTTGGTGATTCGTTGTAACTTTGTAAATCCCGCCAGACTCCAATCGGTGTCCACGGGCAAGGGTCCGCATAATCGAACATAATAGATAAGGGTGGTACCGTTGGGAATATCATACTCTTCCAAGGTGGCATCTAGTTCCAAGTATCCATTATTATAGCACAAAACCGTATTATTCGCACGAACCTTCAGCAAGGGACTTATGATACCCTTGAGTTCACTGACAGTCATCGTTCTATTCGCAGTAACAGTGGCACGGGCTCCAGCACGACCATCAGGAGGCGTGATGCTCAGCGACAACAACGAGGCGTCTTCCATTTTACAAAGGCGCAAGATTAATCCATAAAGAGCAAGTTTGCGAGTCCATTTTCAAAGCGCATGAAATTCTGTGTAATGAAGAACACTGTGACAGACCATTCGCTATCGGTCGCCCCACCAGGAGGTAGGACTGTCAAGGTCAGCCACAAATCGACTCGACTAGCATTGACACTTCCTGTAGGGGAAAATGAGGAGGGCAATTCAGCAAAGTTGAATCCGTAAATATAGTTACCGGAGCCTCGTATACCACCGGGCATCATCACATTGGCTTGAGAGCGCCACCAATTTTCGTCTTCGTCTGCAAACACAGCCGTTCCCACCATCAGTTGGGCCTTGTGCAACAACGGTCTCTGAGGATTAAAGACAGGGTCGACATCAGGACCGAGTACCGCCCCAAAATTATCCCATTCGGCATACTTTGTAGGCGCATCATTGCGTCGTAAAAAGAAGAGAATCTGTTTGAGAGGTCCGTTGGCATCTGTGAGGGGCAACTTGATCGTAATTGAATTGCCTGCTGGTGTATTTGTAACATACTTGAGAGGTTCAGCAAAGACTGTTTGAACGACTGGATTCATGAGCAGTTCATGCGGTTTTACTAAATAGGGATCTCGATAGGGTTTGTCAAGTTGAGAGATGCCACAGATCATATCGGCGGCCGCAAAGGAAGGAACTGCGGATCCGATGGTGTAGGTTGCAAATTGACGAAAGGGAAAGGAGTAATCACGATATTCAAAGGAGGTACCAAGAGGTGTTTGATTACATTCCTTTGGCATCGAAACCATTCGAACAAGATCTGCAAAGGGTCTTGTCGTAATATGGAATCGTACACGATTCGGTCCAGAGCAGGACAACAGCGGAAACGCCGTGTTGGAGAACTTGGAAAACCAGAAGGGTAGGTAACAATAGACGAGTCCGTCTTCACTGGGAACATGATGTTTGTAGTCTGGATTGGCCTGTACGCCGTACACAGCATCGTCCCATGCAATACCATCTGTAACAGTATGATGCGTTTGATTCCATGTGGTCAACCAATCGCCGGTAAAGGATTCCAAGATAACACCATCGACTTCCATTTCGGCAAGTTGAATCGCAGCAGAACCGAGGGAGGACGCCCAGATCCACATTTGATCTGGTGCAAGAGGAACATAGACACCCAGTTGGACCTGCGCACACACGAGGTTGGATAACCAAGACATGGGTTCAAGGCGTAAGGCAATCCAATGTAGGAAATCGGCTTCCCAGGGCCATGGGACGGAAAAGGTGACTCGTTGACCCCAGTCGGGACGACCGGAAAAGGGCCATACCGTCGTCTCTTGAATGTAGTTTGTATAATGTTTGATGATGGGTTGAAACCGTGTATTTGCTTCATTGGCAGGATACACGGCTTCATCAAAATCTGTACGATCCACGAGGGATACGAGTGTTTTAAGTTCACCGATGGGTTTTGCGTTGGACATCTTATTTATAGGACGGTTTGTTAATTTAGACCATTGACCTTGCCAATCGTATAAAAATAAAGATATTGCACTGATAGTCACTACGCTGATAGCCACTCCTTATCACAAACAGTACACAAATATTGAAATTTCAGTTGCTGAGGTTCAATCTTGATGTATATAGTATCTCGTTTACTAGCATCTGTGGTAGTTGGACATACTGGATTGGGGCAGCGAATGAGTTTGTCATGGGGAAGAGTCGCATCGACCTTGGCAAAGGGACCGATCTTTATGCCGGATGCGGCACCACCGGCACTTGATCCAGAACGAAAGTGCGTCTCTAGAATGAGGGCTTCCTCCGCCGAGGAGGGAACAAAGGGGGCCGTGTATCCACAATTCTTACAGCATTGGTTTACTGCAGTTGACGTCGCAGAGAGGAATAGAAAGTAGTCACACTTAGGACAAAACTGTAGGATCTTCATTTCTTGCTATTCTGGGAGCGGAGTTTAAGCAATGTCAATTTTGTCGGGTGGACCTTCGTTTTCTTCGACTTTTTTGCCGTTTGTTTGTTGTGTTGCGTCTCGATTTCCTTAAGGCGAAATAACTACCATTTGTTGTATAATCTTCTTCAATTGTATTTACTATGATATTCTGTTTTCTATTAATTTCTTCTACTACATCGAGTAAAGGATCGTCATCGTCTTCTTTTGGGTCATACTGCTCAAATATGTTAGATCCAGGTTCGGTGCGACGAAATTCAAATACAATTATATTATTGTATTTATCCCTTGATTCAAGGGGTCTTACTACGAGTGACTTTTTAACTTCACCAGGTTTTTTATAATAAATTAAAATCTCGTCTAAGTTCCTGTTTATACGAAACTGATACTGGCTACGTTCATCATAGTTAATGCCAGTTGTCAAGTCAGCAAATAATTCATGTACACGTTCTTTATTGAAGAGGTTTACAGTCCGTTTAGCGCCCATTGCTGCGGCGGATAAGGCGCTCAAACCGCCTCCGCCCTCTGCTTTTTCTGACATTTATAAGGTGTAATATATTTATACGGTTGCAATCCCAAACATGTTCCAAATAAATCCGTCTGCTAAGAATTGAAACAGTTGTGTGCCTATATTTGACATGGTGATTATGTATGTTCCAGAATTAATGGCTCCTGAGTAATCTGTATTTATGAGAGTTGTTGGCGTACTCACGTATAAAGTATTGCTATATGGTAAATGCATAGTTATCATTCCTTTGTACAAAGTTGCATCTGGAAGGGTAATTGTGATTGATGATAATGCGTTAGGCCAGATTTGGAAGGCGCCACCAAAAAACGAGGGATCAATAACTGTATCCGTTTCGAATCGAATAGGACCCATTTGAGTTTTGGGTCCAATAATTTGACCAATACTTGATACAGTGAGAGTGTTATTCAGTGTTAAACTACCAGTATTATCCAGGTTAAAGAGATTTGAAGTATTATCATTGTTCATGATTTGTAAGGCTCCACTTACATCCAATCGCATATAGATTGTAGACGTAGGATCTGCAGAACTATTGGTCACTCGAAGAAAGTCGTGATATCCAGCACCACTAAAGGTATCTGCGCCATCAATGCTAATGACTGAATCGGTATTTCCAATGTAATTAAAATTAGCCAAGCCTAAGGTGCTAAGACTGTTATTAATTGTTAAAGTGCTATTATAAAAACTCAAGTTTGCTTCAGCATTTGCGGTGATCGCATCAACGGCTGTAAGGATGAGGCTGGTGGACATATTATTAATCGTAAAGGGACCAGGACCTGTTGGACCTGTTTCTCCTGTAAGACCCGTTTCGCCTGTAGGACCTGTTTCTCCTGTAGGACCTGCTTCTCCAGTGGGACCTGCTTCTCCAGTGGGACCCGTTTCAGTGGAATCTGCTCCTGTAGGACCCGTTATTCCAGTAGGACCCATAGGTCCTGCTAAAGTAACATTCGTGCTATTTACCCACGAAACAGAAGATAGAAGATTTGATGGGACGTAAGATACTATGAATCCCAATGGATCTAACGCTGTAACTGTTACATATCCTGGATTTGTTATTATTTCTGGAGTTCCTGGAGATCCTTGGAGTGTCCATTGTCCTGGATTAAATTGCGGGGCTGTTGCTGTGTTTGTGCCATTTGTTCCAATAAACCTATAGAAACTTCCATCGGATGAAGCAACGTTCGGCTGGTCATAAGTTAAACTAACGGACCAAGGCAAGACAGGATACCACCGAACAGGGTCCGCAGCAGGATTGCTTCCTGAATTTCCTGGACCTGATATTAAACTGTAATACCCGCCTGCGTCTGTTACAACATCCGCTGTTTGATATACTGTTGGGGCCTCGCTCCAAGGTGCAATTGCAGGTAGAACTGGTGGCACAACAATTGGGCCATTCACATATAATTCTGCACCAACGGAGACATATTGCGCCTGTCCTGACAAATCTACCTGCATTAATTGTGTTCCAGAGAGATCCACCGAGCCAGATACACTAGGTGAAAAGATGACATAAGAACCAGTTGCGCCCGTATGACCCGTTGGCCCTGTGGCGCCCGTGTCACCAAGCCCTGTTGGCCCTGTTTCGCCTGTAACACCTGTTCCCGCAACTCCCGTAGGACCAGTTTCACCTGTTGGACCTGTTTCTGTTATACCTGTTGGACCCGTTTCGCCTGTAACACCTACCCCCGCAACTCCCGTAGGACCAGTTTCACCTGTTGGACCTGTTTCTGTTATACCTGTTGGGCCCGTTGCGCCTGTAACGCCTACTCCAGCAACTCCCGTAGGACCAGTTTCACCTGTTGGGCCTGTTTCTGTTATGCCCGTTGGACCCGTTGCGCCTGTAACGCCGACTCCAGCAACCCCCGTAGGACCTGTTGGACCTGTTGAGCCTGTTTCTGTTATGCCCGTTGGACCCGTTGCGCCTGTAACGCCGAGTCCAGCAACCCCCGTAGGACCTGTTGGACCTGTTTCTGTTATGCCCGTTGGACCCGTTGCACCTGTAACACCGACTCCAGCAACCCCCGTAGGACCTGTATGTCCTGTTCCATCAAGTCCCGTAGGACCTGTAGCCCCAGTGTCTGTAATACCGGCGGGCCCAGTGGGACCCGTTTGTCCCGTTCCATCAAGTCCTGTAGGACCTGTAGCCCCAGTGGCTGTAATACCGGTGGGTCCAGTAGGACCCGTTTGTCCCGTTCCATCGAGTCCCGTAGGACCTGTAGCCCCTGCACCAATGGGACCTGTATATCCAGTGGGACCTGTCACGGTTGAATTGGTTCCAGCCGCACCAGTGGGTCCCGTTCCTACAGGCCCGGTATTTCCTGTAGGGCCTGTTACACCCATCCCCTGATATCCTCGTGGTCCTTGTGCACCGGTCGCACCTACGGATCCTGTGTTACCGGTGTATCCAAAGACAACGTCGGGTGTAATGAGCAAGGTTCTACCATCACCTGTGACATAGACCTTGCTTGTCACAATCGGCTGATCAAATACAATCGATGCCGAACTAATGTTGAATGAACTCAGTGAAATCTGACCCTGCGACATTCCTTCTACTTACTTCACTTGAAAAGTAAAACTGCGAAAAATATACGCAATACAAAACCCTTATGACGAGCACATCAAACACTCCTTATCCTCTGCGACTGGTTTCGTAGTCACCGTATTGGTCAAAGTGGCCGGCTCGACCGTGAACTTTTGTGCCGACGCCGCAGCCTTTGTTCTCAGATAATAAATGCCCGTCTTGAGTCCCTTACGCCAAGCATAGAAGTGCATCGATGTCAACTTGCGATAATCGGGATCGGCCATAAACAAGTTAAGGGACTGCGACTGACAGACGTAGGGACCACGATCAGCCGCCATATCAATCAAGACCTTCTGTTTGATTTCCCACACCGTCTTAAACAATGCCTGTACATCCTTTGGAATCTCCGCAATTCCTTGAACAGATCCGTTATTAGCGATGATCAAGTCCTTTATTGCAGGCGACCAGACTCCCCTGGCAAGGAGGGCGTTGACAAGGTGTTTGTTGACCACGATAAATTCGCCGGCCAGCGTACGACGGGTAAAGATGTGCGTGGCGTACGGTTCCATACATTCACAATTGCCGAGGATTTGACTGGTGGAGGCGGTAGGCATCGGCGCAATGAGGAGGGAATTTCGGATACCGATGCGACTAACATAGTATCCCAATGTATCCCAGTCAAGACCATCTTCTACCAAGGGCTTCGTCTTCCATAAATCAAACTGAAACGCTCCCTTGCTCATAGGACTTCCCGCATACGTTTCATATGTTCCTTCTACAGACGCTAGGTCGCAACTGGATTCGACCGCCGCATAGTACATGTGAGCCGCAATTCGCTTGTTTAACAAGACCGCCTCCGCCGATTCCCATGCCATTCCTAGCATTGCAAAGACATCAGCGAGTCCTTGGATTCCGAGACCCACTGGTCGATGTCGCTTGTTGGACTTCTCCGCCTCTGGAACAGGATAATAGTTGATGTCAATGACACGGTTCAGGTTGCGAACGGCTATCTTCACGACCTTACGAAACTCTACAAAGTCAAACGCCCCATCCTTCACAAAGGCCGGAAGACTCATAGAGGCAAGATTACAAACGGCAATCTCATCAGGAGCCGAATACTCAATGATCTCTGTACAAAGATTGCTAGACTTGATGGTACCCAGATTCTGTTGGTTGCTCTTCAGATTCGCTGCATCCTTGTACAGCAAGTAGGGCGTTCCCGTCTCAATCTGTGAATCGAGGATCTGAAACCAGAGTTTCTGCGCCTTTACCACCTTACGTCCCCGCCCCTCTTTTTCATATCGTTCATACAGGGCCTTGAAGTCAGCGCCGACGACATCGGCCAGTCCTGGTGCCTCATTCGGACAGAACAAGGTCCAATCACCACCGGCATCGACACGTTCCATAAACAAATCAGGGACCCACAGCGCATAGAAGAGGTCTCGAGCCCGTTCCTCCTCCGCTCCCGTGTTCTTCTTCATATCCAAGAACTGTTCCACATCGGCGTGCCAAGGCTCCAAGTACATTGCAAAGGACCCATTGCGCTTTCCCCCGCCATTGTGCGCAATGCCGAAGCCGTCAACGAGGTAATCATGAACATCATCTACTTCCAAATCGTACAGATTACCAGTAAAGTTGGATTCAAAGATGTCCGTAATCAGACCGTATGAGGGAAGAAGAATCCCATCTTTCTCCGTTAAGACCGTAACGATGGAATCCCCTATCTTCAGGTCCTCCATCGCATGATAATCCGGCTTTACGAGTCCCAGTTCAACACGCTTATCAGCATGGAGGACCGATGTAGGACCCGCCTTGACGGACAAAGCAGGATGTTTCGGAGTCACAGAATTGATGGAAACCAACCCTCGATGTCTCACACACACACGAAGAAGAGGACCCGAATACTCATGTACGACACGGCGACGAACAGCGCAGAAACGGGGCGTCAAGGCTCCCACCGCATGCTTTCCGTCGACCTCCACCTCCTCGGCAGATCCACTGGTCAACACCATATCGCCTGGCCCGACATCGACAATGCGCTTCAGCCCTTCAGCGGTATGAATCAGTGTATCCTCCGTGAAGCACTGGTCGACATATCGGGCTGTATTATTGTAAACACGCATTAGGGGCACAAGACCATTGCTGACGCCCCCCGTACCCTTGATGAGGGATCCTTGTGCCCGAACGTTGGAAAGGCTGAGACCGATGCCCCCTCCGCCCTGACTAATATCCGCACAGTCTTGTAGCGTAGCGAAAATTCCTTTGATCGAATCGGCCTTAATAACAGATAGGAAACAGGACGACAGTTGGGGCCTCTTCGTGCCCGCATTAAACAGGGTGGGCGTCGCATGAGTGTAAAACTTCCGACTCGTCAACTCATAGGTTTCGAACGCCTTAGGAAGATCATGAAGGTATAACCCTAAAGCAACTCGCATCCAGAGATGTTGGGGCCGCTCGACAACGTTACGATTTGTATCACGCAACAAATACGCCTTTTCCATGGTCTTGAATCCGAAGTAATCCAAGAGGAAATCACGCTCGTATTGCATATGCGCTTCGATTTCCGCTGCATTTGCAGTGACGACCGCTACAAAGTCAGGATGAAGGAGAGACGCCGGGTCCCCCTTTCGGTCCTTCACTGCGGCAAGTACATTGACAGCCTCCAGCATCGTAGTAGGTGTATTCTTTTGATGATTACTAATCGCAATACGGGAGGCCAGAGTGCCATAGTCGGGATGTAGGGTAGACCAGGAATACGCCACATGGGCCGTCATCGCATCCAATTCCGTAGTGGAAATGCCATCAATGATACTGGCCAACACCTTTTGGGCCACCTTAACCGGATTTACATTCAGGCCGGCCGAACTCTTTGTGATACGTTCCTGTACCTTCTCGAATGCCACGTCCTCCTTGCGCCCATCACGTTTTAAGACTTGCATGTTCTGCATATTGATGTTGATTTCAGAATGGCCGAAACGCAGCCTCAATTTTTCAAGGAAGGTGCGAGTTTTTTTAATAAGAACTAAATAGAGTATGTCCTTCAAAATGTCCACGGTGATGACAGTTATATATTATGTGGTTGTCATCTATATATTTGTAAAACTTATGCAATACATGGTGCTCAAAAGTGCGGAAGGATTTGAACAATGGAAGGAAATCCCTCGTACACCATTCTTAGAAACGGAGACACCGACAGGATATGCAGATTCTACCGTCATGAGTCCCGGATCCTCTTCTGCGTCGTATCTAGCGTTGAATCTCCAACCCATGGGCACAGAACAGGCAAGAGCCCGTTTTGGAGGGATTACCTCGCAAATCTGTTTGGCTCAGGATGCCAGCGAGCCTTTAAAACCCGTTCACAACTATCTTCAACGCACTAACAATTACAAACGGGATCACCCCGATTCTTGTTCGGCACCCAATCATGAACTGATTGGTACCTTTTATCTCCCTGCCGACGCTGTTCAAACCACTCCTCCTTCAGGTCTTCCGTATCCTCCGTCCACACAATGTGCGTAGAGTACAGGAATGAACAGCCTAAATCGACCCGTATATTTCCTGGTCCGATACTATTCGGAACACATGACGGTATATGCACGTGGAATATCCTGTTTGAACATTCCAGAACTTCATAAGTACCAGATTGAGCGGTATTACCCAGACCGGGCAAAGTTAACGCACCGTTTAATTCGTCTCCAACGCCAATGGCGGTCTAGACGAGCCTACAGAAAATGGTGTTCAAATCCCTTACGATTATTCTATCGAGAGATTTATGGACGGTTTCCGCCTTATTCCGTCAGGGTTATAACCTCCGTTGGTAAGACAAGCGCATTACCCTCATCATCTACAAATTGATGCGTAGTTGTAAAGGAGCCGCCTTCTCGTGCCGTATCGACATCTCGCCAAAAGGATTCGTATGCTGGCTGACCTACACAGGCCCACCAACGTCGATTCCGTAAGACGGTGGTTGTAAACCAGTCTCCGACCCACCAAAGGGTTCGCTCGATAAGACGTCCTTCGTATCCTATATCTGGTGTCCATGCAATTAAACCTTCAAGATCAGATGTAGGGAAGAGAGGACTGTATACATATTGGTATTCATGCGGAGGACCGAACAGTGTGGGAGAGATGACGGCCACAGCGCCCATCCAAGGTTGTTTCGTCTTTGCCAAAACGGCAGGTGTCAGTTCGTTCGATCGTTCATGAGGCAAAGCCGAAAGTCTTGCTTCCACGTATTCAACCGCATCTACATCGCACACCTCGGCTTGTAATTGCATTTGGCACCAATACTCCATGGGGACTTCGCCCGTTAGATCCCGTGTGATAGGGCACTTGATTTCAAGGAGTCTTCCTTGTTTGTCTCCGCTCAGAATTAAGCCGTCTGGACTCGCCGCAAGACGGGGTAAGATTGGATGGCGAACTCGTCCTATATCTCCATTGACAGGACCTCCTGCCACGCAGCGTTCATACAGGGTGCGAACCACTGGCTCGTAACGCCAGCCCCATTTAAACGCACTCAACGACCCCTCTGCGTTAGAACAAAAGACAGTACCACTCATAATATCCACAGTTTCATCTACAGCAAGATCGGCGCATTTCTTTGCAATAACTCCCTTCCGACCATTAGGGGAACCGTACACAACCGTTCCAAATTCATGTCCTGTCAATAATTCACGACTTTCTCTATACCACGATTTTGATTTTTGATCGGTTTGAGGTAGCCCCTGAATTCTTGTGACTGCTGTAGGAAGAGGCTTGAGAGACCGCAAGGCTCGTTCTTTCTCGAATAGAAAGAATTCGTAAATCAAGGCACGAAGAATGACGATGGCGTCACTTTGTCCTCGAATACTACGAAATCCCTGTTTTACCAAGATATCCGCAGCCTGCGTCATTTCGTCATCCATCCAGGTACTTAAGTCCCATTCGTCCTCTAATATAGGAGGATAGGCCCGAACCCAGTCATGGAAAAAGGCTGCACAATCAGAATACACCATGTCTATTCCTTCCTTCGGTTTTTGTTCTTCTGAAACTTCATGAATCATCTTGATGTTTCTTGGTGAGTCGAGTGGCTTCAATTTTGAATAAAGCGGGGACCTTAATATCACCAGTGCGAATCACTTTTAGACCTCGAATGCTTTGAATAACACCATTATCATACGCAACTTGTTGCTTAGTATTAAGTTGCTTATTATCATTAGCCTTGAGTAAGAAGGCGTATAAATCCTTCTGTTCATCAGTCGTTAATCCTGGGTAGGATTCTGCGTAAGATCGAAATTTCTGAAGACGAAGTCCTCGTTCTAATCGCAACCAGGGTTTGGCCAAGGAGGTGGCGGTAGATTCGGCTTGGAAGAAGTCGACTGTATTCGAAAGGGTTGGCTTTCCTGCGACTGTTATTGCATCTGTTATAGAAGGTGTTGCTGCTGTTGCTGTTATTGCTGTTATTGCTGGTATCCCTACTGTAGAAAGAGGTGCAATAACAGTCAAAGGAGAAGGACTGCCACTACGCTTCGTGTTACGTCTAGTACTCTTTACTTTAAACATCTTATATATATTCCTTCAACTTTCGTTTAGACTGTGCGTATAGAAAAAGAAAGAATGAAAGAGAGCCTTTCAGTAGGGATATGGATCCGTCACAGCAGCGATGGGCAGACATCACAAAAGAACGACAAACAAGTATGGCGCCCTTACCTGATCCAACCATTATGGCTCCCGGTATTTCAGGTTTACGCATTCGACGGGAATTCCTGTCCCGTGACGCCATTAATTCAAGGGCGTGGGATCAGTTTCACGCCACACCACCGACGCAGGTCAGCAGTGAGGGGTTACAAACCAAGAACGCACCGCTTTACATGGATATGAATCCCATAGCCTCTCGTACAAATACGGTAACCTATCGAATTCAACAGCAGTATATACCCGATCCTGTACGAGGATCAACCTCCTTGAATGGAATCGCACCGGCTCCAGGACCTATTACGGTTCCACCGTCTACTTTTTCACAAACGCCCTATTTGCAACGATTGGACGCAGCGGGTGATGACGCTCGAAACATTATGCGTGAATTTCGTGGATCTGTGGTGGAAGACAATCGAGAACGGGCGAATGACGCCGATCGCAGTTTGACACAGCGACAATTTACGGATCGTTGGTTGCCTCAAATGGCGGCTTCGGACGCCCAGTCCTTACAGGCCTATGAATTGTTGCGTCCGAAGCAGGATAATTGGCGTGCGACGTCATAGACCAAACTATAGGACGCTATCCAAACGACACAATTACATCGCACTCGTGGATATTAACCTTCTTCATAGCCGACGCCGTTAATTCGCAGCGTTTCTTTCGTCCACTTCCTGAACTGGTCTCACTCACACTGTTGGAACTGCTGCTTACGGCTGTTGACGCTTCCGACGCAGATCTTGAATAATGTTCTTTTAGAGTTTTATTCATATCCGTCTCAATCGTATCTCTGTGCTCCAACACATACTCAAGGATATTCTTCTCCAAGAACCAACGAAAGAAATTGAGTTGACCAACTGTCGTGACAAAGGGCTCGACACCTCGTGCTTGAAACATAATACGTTCACGACGGCAAAAGGGATCAAACAGTCGCTTACTGTATGCATTCAATTCTCTCTTGTAATGAAAATACACGAGGAAATGTCGCCCCCCTGAGGTAAACGAGGTATTCATCTTCTTCGCAAAATTTGTGACAAAGTAATCAACGAGTCGCAAACTAATGGGCGACGTACCTGTTACGATAGGAAGAAGTTTTTCCAGATGTCCCGGCACCGTGTAAAATTCCTGGAGCCACGTAACGACGTGGTCCTGCTTACACTGAATGCGGTTCTTGACCGTCGTAGAACGTCGTTCAAGAGGGCCTGGTGTGGTCATTCGTATATACAGTTAGGGGTTCCATAGATTTAGGCCGATGTGTCTTTTGATGGTGCGAATAACAGCCAGAAAAACTGTAGTTGGAGACTAGAGATGCCGCCGAAGCCAAAAAGGGAGTCAATAGTTACAACACGCAAACAGAAAGAAGAATTAGCAAAACAAGCGATTGCTGCTAGGGAGAGAACTATTGCCACAACTCCCCCATCATCACCTGTAACGAAAAAAGTAACATCCCCTCCTTTGACAGATCCCTCACAAACAAAAGCAACTTCCTCGACGAGTCCATCGGCTACGAGTACTGTAACTGGACTAAGTACCAGTGCTGAGTCTGACTCAAAAGAAGAACAAGGCCCTGCTCGGATAAGAATCGTCACACCAACGGCCACAACAGCAGCGACACCTCTAATGAGTACAACACCCACTGTAGGAGGAGCAACAACCGCAGCAACAGCAGCATCAAAAGTAGCAAGTACAACAGCAACAACAGCAGCAACGGCAGCAGCAGCAACAACAGCAGCAGCAACGACAACAACACCAGCAGCAACAACAGCAATAACTACTGTAGGAGGAGCAACAGCAGTATTACCAGCATCTATTCCTGGTGAAACCTTGATTCAAGTAAATATTGGACAGAGACCCTTTTTTATTGGAAGTGGGCCTGCTGCGGAAACAAGGCGTAGAGCCTATTTTACAACACCTCGCACAACCGGTTCTTTAGTGAGAGGAGAACAAGAAATTATTGACTATTTCGGAATTGATGCCTTAGGTATGGCAATTCAATTAATGCCTGATTTTTTTAAAGATCTTCCATCTTGTACATCAGACACAAAGGCGTTTACGAATAAAAAATGTCAATCTGTGTATCAAACATTATGGATGACAAAGATGTCCCGGACTACAAAAGCGCAAGCGGCTCTTACTGCGGATTTGACAGCCTTACAACCGTTTGGAAATGATACAAATGCACTGGATTTAGCGCAATTAAATGCCTTAATGAATCTTACACATAGAGATATGTTAACAATTCGTGTTCGTGAATTAGCGAATGTCTATAGAATCCCTATTCTCCCATAGTAATTATTTTTTTTTATAAAATACATAAATTACGGTACAAATCAAAAATACTTCTAAAGTAGAGTGTAAGAAGGATGTCAGGAAATCCAAAACCGCCGCCCCTACCATCGGGTTTATTTACAGCAGCGATGAAGGCGTCAGGTCCTTCTCTTAGTTCCTCATCAAGTAGTTCGTCGGCATCAGCACCCGTTATACCACCTACAGGCGGTTCTTCGGCATCAACACCCGTTATAGCACCTACAGGCGGTTCTTCGGCACCTCCTGCAGGCGGTTCTTCGGCATCAACCCCTACGCCTCCAGTTGTAGTACCAGGAGGAGGTGTTCCGCCTGCAGGAGGTGGAAGTTGTGGTGGTCCAAACTTTCCGACAGAAGACCAACTTCGTATATTGATTCGAGATAGTTTATATACGGAACGTACAGCAAATGAAGAACCGCATGCATTTTGGGCAGCAGCACCAGCACAATTTCCACCCTTTGTGGAAGCAGACTTTTGCGCTTATCTGGAAGGACGGATGAATCGCTCTCAATATAGACGATATTGGGAACATATTCATGCCTTGTTATCACGAACCTATACATCCTTGCAGTCTTCTGATAGCAAGACCATTGGGGAACAAGAGTTATTACGAAGTATTCGAGCGATGTTGGATGCCTTTGGCACACAATCGATTGGGAGCCCCGTATCCACTGTACCTCCTCAAGGAGTACCTCCAGGAGGCGCATGCCCTTGTCCTGAACTTGCTGCACAAATTGCGACAATAAACACAAATCTTACAGCACTTCTTGCAGCGGCACCGCAAGCAGGAAATCCAGTACAAGTTCAAAATTTACAACAATTGATAACGGAACTACAAACCCAATTGGCTACAGCAAGGACGCAACAATCAGGTACAGCAACGGGACCTACTCCCTCTGGAACGTCTGGTGTTGTAAATCCATCTGGTACTGATCCAGCCAGATTGGCGGAACTGCAAGCGCAATTAGATGCTAAAAATATCGAACTGACTCAATTGCGGGCTGATCTAACTCAAGCAAGGTTGGACTTAACCACTACACAAGAACAGTTTAATGAGGCTAATACGAGAGTCGGAGCACTAGAAGAACAGGCTAGAAACTTACAAGCGGCGATTATTACTTCAGAAAATCAAGTTAGAAGTTTACGAGAAGAGTTAAATACAGCAAGATCACAAGCAACCGAAGCACAAGCAGTCGCAGCACAAGCAGCCGAAGCAAGCGCACAAGCAGCCGAAGCACAAGCAGTCGCAGCACAAGCAGCCGAAGCACAAGCAGCAGCAGCACAAGCAGCCGAAGCAAGAGCAACAGCCGCTGAAGGTGCCGCTGCCGCAGCAGCCGCAAGACAAGCAGAATTAGAAGCGCAGTTAGAAGGCGCCGAAGCCGCCTTAGTCAAGTCCCAAGCAGACTTACAGACAGCACAGGACCAGAAGGCCGAAGCATCCGCACAGGTTACAGCCTTGACTGCTGATCTGGAGGCCGCTAGAACAAGAGCCACAGAGGCTGAAAACAAGGTCAATGTCGCTGTCACCTCTCTTGAAAACCTAACAAAGATATGGAATACACAAAAAGAAAGGATGATTGTATCAGGAAGTGCCACAAACGCTGAAGTAGCAGCACTGAAAGCAAAGTTGGCTGAGAAGGAGAAGGAACTTGTTGCGTTAAGAGGTAAGGTTCCATCGTTAGATCAAACAGTCGCTCTAGGAAAGTTGCGTACAGATTTGGATACAGCAAATGCAAAGGTTGCCGAGAAAGAAGCCGCAACTGCAGCGAAGGAAGCAGAACTAGAACGATTAAGGAATGAGTTGAAGTCTGCGCAAGATCAGATTCAAGCCTTACAAAGAGCAGGTTCTGAGGCTCAAGCAACACTCGAAACTGCGGAGAAGGCTCTGCAAGGTACAAGTACTCAAGATGCTGAAATTACGGAATTAAGAGCGCAACTTGAAGCGGCCCAGACATCTGCAGAGCAGGCACGAAATCAACTACGACTACAGGAAACCGTGATCGCTAATTTACAAAAACAAGTCGATGAGACAAAGGGAGCCTTGTTGAAGATACAGGAGGAACTTGAATATACACGAAAGGATGCGTTTGCCTTAAAGAAACAATTAACAGAAGCAGGATCCTCTTCTCAGGCTGCTGTAGCAGAGTTACAGGCTGCGCTAAAGAAATGCGAGCAAGAGAAGGCTACATCATTACAAAATGCAGAACAAACCATGGCTGAATTACAAGCACAAAATAGAGATCTGGAACGAAATTTAGATGGTATGACGAAGAGAAATGCGGAATGTAATCATCAACTTGAATCATTAACTGAGTCGAATCAAACTATACTAGATATGAAGGACTTGGAAATAGAAACCTTACGTGAATCTAAAGATAATCTTGAAACAAGGATTGCGGCAATTGAAGCACGTACGCAAAAAGCACTCAATAATGCTCGTACAAATAAAAATACAAGTCTTACAGAAGCGACTACGCAATTGCAAGCGCAATTTGAGGCAGCGCAGACGCAATTTACAGCCGAGAAACAGGCGTTGGAGAACCGCCTTACCAACTTAACGGATCAACTAGCCATCGCTACAACAAAGGCGAGTGAGAAGGAAGCGGACTTACAAACCCTTCGAGACGAAAAGGCCAGAATCACAGGACTACTTGGTAATTCAGACGATCTTGTAACAGCAATTCGCAGCCTTCAACAAGAACTCGACGAGTTACGAAATCAGAAGGCGACAGACGATAACAAACTGTTTGAATTAACAGAGGCCGTGAACCAAAAGGAGAGGACTCTAGCAGAGCAAACAAGTCGTCTTACATCCCTGGAAAGCGAACGAAACAGTCTTCGTCAGCGATTAACGGAGGAACAGGAAGGTTTTAACATGAGAATAAGTAAAACGAAGGAGGCAGCGAATTCAAAGGAGGCGGATGCGATTGCGGAACTAGAAGAGCGTTTGAGGATTGCGGAAGACTTTCGAGACGGGCTTCAAACAGATCTTGACGCTACGAGAGACCAATTAGCCGCCCTTCAAGGAGAGTTGGTGGCAGCACAATCCCTGGCTGCTTCAAAACAAGCCGAACTCGACGCATTTGCAACCTTGCTTCCCCCCGCAGGTAATGCAACTCAAGATCTGTTAGCACGACTTCGAACCTTGCAACAAGATCTGGAAGCAACCAAAGCCGCAAGACGTGAATCTGATACACAATTTGCAGAGCATGCATCTCAAGTTGCTGAATTAGATAGGCTTATTTATAAAGACGCTGCTAAAAGTGCTACACCTCGTACTCTTGCGGAACTTATATCACGTACTCGAACTTTTTTGCAGAACTGTGATAAGACGAATTTGGAAAAGGCAGAGATAGTCAAACGACTAAAGGCCCTTCAGTCTAAGAGTGATGCAAGTGAAGCCGAGTTAGCAGGACTAAGAGCAAGTTTAGCAGCAGCACAACAGAATGCGGCCAGTCTTACATCTCAGTTAGACGCAATTCGAGCAAGCACAGCCAAAAATGTCGAGACGGCAAGAAGCACCGCAACATCAGCACAACAGCAAGTCATTGACGATTTGGCATTACAATTAAATGCGGCAAATGAGGCCATTGACGAGTTGCGCAGTCGCTGTGACGACAATCTAGCAGAACAAGAAGCAACGATTACGCAACTCACTGCAGAAGGGGAGAGACACAAGGAAAGTACCAATAAATTAATTACGGAGTTACATGATATTACGAAAAGGGTAAAGGAGTTGCAAGAAAATCATAGAAAAGAATTAGAGGATATCCATACATTTTACGGAGGGGCTGTCACTGGATTATCAAATTACAGTGAAGGAATGCGTCAACAAGGAGTGAGAAATGCAACAAATGCGTTTCTACTAAATCCTGGAGGAGGCCCTAGCAGACCATCTCCTTACACAGCAAGTGATTTTGCTGGGATAAGACCTGCTTCTAGTTCGAGCAGTGCCTCCGCCCCATCCAGTGAGTCGTGGGTTGTAAAGCCGCATCAGGCGCAAGCATATCCCGCAGGTTCACGACCCATCGACAGCCCCTATTCACTTTCCAGAGTGACACAAACGGGTCCTAAAAATGCCTCGGGTGTTGCGGGTCCCACTGGTGTAGTAAACCCAACGCTGACAGCAGAATCGAAAGCACTAGCACGACCACCCTTTGTTACAGGGAAACCACACCTCAACCTACCGGAACCCTCCACTGCTTCTTCAAAACAACAAACCACGATAAATTCACCAGGCAGAGCAAGTATGGTCCCAAAAAAGACGGGGTCACGCCGTAAACAAAAAGTAAGTCGTAAGACTAGGAAGAATCGCAAATGAACCTGCTTCTTCAAATGAAATACAGTTTTTACACCACTCTGGTGTTTTTCCTGCTCGCCGCCCCTGAAACATACAAGACCATCCAGCATGTTCTAGGTCCTTACACAGGTACCTTGTCTACAAACGGCTGCCCCTCCATGCTCGGCCTCGGTGTTCAAACAGGTCTCTTCTTTGTCGTCATGCTCGCCCTCCTAAGCATTCCCCGACAGTAAACGCACTGGCACTCGGTTTTCTTTAGACCCCAAAGGGATCTAAAGAAACTCACGGATAAATTCAGCCCCACAAATTTCTGTCCCAAACACACAGACCTGCAGTTTCAACGGCTTCAGAATCAAGTCCCCCACCGCCTGCTCCCGAGTCTTCTTTCACAGATCACCTCTTATCGTCAAACCACCTACACACTCCGTGACTTTGAAGCCGAATCGAAGTCCCTATCGATGCGATACAACTGGATGTTGGGACCAGCGAACACTGTCATAGCCTTTTGTAAAACAGAAGAAACCATCAAAACCAACGCCTTGTATATTTCCTCCTTCCTCATTCATCCGGAATATCGAGGTCAAGGATTAGGCGGAACATTCTTATCGAATCTGTTGGAACAAGCAAGACGGGATCAATATAGCAAAGTCCTCCTAAAAGTTCATGAAGATAATCCGATCGCAAAACAGTTATACGAATCTCATGGATTTCAGTCTAAGCAAAAATGGAACAAACGCTACGAAATGGAATACCTAGGTTAGAACTCTCCATACATCTGTCGCTTTAGTTCCGTTTCAATCTCGTCACACCAAATGTGCAAGGCGTCTATTTGATTTACGATAAAGGAGGCTCCTAACTTTTTAAGAGACTCCATATCGCCGGCTACGCATCGCCCTGCTTGAATTGCAAAGACAAGATTCATTCCGAAGGAATAGACTCGTTCCGATAAGGCTTCTGTAATAATATGAGATCCAAAGACATCTGTAAAGACAAGTGTGTACAATTCGCCGATATCTGTAATGGCATCGCCGTTGGATAGCCATTCATCAAAGACTAGATCATTATCCTCAACGACTTGATTAAGATGGTCAATCAGAAGACAAACAACCTCGGCGCACTTGGCTTCATAGGACATGGTGTGTCATATCCAATTGTCAACCAAAGGGTTCAACTTTTCTCACGTTTACACTTGCGAGTCTTCCGATGCAAAAACTCTCCGTAGACCTTCATCGCCGCTCGCATATCGGCTGTTTGATTCGCATGATGTTTTGCCCGATAATACATGGCTGTTGCCGCTTGATGCTGGTAGGCACAGGGAAACCGGCGCAAGGCTCGGACAGAGGCTCGGGCCTTCTTTGCCGTTCCATATCCTAGGGACGTCAAACGGGGCTTGCCTCGTGGATTATCGTTGAATAGTTGGGACATTCCTATCTAGACGTTTGGAAAAATTGAACTGTAACGACCCTGCAACAATTCCTTGTCCTTCCTTTCATGAATATCTTCTTTCTACACTCGAATCCACGAAAATGTGCACGCTATGCGTGCGATAAACATGTGGTAAAAATGATTCTCGAAACATGTCAATTACTGTATACTTGTCACTGGGTTCTAGCACTCCCAAAAACACCGGATTTATCCACGGCTCCCTGTAAGAAAGGTAGCAAGGATCCCGGCTACAAATCAATAAGTCACAATCACCCGTGTGGAAAGTGGGTTCGTGCGTCTGTCCTTCATTACCTATGGTTATCTGAATACGGCATGGAGTTGCTCCAGGAATATCGATACCGGTTTGGATCGAAAAAGATTCACTCCTGTCAAGTCCATCTAGAATGGTTACGATCTCATGTGCCGGCCACTCTTCCTTTAGTTGCCTGGTCCCGTCCTGCGTTAGCGATGCCTGATGAATTCAAGGTGGGCGATGCGATTCGATCGTATCGTCGGTACTATTTGGGTGCGAAGGAACACATCTTGAAATGGACGGGGCGACATGTACCTCATTGGATTTCGCCGTGAACACGTTCTGACTCCTTTTTTTTCAGGCATATGAATAGAATGTCCTTTGCATATGCGCAATTTACCAAGGAGCGATTTGCTGCGGTCAAGGCCGCTCATCCTGAAGCGAAAGGCATAGGAAATATTGCCAAATATATTGGCGCTGAATGGAAGGCCTTGTCCCCTTCTGCAAAAAATGCCTACAAGAACAAGATTGTGCGTAAGACTCGCAAGGCGAATAGCCCTCCGAAATCTCCTGCTAGATCCTCTTCTTCTTCTTCTTCTTCTGCTGCTGCGGTTGTTGCTACTTCAGCAGGCCCTTCAGCAGGCCCTTCAGCAGGCGCTTCGACAGGACCCAGTTATTTTGATGAAGATTTACTAGCCCCGGTCGGATTTAATCGTGTGTCGCCCAAAAAGAATTCTCCCAGGAAAAATTCTCCTACGAAGAAGGCAAAGCGAAAGCCCAACAAGTATGCTGAGTATGTGCGCAACGAGGGGGCACGCATTCGCCGAAACAATCCCGAGATGGCACAGATAGATGTTGTGAAAGAGGTGGGGAAGAGGTGGCAGGCTCAGAAGGGGTCTGCGTAAAAAAATAGCATGAACAGTTAGAACATGTCATCGAACAAGAATCCTCGGTATACTACACCTCCTGCATCTACGGGACCTCGCCCATCGAATAATCCTCCTGCCCTTCCTCCTAGAAAACCTGCCGGACCTGCTGGTCCTACCGTTACAGGTGTTATTAAGCCGTTTGGGAAATTGACTCTTGGAAAGTCTCGTAAGAATAGTCGTAAGAATAATCGCAAGGTGAATCGCAAGAATAGTCGCAAGAATTCACGCAAGGTAAACCGCCATTAAACCAAACTTTATCCATAGATTATGGATCCGGTTTGTTAGAGAAAATGTATAAGGAGGGATAACACGATAACGGCTGCTATAATAAGGCACACAATCTTCATTTGTCTTTGTGCCGAGGTTTGTAGTGGAGTTTGTACTGGAACTTGTGATGACATTTGTACAACGGCTCTTGGGACAACCTTTGGAACAGGAACAGGTTTATAGCCCACTGTTTCTTTTTGAAAGACCTCCAATGCATAATAATGATCTGTTTCTAATTGGGAGGTAGGTTGAACGGCTACCACCGTGACTTGTGGTACTGCGTTATGACGATGAATCAGCGACCGCAAGGCGTAATTTGGTGTCAGACCTGCAGTTGTCATAACTTCTCGTGTCATTGGACTTGTATTGTGTGTTCGTAACCATTCTGTAATCGCAGACCGTTCATAGGTGCGTCCATCCGATCCGAGAACAGGGTCCACCATAACAACCTGTGTGATAGGGCATATGTATTCATCAGGAACAGAACTCATCCTTCCTATATCAAGAGCCCCGAAAGTTTAGGCTGTCTTTTCTGTCTCCCGAGTAGAATCATGCTATTACCGGTTCTTGCCGCCATGTCATGGTTCGCATCGATCGTCGCCTTTCCCACATGTAAAAATGACGCTGGGAAGGCCGTGGATTCCTGGTTTATGCTCAAAGGACCCAAGGGAACAGAGTCGCTGTACTATGATGCTACAACGAATGGATTCGTAAAGCCCGCTCATGATCTCAATAGTACAACCACAGGTGCTTTAGCAACTACCTTACAACAATTGTGGTCGGAACAAACAACCGACTATCTTATATTTAATGATGAGCCCGCTGGTTCGACCGTCGTCAATTTTACAGTGGGGCATACCAAGGGCATTTGGGCGTGGAATGTAGCCCAAGATGCTGCCATCATTCTTCAACATTCAGTACCTCTGTTCCCTCTAGGTCCAAAGCAAACAACCAAGTACAAAGGCTTGGGAGGGAATGCATGGATGTATGGACAGCATTTCGCATGTTTTACGCTTTCTATATCGGATTTGGCCATAATCGCCGAGCAAACAGTTCTTACAGTTCCAGACTTGTATGATACAAGGATTTCTTCAACAGCACCGACCTCCTTACAATTATTAGCAAAAGGCGCATTTAGTCAGGCCCCCCTTTGTACAAACACCTCGATCCAGACGTTGGGAGGATTAGAACTGTCTTATTATGCAAAAAGCACGCAATGGAATAATGAACTATATGCCGAGTGTATTGCACCGAATGAACAGACGTCCTTATTGGTTGAATCTTGGATCCGTGGATCTGCAGAAGGACCGTCATGCGAGACCCAACAAGTTCTGGATGTTCAGAATGTGTCGTATCCATATGGATTGATGTTTTCCGAATACAACGATCATAGCAAGTGGGCGGTGTCGACAACATCTGATACAGTCTGTGCGTCCGACATCAATCGAATGACGACTCAGTATAAGCGAGGAGGGTCTGCGTTTTGTTTTGAGGACGCCACTCTTTCGGATGTCCTTCGTACATCGATCACTAAAACTGATTCGTGTTAGGAAAAATAGAGACCTAATACAAGATGAACTGGCAGGTTCTTGGATATGGTACTACGCTTGCATTAATGGATGTTGTAATGATGCCTGTTGTAAAGTTAGTTTCTATAGGTAAACTGCCAATGTGGGCAATGGCATTTACGACGCTTATGTACGCAGGAGGTCCCTGGGTCTTTTTACAAGCATTGAGTGTGGACGGGATGGTGGTGACGAATGTTATATGGGACTTGGTAAGTATTGTGATAGTGACCTTGTTTGGATTGGTCTTTATGGGTGAGAAAGTGAACACAGTGAAAAAAATAGGTTTAGCCCTTAGTTTTGTTTGTATTTATTTGTTGGGTCTCGCATAATGGCGGAGTCTTGGTCTAAAAACAACTTGCGTCATATAGTTTAGAAAAATGCGTGTCCTCTCTCTTATCGCCGCCATGCTCTATGTCGCATCTGCTACCACCATTCCTATCTATAACCAGACGGCATTGGTCGCCAGATCTGAGTATTTTTTTGCGCCTCCGCCTGGTCCCTCCACGTCGTCGCCTCCCACCTCCAGCCCTCCTTCCTCTTCTTCCTCCTCTGGATCCCCCCCTTCTAGTTCTTCCTCTGGTTCCACAAGTACCGGTGGATCGAGTACCTCTGGGAATTCGACTAGCAGTTCTTCTTCTTCGGGCGGGTCTGGCTCTTCATCTGGCACAGGATCATCCTCTGGGACTTCTGGTGGTTCAGGCAGTGGTTCTGGAAGTTCAGGCTCAGGTTCTGGAAGCGGGTCTGGTAGCAGCGTTTCCTCGAGGGCTTATTACCAACGTCGAAGGGCTCAACTGATGGCGATGTAAAGAGTTGTATTATATTATGTTATGTAAAATCTTTACATATCATAAGGATGTCCTATGGATCAATGGTGTCAAATGAAAGTGACTATGAGTACAATTCGAATTATTATGATAATTCGAACACGAATGAAAGTAACCGAAATAAGGCGGCCTATGTTGCGAAAGGAGGGTTTGGATGCGTTGTAAAACCGGCCTTGGACAATGTAGTAGGGGGTGTAAAGAAGTCCTTCCCCGGCAATGTCAGTAAACTATTCAAGACCGAAAATTCTTATAACGAGGCGCTTGCTTTCAGTAACAAAGCCTACAACATTATGGGAAAAAACGAGGGTCAAAAACTATCAAGATATGAAAAAAAATTTAAGGGATCTAATCTCAGACGTGCTACACGAAGGGGGTGTAAGATTTTGGGCGACAAGCCTCTCTATGTTGTAAGAATGAAGGACTTGGGGAAGGATATTGCACACATTGAAGATTATTACAAGGAGTTGCGTGAGGTGCCCTTTCTTACAATGATGGAACAAATTGTGAAACTCTTTCGTCAGGTACATTTGGCTTATACAGCAGGATATGTTCACGGAGATATTCGAGAAACCAATATTATGGCGAATCCAACCACAGGCGTTCTCACTCTTATCGATTTTGACTGGTTTATGCCGAAGGGTGACTTTTTTAATGAGTATTATGATGCACTTGGATTTTACAGCAACCCACCGGAATCTCTCGTCGTGTATGAATTAGAGGAGTTTAAGATATCTAAAAGTGAAAAGAATACCAAACTTGAAGATTACCGAAATTATGCAAATAAGTTTCGTACACATCCTATTACAAGAGAACAAATGCGAATTGCACATGAGAAAAATATGCATTATTTATTAGTACAAAAAAAGATTCAATACAAACCTGTAGACTCACAGTTTTTTTTGCTATGCAATGAGATGTTCGAAGGCTTTGACAGTTATGGACTGGCAATGACAATGAATTACTTATTTATGTATGTATATCCAGGAGACTTGAAGACACGTATTACAAATCGTGGTGTGCCTTACACGGCTGCGGAGATCAAGATTATTGAAGATGTTGTTGCAAATCTGAAAGGACTGTTTGAGAGAATGATACATCTAGAGGTGAGTAAGCGTATAACCATTGAGATTGGGTATTCTGCCGTCGAGGAACTGTTGGAAGAATACAAGACAAAGATTGCGACGGTCCCGGGATACACGACTCCACCTAAAAAGGTAAAACCTGTCACACCGCCTATACCTGTTGCACCACCTTCTAGTCCTGTGTCGGCACCAAAGAATCGTCGATACACACGCCGCCGTCGTTGAAAAAAATGAATTCCTGACACACAAGAGTTGGTAAGCAAGCCATGCTGATTCTTACTGACGGGACACATGAAATACGTTTAACGGATCGAGAATGCGTTGACCTTGAGTTAAAACTCAATGTCAGCGCATATGGAAAATTATGGAGTCACATTGGTGACGCATTATATGAATACGGATCAAAAAAACTAACCACAAACAAGGAGTTTATAATTTACAAAGACGAAATAGACTTTCTAAATCGTCTATTGGAAAAGGCTACGTGGGAACAATGCCAGGGAATGAAATAATTTGATACAAAAAAATATCGTGTATAAAATTTTTGTAATAAAAACTGAAAATTATTTACATCAAGAAATAGGCGCAAAAAGTTTTCGTAAGAAATAGCGCAAATTATTTACATCAAGAAATAGGCGTATATATAATTATAAAGAAATAGGCGTAAAAATGAAATACAAGAAATAGCGCAAATTATGTATATCAAGAAATAGGCGTAAAAATAAAATACAAGAAATAGGCGTAAAAATTAAAATCAAGAAATAGCGTAAGAAATGATAAAAATCGCAAAAAAACAAAAAAAGTTCTAAACGGCCGGGGTTTTTCAGTGAAATTCATAAATCACGTGATTTATGAATTTCACTAAAAAACCCGGCCGTTTAGAACTTTTTTTGTTTTTTTGATTTCTTATGCCTATTTCTTGATTTTATGTTGTTTAGAGAATTTGCGCTATTTCTTACAAAAACTTTTTACGCCTATTTCTTGATTTTTATTTTTACGCCTATTTCTTGATTTAAATATTTTGCGCTATTTCTTGATTTAAATAATTTTCAGTATTTTTTACAAAACTTTTTACGCCTAATTCTTGATTTAAATAATTCGCACAATTTCTTACAAAACTTTTTACGCCTATTTCTTGATTTTTATTTTTACGCCTATTTCTTGATTTAAATATTTTGCGCTATTTCTTGATTTAAATAATTTTCAGTATTTTTTACAAAACTTTTTACGCCTAATTCTTGATTTAAATAATTCGCACAATTTCTTACAAAACTTTTTACGCCTATTTCTTAATTCCTAAAAAGGCTTTGTAATCAAGAGTCTTACAATGTTCAATCATCGCCTCGTGTTCTCGTTGTTCCCTGGCTTGCTTGAAAGGTTCATTACGTGCTTCTACAGCCACATCTAGTTTTTGGATACGATCTCTTGCTTGGGTTATCTCTTCCAAAGACTCGAGTACCTTAATAACCCTGTATTTCAGTTCTATAATCGCCGTTGGGAAAAATATAATATTATCCTCTGGATCACCATTGTATAACTCGTCCTTATCCGATGTAGAATGAGATGTATCATCATAGGTCAACTTCTTTAGGATTTCTATATGGGATATCACATTCTTATGGATCAAGATTCGTTCTACGGGCATAGTTTCATCTTCCAGATAAAAATATCCTTCAAACTTTAAGGTATCAGGCGTATATTCATGCAAGGTAAGAATAAAGGGACGTCGTCCAATTAAATGATTGTCAAAATGTATGTCGGAATCCATCATAATCATATCTTGTGAAAGGGGCTTTAAATCCATATCCAAGTTTGTTAGAATATAAACCCAAGGATTAAAAAAGAAGTAGATGCCCTTGCGACAAGATTTCGAACGGTTTCAACGACTTCATAGTTGGTACAAACATATTCCATTAGAAGGTCAAGATTTTTACGCCTTTCAAGCCGTCGGTGAACAAGCGAGAAACGGAGTACATCCACAAGTTGCTGATCTGTCTGGGATTCATTGGCACTTTTCTGGATACAAACCTGAAGGAATCGAGTCTTACAAAACACGAGTGGGTCCCTTCTTACGAGGTGTTGAAGGTATGCATGAAAAGATGTCATGGGGACTCTGGATTATTCGTGATCTGAATCCTACCGGGTTTCGACAGTTGATTGAAACCAAATATCCTCAATGGGTTGATGTTAACTGGGCGTCCATTGAACATATAATTGACAATCCAATTGTTATCGAACTGTTTGAACGGGAAGTGGCCGATTATTGGGATGAATTGATTCGAACAATTCCTGATACGCTTCGAGGGTAAGGTATCTTACCAGAAGTCCTTTTGGCCTCCCTTCCTAGAATAGCCTCCTTTCTTGTTACGCATCCCCTTTCTCATCTTACACGTGTTCGGATGATGGTAGAGGGTGAAGAAGTGATCCAAGCCAGCCTTATGAACAACAATCTGTTTTACCCGGAACATACGGCACTTATTACCCGATGTGTAGGGCTTCAAGATTGCGCTTACAAACAGATTACAAATGAACAATGCGATGTCTGCAACAATCTTACTGAATTTACCGAGTATATCCGACAACACTTTCACCAGGTTAGTTTTATAAGTATTCAAACGGATAGTTTCCTACCAGATGGAACCTATTCTACCTTTGAAATAATCCCGCCTAACTTACTGTCCTTTGCTTTTACAGGACAATCTATGTTTGAAGAGAGTCTGAATGCCATACCTGATGATGAGGACCTGATCTTTATTTACCGACGTGTTCAGGAGAGGTATCGAAGTGCTGAATCAAAACAATACACTCCCTTTCATAGCCTTATTGATGGAGGTCTTATTGCCGGACTCGCCTGTGTGCCCATAGACCTTGAAACCGTGGAAGGAATCTTTCAGAATACTCAAACATGGCCTGAATACATCCGACGCATCGATCAGGTCCTGAAGGACCTGGACGTGCCATTAAACATGCGATTTAACTTTTTTCGGTATTGGTTGCCGTCTTTTATTCATAGTAAGGCGAGCGTTCCGGCTTTATGGGTTTGGAGGCTGTGAGGAAAATCAAGGGAAGAAGTAGAACACATGGCAGACTTTGGTTCTGCTGCTGCGATTACCGAGGGTGTGACCTACTTGACATCCACAGTGGATGGAACAATTATGAGTGAAAAGAATTGGAGAGATGTGTTTAAGGATGGCCGTGTCCCTGCAGCAGCCTTTGCCGCAAATGAAAGCCCACTTCCTCCCGCTTTATCCGAAAAATTAAGTAGTATATGTAGCCGTATTTTTACACCACCTGCTACGGCTATAGAAAGTCCAAACAGTCCTGATGAACTTGCTAAATTTGAAAAACGTGTGATGGAGGGACTTTTAGCAGGATACCATACACCGTATCCTGTGAGTTGTTTACAAAAGATCGATTTTACAACACTACAAGACCTTGTTGCAGCAGATGATGCCAAGGAAGGTCGTACGGCGGCCCAAAAGGCACTTGGATCATCGTCTTTATTAAAGAAATTGCCTGATGAGATTCAATACGGATTTCACGATAATTTGTACAAGCCTCGTGATTACAAGGAAGATCTCGTTACCATTCACGGTCCTGGTGCTGTCATGGATCCGTTTACACGCACAATTCCTACATCGCAGTTTACAGGCGCAGGAAATCAATCAGGTCAAACAGTGTATTGGTTTCCTACAGTGGCTCCTGATATGCAACCAGACATGTGGAGACAACTTGGATTTGAAACCTTACAAACTGTGGAGGCAACTTATGCTTTAGGAATCGTTACTGTCGTGATAAATACCGGAAATGGTCCTGAAACTTACACAATGGATTTACAAGGTAATGTGCTCGGAGCAACACCCACTCCAAATCCCTTCGGAGGAAATGCTGACAAAAACAAGTGGTTACGCATTACAAACATTGCAACTACTGCGAATAGGCGTAATGCTGATAAACTTGTGCTTTTTAAGGAAGCCTTGGGCGATACGAAACAGGTTATCGATGCGAAATTGTTTTTAGGAAACCGAGGATCTAGTGGATGTGTCTTTACAAGCGACAACGTAGTCTTACTGATGTCTTTAGCGGCCAATGTTACTTGCTGTGCTGGAATTTTAAAAGGTGCGTCGGATCCAACAAAACAACTCCATCAAGGAATGACCTATCTCCCTTCAGGATCCATTGATCCAATGGCGGTCAAAGCCGGATTTAGAATAATGTGCGCTGAATACAATGCGAAACAAGTGGCAACAATTCTTAATGGTCTTAATTATGGATTTATTTCAGTGGATGGTGATGATAATGCGTCGATTAATCCTTCTTTAGCAGACGCACTTCGTAACGTGGGCGCCTTTGCGACTGACATCTTAACTTTATTAGATAAACAAATGGGCGACCTTGATATACCGACCTTCAAACAATTATGTGTGAGTTGCTACATCGTGAATATTGTAAGTCAGACTTCAAAAGGTTTCAAGGTAAATCAGTATAAAACCTTGTTAAAACCTAATTCAAAATTTACGAAACTTGGGATTGTATTTCCACCAGATCCCCTTACTGGTATTACGTCCCGCAAAACCTCCTCTTCTTCCAAAAGAAGAACACGAAAATCTCGACGACGAGCGCAACGGGGCGGAGAGGTCGAGAAACCTGGGCCACTAGTCGAAGGGGGATTTCTTTATTCAACACAATCCTTTTATAATATTGCAGCGGGTTTTGGAATTGGTGACAAGGATGACATTTATGATTTTTTGGGATTCTGTTATCCATATTATGAATATGTTGGAGAATGTGGAGCACATATTACAATGATTTCCAAATTACTTGATTATTATTTTAAAATAGCGCCTTCACTTGATGCCGATTTAAGTGTGTATGACCTTAACGATTTCGAGGAATGGTATCTTGCGGAATTAGGCAAACAAACTGAGCGAGCCCTTCAAGATGATATAGATGCTGTTGTAGCACGGGACGATGAAGATAAATATACAGGCAACGGTGGTGGTCCAGCAGGCGGTGGCCCACCAGGTGGAGGCGGTGGTGGCGGGACCGGTCCATCATCAAGTGCTGGTCCTCTCCCACCACCAAGTGCCTATTATCCCGCTATGCCTGTCACGCTGGACACTTCAGTTGGTTCAATGGGTGATAATCAAATGTATCAAGGAGGAGAAGAAAGCACTCAACAAGGAAGTAGCAGTAGTATTAATCAGTCACCTTCTAGTCGTGGATTACCAAGTGGTAGCGCATCAGCAAGTATGTCTCAAATGACTTCTCCTGCACAATATGGTCAACGACGAAAAGGGCCTCTACATCCTTTGGGTGCATCAAGCATCATGTTAGATGAAACCTCTTTAGCGAGTTATTCTAATGAAACGGCCATGGCTGCATCGAGTTCTTTGCCTCAACCCTTTTCATTGGGCGCACTGTCTCCTATTTCTGCCCAAGGAAGTCAAGCGCCTTCCAATAACGAGGATGAGGTAATTGCTACAACGCAAGTTGCTGTTCCAGAAGGAGGTGGAGGTCCACCTCCAGGAGGAGGTGGAGGCGTTGCCATTGTTGAAGACGGAACTACATATCAAAATCAAACAGTTGTAATAAATGGCATTCAACATATAACGGATGTAACAAATGTCGAAACGGATGAGAAGGGACGAGTGAGATCCACTGGAAGCGCAACAATTGACGGTGTCACATATCATGTGAGATATGATCTTGGAAGATGGGTTGTGCATCCGAACTTTAGCAGATATCCTTATACCAGAAAACGAAGTCGCAAAACAAGAAATAATCGTCGTAAAACTCTTAGACGCCGTAACCGCCGTTAGATACATGAAGAACCTTGTCTTCTACCTTCATAGGGACCCCAGGCTGGCCAGGAAGAACCATAGCATCCGTCCGTAACAAATACTTGGTGCCCTTCAACACTTGATTCCCGCAATGAAGTATTTCACGATCAAAGAGAGCGCCTCGACCAGACTGCGGCACAGCACGAACCCTTGTGGGACCTTCAAAGAAATCTGTTTCACCTCCTTCGAAACCGCTATTTAAAAATATATTAATTGTGTATTTGGACACGTTACCGTACTTGTCCCAATTCGTACCGTCCGTGTGGAGTTTGAACTCCTGTCCAGGAGAATACTTGGAAAATCGGAAATACTCATTGCATCGGACTGTTCCAGGAGGCAGATAGTCCTTTACCCGTTTATACATCTCGTCTGCGAAGGCTTCGTTAATCCAAACATTGCGTTCATAGGTTGCCATGTCTCCTCGCTCTACAAGAGACAACTCGGATGTATCTAGCAAGTCTATAAGATGTTGACATTCTTCGGATGTTAATAAGGAATCAACAAGTCTTAGGAAACGCATCTACATGTAGAAAGAAATTACCCTTGTTTATCCGTGGGTGGAGTTGGCGTTGTCGTAGTCGGCGGTTCCTTTCGAATACAGGGATTCTTCCTGGCTCGATGACGATCCATAGAACTCTTGCTGTCCGTTTGGTACCCGCAATTCCCGCAATAGAAATACGATGGCATGTAATTTATGAACCAGTGTATTTGAATCATTCAATTTTGTATAAAGATTGAATGATTTGTCGTATAGAATTTACAATACTAAATGAAGTGTGGCTTCCTTAGCAATATTGTAATCGGCCAAAGTGCGACCATCTTCTAGTTGTTTTCCAGCAAAAATAAGACGCTGCTGATCGGGCGGAATTCCTTCCTTATCTTGAATCTTACCCTTGACTGCTTCAATGTTATCCGATGGTTCAACATCCAGTGTTATTGTCTTTCCTGTCAAAGTTTTTATAAATATCTGCATACTGTATATATTTAGTATTGTTAGTTTTTTTAAGCCAGCCTCAAATTTCGTTCGTTTGTTATTCCAGAATATAGTCAAGTCCTTTTCTTGAGAACAGGTTTTGTGCGTTTTCTTTAACATCTAAATTTTAAAAAAATCACAAATCAATTATCAAACTACCCATAGACATACATATCTCTTGCCGGCAACGGGTGTTGGGAAATCAATTGCACAGTAGGAGTCGCATCCCTGTAATGATACAGACGGATGTACGCATTTACGGGATAGACGATGTTTTGATGAGGAAAGGGCATCTCCACCGTAATAGGGATAGTGAGACGGGCATTCTGCGTTTGACACTCGGATCCAAAGTCGACCAGACGTCCCATGCGCACAAAGTCGATTTCCTGTAAGTGAGAGGGAGATACTTCAGCGCCTCGGCGAAAAGGGGCGGTGATACGATAAGAGGTCATGATTGTGTTTGCTGTGTTTGCTGTAAAGGCTGTAAAGGCTGTCCCAACATCTGGATCCATGCCTCCAGTTCAATTTTTGCGATTGCGCCACTTTTTGGAGTTACCTATTTTTCAATCGCAGTCCTTGTGAGTTTCGACGCCAATACAGTATGCGGGACTGGTTCGCTTGTATTTGTAAAAAAGGCATGTCATAATACTTTGGTCGTGTCGATGATTGCTACGATCACCTACCATCCATTCCTCCACGAGGGAATAGCGTTTCCAATCGTCGACAAAGGTTTGCGCCGTTGGATCCTTCGCATCAAAGCCTATGATGGCGGCGTTTCGCATGGGCAGGATGCGTTGGATTTCTGTCATCTTCAGGCCGTTCAAACACTTCAAGTGAGTCCATTGGCTTAGGACGCCGGATGAAAAGGGGGTATAAATGTGCGTCGACTTTGTGACACGAATCAGAGATTTCGCATCGGTAATGATATTTCCCGCATCGCACCAAATGACGGTGTCGTGACCTTCCTTCATGACGGTTGCGATGATGACTGGTTTCCATACATAATATCCTGCGGTTTCAGGAGTTAGGCGGCCCCATGGAGGTACGGTGCTCCAATCAAAGGTGCGCAAGGTGATAGGAAGGGATTTTAGGATGTCGAGTTCAGCGTCGGTGAGCCCTAGATTGTATACAATGACGGGCTTTTCTTCGAGGGACTTGATGTACTGTAGGAGGGATTTGAAGTGATTGGAGGAGGCAGCGGTAACAAACATTTAGGATTCTTTATGCGAGGGGCCTTAAACCCCTGAAATAGGTCTGGATTAGTGCTTGCGTGTTTTGCGATTCGTTTTACGATGGCGTCTGGATCTTGATTTTGGTTTTGTGATTGTTGCTAGTTTTTTATTCACAAGGGCGGTGATGCTGGGAGAATATGTCGGGGCTCCTTGAATCGTTGCGAACGATTCCTTGTCGGGTCTTTTGCGTAATATTACCTTGGTCCCAACGCCATGTTCATAGATTTTACCATCAAAACGCACGAGGATGCGTATTTTTGTTAAGGCCTCGTCGCTACTATACGTTAAAGCAAGATCGCTTTCTTTGATATGGGAGGGATATATCTTCATTGATCCGTACTTTTTGTAATTTTCGGGACCACTCCAAGGAGCAATGAGTCCTCCTTGTTCCAAGGTGTAAGAAGGTTCCATCTACTTGAGTTCTGTAAAAAAATCTCAGCGGTGTATAGATGGATTCCTCCGATATCACCAAGCGACGCAAGCAACAAGCGCAATTTGCGGATAAACAGGCCGTCTTTGTGGCTAAGAATCCTGGTGGAGACTGTGCGAATATTAACGGCTGTCCCTGTACTCCCACGACGAACTGTAACCGCAACTTTATCTCCTTTGATGCGAAGTACACCTTTTACAAGGGACGCAATGCGTGCCAGACGGGAGCGGAGGCTCAGGGTGATTTTGGATGGGGCGTGGCTGGATGTATGATCCCCGAGACCGGCGGTTCTAGATGATTGAACCGTGTTGATTTTTGTAATTAGGTAAAACCCATTTACAAAATAAGAATCCTTGACTCAACATCTTTTGGTTTTTAGGATATGTCTGAATATTCAAAAAAAAATAACATAATTTATAAATGAACACAAATCGTAGTGCTTCCCAACGCACGCAATACAATAAGGCTAAAACCCTTTCCACATATTACCAAACAACGGTGAATGATATAAATGCAGGAAACGTCGTGCTAGTCCCTGGACGCTATGCCGACAAGAGTGGTAGCACACGCACAGAGGTTGCTGTTGGTCAAACGGAATGCTGTGTTGTTTACACTCCGACTGTTGCAGCCGGCCCGACCTACACGGCCTATTATGAGATTTTTACAACAACGGGAGCCGCTACATGGACTGCACCTGCTGGAGCCCAAAGTCCTATTACCTATTGGATTGTGGGTGGCGGCGGTGGTGGTTCAGGGGCGTATGACCAAAGAGGTAATGGTGGTGGAGGCGGAGGTGCTGCTATAACTGGTACATATGCGATAGTAGCCGGCACAACGTATGATATTGTTGTAGGGGCGGGCGGCGATGGAGGAACTGGTAGAGGTACAGTAAACCCCATATCAGGACCGTTTGGTAGCGATACGGATGGAACCGATGGAATAAGTTCGAGTTTCGATGCTGCCGGCGGAGGTCCAGTGGCAGCAGGAGGTGGAAAGGGGTTAGATGGCACTACTGGTACTCAAAGGGCGGGTGGTACTGGAGGTGCAGTTACAACTGGCGGTGGCGGCGGCGGAGGAGGGGGGAGTGGTGGAGGTGGCGGTGGTGCTGCTATAACGGGAGGAGATGGAACAGCTGGCACCACTACTGTTGCTGGAGTAGGAGGAGCGGGCATTTCATTCACGATTCCTGGCTACAATAGCGGAAATGCGCAAGTCTATGGTGCTGGTGGAAATGGCGGAGCAAATAGCGGCGGTGGTTACGCCGTTGGAGCAGATGGTGCAGCAAATACAGGTAAAGGTGGTCAAGGAGGACGCGCAGCATCCTTTCAGCCACCCTACGCTGGCGGAGACATTAAAATGGGTGGAGATGGCGGGTCCGGTTTGGTCGTTATTCAATATTTGGCATAGTGAAGTCTTGTTGTTGAAAAATTGACAAGTTTGACTCACAAAGATAAAATATCATAAGATGGAATTCATCCTTTCCGCAATATGCGGTTGTATTGGCCAGGGCTGTTGCTGGTACAACGTGTTTCGATGTTGTGGCTGTATCGATGACGGCACGGGACATGTCAATTTGGATCGGCAAGCGATCGACTTGAAACCAACTGGGAACAGCAAGGATGATAATCCCTTTGTTCCCGTTGCACCGCCGCCCCCTGTAAAATACAAACCGGATCCCAATCCATTCACATAGGATCACGTTCAAACACCACGACGTCGCTGTCCCAATACTCCTCTTTCAGAGCATCTAGAAACTCATCCCGCCTAAAACGGACATAGATGAGAATCGGGTCGCTATTGTTTGTGCGCCCTTTCACCGCCAAGGTGGGCGCTTTCGTCCATGAACAGATGACACACACCTGGTTTACGGCGACATCTTTGTAATCATCGATCGCCATCTCTAGAAAGGGCTTTATTTGGGATGCTAAGATGATCTGTGGTCTGCGTACTTCTGTGGTGAGGAGATCTCGGAAGTATCGCACCTTATCCATCGTGTGAGACAGGGTGTAAGTAGGCATTTTTTTTGATTTTATAGGATAGCCTCAAAAATGTATCAATTTTTCTCAGGGTTAGGACCAATCTACCACAATAACCTCTTCCCGTCTCTGCCTTAATATTGGAAAGATATGTGCTGCGCCAGTCGTCACATCGTGCTCTTTTCCATCAACGCCAGTTGCAAAGGATCTAACAGTATGTGCTATGGTACATCCTGGAAATAGACCTCTTAGAGATGCTAGAAGATCTTCTATACACGTTATATGAAATTGATCAGGAATTGCGTAAGAATAACTTTTCTGAGCAGTTGTTTCTGCCACTGTTTTTGCGGAATTGTAGATATTTGTAACAATGTCTATAATTCGGCGTTGTCGACCGGCTTCTGCTTTTTGTCGTATCTCTTCGTCCTTCTGAGCCTTTAAGGAGAGCATGGCGTCACGAGAAATAGGTGTGAGAGACATCTTGTGACATCTCTTTAACCTACTTGATTTGCTTCAATTTTCAAAAAAAAGGAAAAAAATGGGAGAAAATGCTGGCGTCGTGCACCTTACGACCAATCCACAACAATGTAATCCTCTGTTTCGCCTGCTGCGGGCAACCCTACAGTTCTGTGTCGAAGTTCCACTACACAGTCTGGAAAGTAGACACGGAGTTCACTAAGAATACGTGTTAAATGTTCCCTGTAAAACTCCAAGGGAGTTGCGACATACTCCCTGCGAGTCCTGGGTTTTGGTAGAATCTCCTCGTATGATGTGTTGTCTGTCGTTTCCGCAATCCGAATGACAGCAGCGTGAAAGCGTGCGACGATGGTCTTGATGTGCTCTCGAATATCTCGTTGTTCCTTTTCGGCCTTTAACAAGAGAAGTGTGCTGCGACTAATAGGGACAAGTGACATGTTCTTGCAGGGTTTTGTCTGTGATTGTCGAGTTCAATTTTTGTGTGTTATGTAGGCCAATCGTCCTCGCCGACCTCTTCATCGACATCGCCTAGTTCTTTGAGCCACTCAATAAAGGAGAATGACCTTTCGTTCACATCTACATACATATGAACATAGGGATGATATTCTTCCAGAAACTCTGTTCTGAAACACTCAGGATCATCGGCTAGGCAGCATTGTCCATAATGTGCCCGAATACTCCAACAATTCAGGGGCTGCGTGCTTGGAAAGAAATTGTCACCGACCACGCTGAATAGCAAGTGATCGTGATATTGAAGTTTCATAGATTTACAATCGGCGTATTCAAAGATGATGCTGGTGACCGTGGGCATCAAGGCCTTAAAATTCCATTCTTTTTGTGTACTCATTCTTTGTTTAGGAATCCGTGGGTTGTACTGGGTTTTCATTTTTTTGTTAAGACCAATTCACTATAATACCCTCGTCGTACCGTTTGACATTCACATAGGGTAGAATGGCTGGATCGACGGTATTGATATCATGCTCCTTGCCGTCCTGGCCTTTGATAACCGGTCGAAACGAGTGTTCCACGGTACACCCTGGAAAGAGGGCTTGGAGTTGTTTCAAGATGTCTGGCATGTTGGTGATATAAAACTCCTTGTCTGGACTGTTCAAACGGGTGATTGGACTGTAATCCAGGCGATTCGAATCAAAGGGCTTGTGATACGGAATGCCGAACTTTACCTTGGTCTCCGTGGTCGTTCCTGCAACTTGGACAACTTTCTCATACATCATGTCAACGATGTTGTCGATGACGATGAGCCGGTGCTGTTCGTCTTTTTCGGCTTTGAGTGTTTGGAGCGATTCACGGGTCATAGGGGAGCGGGACATGTTGTGGGGGTTGATGGGTGTTTAGTGGGTTTTCATTTTTTGTTGTTCACCTCCGATATTATGGCACCCATATTACAATTTACATCAAAAATAAATCCTTGAAACTATTGTTGTAAGAATGAAAAATGAGAAAACTAACGAGTCCAATGATCACATCGGCAAGTAGATACATCCAAGCAAAATTATTCCCGTTAATTGCGTTATACGCAAATAACAGATACATGGTTCCATGAATCGGTCTCAAATCATTCCACCATATTTTATCACCAAATACTTCCCCTCCTGTTTTTCTTGAACCGCTCAAGAATAGATAAAAAAATCCTATTGCGGGCAAAAGAGCCACATATCCCATGTATTTCAAATAAGTTGCGCTAGCAATGTAGGCAAGGTAGACAAACAGTGTTCGTGTTCCTATACACCCAATTAGAAACAATAAAAATCGTTTTTGTATTGTGTTCATACTATATAATGGAATTAGATCTTATTACTAAAAACCCGGAAACGCTGACCCCACATAGGTCCCGGATTAATTTGTTCATCTTGAGTAGAATGGAACAACATCTCATTTTTTATTATATCGGCATCAGCATCATATTTCTGTCCCACTTCTTTATGCTGTCAGTCCCTTCGATGCGATCTCATGCCATTCTAAATCTTGTGGCAGCCTGCTGCATCGCCTATTATTTCATGAATAAGGAGGGGTTCATCAAGTTTTAGTTTCTTTTTACATAGTAGAATGGACCTGTTTACAAAGTTGTTCTGGCTTAGTACCATTTTGTTTATCTTCTTCTCGGCGTACTTGTTGTGTTGTACAAAGCGAACCCCCGTATTTTATGCGCAGATTGCGTCGGGACTCGGCATATTTGCGACTAGCAAGATAGGTCGTAAGTTTTTGGGATTAGAGTAGGACTAATAGCATTGATTTCGTATGTGTTGTAACATATGAAATGTGTGCATTCAGAAAAATACTAATTGGTTGATTATGTGTAAAAGCCTACAAAGGATCCGTTGTACAAATCATGTTGGACGCAATGTGTAAGGCATTTGCCAACTTGTCTCGTTTATCCAACGATGCGTCTCGATCTGTTTTCAAGGCCTGTAATTCTTTGCGCAGGGTAGCGATGGTTTCGTGCGCTTCAACAAGGGGTGTTTTACGAAGCGTTCGACCAGCGTCCTTATCTGCTTTCCATTCTTTATAAAGGGTAGACAAAGACCAATGATCGGTAATAAGTTCTTTATCGATCCCTGGTATTTTTGTAGAGGTTGCTACATCGATTTGATCCAGTAGAGACTTGTCTGAATCTGCGAGAGGTACATGGAGTTCTTCGTTAGAATAATGTGGGGAAGGGACCAGCATTTTCACGATTTTTAAATTATACTCACTACAGCGAAGACTTGCGTGATTTGGAGATTCTCCGTTACGCATAAATGTGGATGCGTAAGAGGTAGGATTACGAAATACTCGTTTAAAGATTGCAACATCCTCAAACGTATTTCTGAGTTCCCATTTCATTGTATAAGGTTTATGAACATGAGTACTTTTGGGAGCCTCATATCCCACATGAGTTAGACAACCGAAGGCTGTTAATACCCCGTACCCAACCATTCTAGGTCCCCCCTCTGCGCCACCAGTTATTGGTGACAGATTATGATCAAAATCATTGTGAGAACGTCCAAACCACTCACTGCTTTTTATATGTTCTTGTATATTTAATTGTGTTTTACCAGGTTCATATTTATCATTATACAATTGATCAAATGCATTCTCTGGAATATACTTGTAGTGTTGAATTCGCACGAGATATCCTACAAGACTTGGATCCCATCGCACCAACTCCGATGGTGTAAATTTAGGATCTATCTCGGTTCTTTGCAACCTCGACTGCAATCGTGCGATTTCGGCTTCTATCTCGGCTTTTGTCGTCATGGCTGTCCCAACATCTCTGGTTGATGTGCTTGTTCAATTTTCGGTGAACTCAATCTTTTTTACTGTCTGTAGAAAGATATCGAGTAAATGCGGAAATATAACTTATGGTATATTTAACACTGCGCCACTAAGGTCCAGCATGTCATCACGTTCATACTTAGATCTTGGAACTTCCAACTCCACCTTTATGATTGTATTAGCCTGAAATGCTCCATTCATACAAAGTTGCACAATTTCATCAATAACATATTTTTGAAACCACTCGTCCCCACATTTCCATGATATAAAGTACACCTCATTTGTCACTACAAAACGACCAAATCTTATACCATATGGAGCACGAATATCCCATTCATTACACAATTCGTGTGGGAACATACCTTTCATAACAGTTAGGACTGAAAGACCTCCGTCATCTTTCCACTTGTCAATCTTAACAAATCTGATAGAGTCATCATAGTTTTCTTCCTCAGAATCAAAAAATCCATGAGGTATGTTTAGTTCAACATTTCGTGCTTCTTCTTCGGCTTGTTGCTGTTGGATTATTTCTCTTCGTCGGTCTAGCCATAGGCCTATTTCCTCAGGATCTTCTGGTATAATTTGTTGCTCCTCCTCTTCCTCTTCGTCTTCCTCTTCAATTGGTTCCTCCTGCTTTGTTCGTTCAGGTTCTACTGGAAGTAAGTACGGTGCAATCACAAACCGTTCCACATCGGAGCAAATGTCTGGCAATCGTGTTCCATCCGCCTTTCTAGCAAATAGACATAGTTCCGTCAGCGCTCTTAATTCATGTTTTTTTACATAATATTTCTTAATCAAATATGCGCAGTAGGATGATATTGAAAACGTGTGGCAAATATCTTGCGTATATTCCACCCATCTATACCCTATTCCTCCACTTGTGAGTCTTTCATAGATTAAGGCGTTGACTTCTATGTTCGGTTGATTTAACAAGTAACCGACTGTGTCAGGCAAATCTTCATTCGCCGCCAATTCTAACAATGATAAGTTTTCTTTTGTTCGCACATTCAAGAACTGTGGAAAGGCCTCCAACAGTTGTGTAAATATCTTGCTAAACGGCATTTCCGCAAGATTCCATAAGATTCGTTGCGCATGACTATGTTTGTATGGCCCCTTTGCGCAGAGTTGTTTGCGATGTAATTTCGGAAAGATCTCCTCCATCACTTTCATCTTGCGCTCACCCAACGCTTTCATAAATGTGCGGAATAACTTGCGGTTTTTTATTTGCGTTCGTTCGACCCGCTTCTTTGAGTGTGAGACCGGTGGTGCTGGAAATACAGATCGTACATATCCTAATATCACTGGATTCTCTTGCTGTTCGGCAAGATCCAACACTGACATAGGATATCTTGTACGAACGGGGCCTTCCCGTTTGTATGAATACATCATCGGTAATGTGACATCAAGCATAGGATGAGAGCAAAATAATTGTACCATTTCTTCATCATTCCTCAAAATAGAGGTGGCTAGAAGAGATCGTGCTACACCTATGTCAGGATATGTGATTTGCAATAAATCGGTTGTCAAATGGAACTGATTCGGATTTATACGAGGATGTTTGAAAAGAAGGTTTACGATGTTTCGGTGACCTAATTCATACGCACGAATTAAAGGTGTATCGCCTGATGCACCTGCACGAACCCAATCACCTATTATAAAACCACCAAGACCATCTTCTCTGTACCTAGATAAGGACTCAAAGGAATGTTGATTCGGATGATATCCAAGAAATGCGGTGGAACAAATCTCATTCCATATACGTTCACAATCCTCTTTACATCTATTATGAAGATTGAAATTTTGTTGTAAGGATAACGAATAGTTTAATTTACAGGGAGGAACACGTAGACGACTGCACACTTGATCCCACACCGATTGATAGGTAACTTGATAATTTATATCAATTTTAGGATAGTCTAAAAAAGTACGAACCCTTTCTTCATCACCCTTTGTAACTGCTTCCAACAATTCATGACCACAGTAATAGTTCATATCTCCGCCATAATACGTATGGCTTGCTAAATAATTTTTAATAAGATACTGATTGTGTAAATTATCTGAAAACAAAACACTTCGATCATCAATTAACATGGGTATATACGTAACTTGTTTCTGAATCTTTGGGCACATAAGCAATATTTGAACTATATGTTTTCGTTTGTCTACCTCTCTCTGCAAGTTTGCTATTCGCCACCCTAACTTCCCCCCATAAATTACATTCTCTTTTTTTTGTGCGTCTGTTAATGCTACTATTTTTTCTGTAAGTTTGATGCTTGCTAGTTCAAACAAGTCTGTTGCCAATGTTAACGCTGATTCACCCCATGACCCACGTTGATTTATGTCTATCTTTGGATGGTTCAGAAGAAGTTGGATCACGCTCGGATTCCCTCCATGTACTGCGTACAAAAGAGGAAACACCTTGATCTTTTTGTGCGCCTTATGTTCCCGTCTATTTGTAACCTTATTCACATCAATCCCTGGATGGGCTAAAAGGAGTTCTACAAGTTCTAATTTTCCTATACCACATCCAAGCAACAAAGGAGTCGAACCATGTTTTGTTACTTGGTTCACATCGATGTTAGGAAGTTTTAACAATTCCTTTATAAAATCCCGATAATGCTCTCTGGTTTCTTCATCGTCACTTTTTTTGTTATAAATAAGTTCAAGAAGTTTGTAAAGAAGGGAGCACTTGTGACCTCCGAAATAACGACGATTCACCGAAAAATCCCAGAAATGTTCTGCGTATTCGTAACGAAAGTTTTCTTCACGAGCAGAAGATATTAGATACATATCCTTTGTTATAAGTGATCGCAAAGACTCAGGTAGAGTCTCCATATTTACGTACATCCTTAATATTCTTACAGTCTACTGCTTTACGCCGTCATTAAGTCGATGGTTTCAATAATCTGCTTGTCAGTGATGTGGCCGTGAATCAAATTGCGTTCCCAATCAATCAAAGGCTGTTCTGCCGAATTAGAATTGTATGGGAAAAACCCTGACCAATACTCGTAATGATCGTCTTCAATTTCCAACATCATCAGATCTATTGTTTGGAGAATTCGTTCATCTGTTATAATATCGCAAAGATTGGCATATTCTTCATCTTTGTGTTTATAATAGGCGTCCCAAGATTCTGGATCCCCAAGCCGTTCGAGAACGTACTCGCTGCGTTCCTCGTCATTCATATTCATTAACTCAATTGTTTCTAAAATTTGTTGATCATCAATCACTCCATATCGTTCAACCAATCGTTCATCATAGACACATTGATCTGCAAGATAAAAGCCTGCCCAAAACTGGAACAATTCCTCTTCTGTATCTATGGTCATTAACTCTTCTGTAATAAGAACATCTGTATTTCCTAATCGAAAGTACATATCATAATCATCATAATCTTCTTGAGACACCTCGCCCTGCTCCATCATTAATTCAATTGTTTCTTCAATCAACTGAATTAGTTTAGTCATTTACTGTACAGTTGTACTTCATTTATTTAGATTGAGTGCGGTGCGATCTAAACATTATTTTCTATCCAGAATGTAAGAATGAGTACAGAGGTCCCAACACTTGTGTCAATCCCCCTGGAACGGCTTAGGGCGCTGGAGCGACAAACATTTCAAGCCGATAGGCGACTTGAAATGTTTTCACAGTCTTATGCACAATATCAGATTCTAAATCTGCATAAACGATGATTTATAATATATATTGTTTTCTATCACTCATACACAGTCGACACATACATGGTGCATCTTTATTTGGATTTGCTTCAAATCGTTTCCGCATATATGTAAGGAAAGATTCAACCTTCTTAAGATCATTTCTTATCGATTTGTCATCTATTTGTAATTTTGAGAAATTTGATCCAACTACATCAGGTCTTGCATTAATTCCATCCTTGACAGCATGAAGTGGTTGGTCAACCATAACTCTATAATCAGATTCATTATGAATCTCTGCTTCGAAATCGTTGGAATTTGGAAACCATTTATTTTGAATCATAAATGTTTGAAATGTATTTGCATCTGAACGAATACGATTGTACTTTTCGACAAATCTATCCCATCTTTTGGATTTAGGTACATCCTCACAATCAGAACCATCTTCCCACACAAGATCTGGAAGTTCTTCATTAATTTTTTCAAGTGCGTCATCTATATTGATTCGAAAGAACTCTCTAGAAGTATTTGTTCGAAAAGGGGCAAGAACTTTGTGTATTGTTGTTTCAATCAATTTTGAATCATCGACTTTGGCAAATTGCTCAACAATGAAAGGTTCAGGAACACCTGTTGTATAGAGAGAACGAGCACGAATTGCTGACGTCTCCTCGGTCCTACCAAATTTTAAAAGACCAGGCATACTAGGATTTGAAAGACAATATACTTCACCAGACATTTTGGCACATAATACAGGAAATTTCACATAATCAATTTTTATGTTATAGAAAAACAATGGACGGTTCATGGGTCTTATGGACTGATTCGAACATGATGGTATTCTGATGTTTTGAATGATTTTACATATTCTATACTAGCATCATGATTCACTTTATAAATCAATGTTTTATCATTAGTCCAAATAATTGAGGTATTTTCAATAAACTTTCCTGTTTTTTCCCACGTTGACCAAACACTGTCATAAAAGTCCTTTTTTTCATCACCGCTCAATGATTCATACGCTTCTTTCATTTCTTGTTGGTTTTTATTTTTTCGAAGACACTCTATCATGCGTGATTTATCCAATTTACTCACCGTCTCAGAACGCAACACATCTTCTACTGAAAGGAATACAGGAATGTCCTCTAAAAGATAAACATCAATCACACGCATTGCTTCTTCGACTGTCACATTAAAGAATTCACGAGAAGGCACACGATAACTCTCCAATATCTTATGTATATCTTTTTCCTTTTCTTTTGTATTTGTAACTTTCCTTGAGAATTCAACCTTAAAGGGAGTCGGCACACCTGTGGTAAAGAGTTCTTTTGCCCTATCTTCTGGTGTTCGTGATGTTTCTCCAATCTTCAGCAATCCTATAAATGATGGATTTGATAGGCAGTATATATACCCTTCAGACATCTAAATAAATATGTTACAGTGATTTTGTTCCGATAACACATGTCAATTTTTGTGTGGCTGGCAAAGATTTCGTTTATTTCAACTCTTTGAACGTGGATAACACATTTCCCTTGTTCTTGGCGTCCTTTAAAATGTACCACTTTTTAACAACACTATCCCATCTTGCACCCATCGCTTTTGCTTCGTCTTTTCTAGCAAATGGAACATCTATCAAAGTGCATACAGTTTTTCTAACATCACAATCTGTGCATGTGCCTCCGTGTGACAATAAATACCATTCTGGATATTTTATGGACGACTTGCATTTTGGACATTCTTTGAGTGTACACTTGTCTGGACACTTACCTTGTTTGTATCCTCCTGTATTATCTTGAACAAAACAATGACCGTAACATTTAGTAGCAAACAGAATTCGCAATCGCTTTTTATGAGTATCTTCTATCAAACAATCGTAACAGACTCTAATTTGACCATTCGTAAACTTATCAGTGCATCCATCGCAAACAGCCAAATAGTCTTTATTGTTACAAAAAATACAGTTCTTATCGATGGCCTCCTTGTAATAGCCTGGTATTTTATTTACCCATGATTCCTTATAGCAAAATGATCCATAACAATACCTAACAATGTCTGTTCTAACGCAAGAGATTCCATACATCCAATCCTCTCTTTTTTTCATCTCGTCTATCTCTGGCTCATGTGGGTGTTCCGCATTTAGTTCATTGATGTCAGTTATAAATTCTGTTGCATCTATCTCAAACCAAGGCTCTGGTCTTGCTGTCGTGGTTGCGTGTGTATGCTTAATTTCAAAAATGTATCGCAGTTCTCCCTTATTTACCAAAGCTACATCGGCAACCCATTTGTTTCTAGGATCTCTATATTCAACTTTTACTTCATCCTCGTCTTTGTAAACAATTGTAGGTAACTCATGAAATGCATTTGTACTAGACCAGGTTCCATAACAGGGCGGATAATCACATTTCCAAAGAAACTGTATTTGTTTCTTTTCCGTCAGCAATTTTACCATCAACATCTTTGCGTCCTTATGAATCTGCGATTCATTCGGATGATCGTAATAACTACAGATATTTGTTTGGACGCAATGCGCAAAATGTGCTCTTCGTATTTCACCTCTCCGTAGTATCACATTATTGTTACATTCGACACATTTATAACGCTTATCTTTCTCTGCTTCCGTAGGTGTTACATATCGGTTTGATTCTACTTCTAACGCCCCAAGTTGAAGTTTATCGCTCATTATACTTGTATTTGATTTATATCTTAGACCATCTGATTTTTTACAAATTTAGAAAAATGAGGATTTAAACAGAAATATTAGGCGTGCTCAATAATATTTTCAGATGCAGATTTTACTTTATTAATATGTCGCTGTGTTTTATAATGCCTATCCAGTTTTGGTTTGGAATTATTTGAAGGGGTATAGTCGCACGTAACACAATGTCTAACCGGTATCAATGCTTTTCGCTCTTCTATTTGTTTTTTTACCCTTTCTGATTGTTCTTTTCTGAATTTAATACCCTCAGGTGTTTTGTACCATTCATTTCGTTTTGCCTGTGCCTGAGCATTCTTAGCCTTTCCCTCTTCGGTTTTAGCACGTGCTATCAAACGTTCTGAATGAGCCTTTGTCTGTGCAATACCCTCTTCCGATTCAAACCGTGCTTTCATGAAGACAGAGTGTACTTCTCTCTTTGCCTTACCTTCTGGACTAGCATTATAGTCTAATTGAGCCTGGCGATCCTTTTCTCGAAGTTCTGGATTTTCTCTTGCTTTTTTTTGGGCGATTCGGTTTCTTTCACGAGCCTCGGGATTTTCAAAGTATCGTTTAACACCTTCACCTATTTTGCGACAAAGTTCTTCGGGACGTGCGAAGTCAGATTCCCCGCCCGTTGTGTAGTTATAACCGTCAGGATGATATGAATTGTACTGTTTGATTAAGTCTTTTTCGTAATGATTAAGAAGAGAATCATTACATTCAAGTAGCACCTCAAACACAAAGTTCTCCACACCAATAACTCGTAGGGCATCAACAAGAGGTCTGTTTACAGATGAGTCCTTTATGCTATTTTTGTGCTGGTTCCATCGTTCCTCATATGGTCTACGTGTTTGTCCAATATAAGACTTGTTCTTATGCGAAATACGATAAATAAACCCCATACGACTACAAGCAATTCTTGTGTAGATGCAACTTCAATTTTCGACATCCCATCAATTTACAACAGCTTTATTTAAACACACCTCCGCGAATAAATCTATAGGAAATGACTACAAATTCAAACACATGCCCCAACTGTCACACCGACTGCAACAGGATCGACTGCCCCGCTTTTTGTACCGACTGCGGGTGTAACAAATGGGACTGCGTCGCACACGAGTATCCCTGTTGGGTGTGCGAAAAATCCATGGACGCAGAGGATTTACAACATTTTTGTCAAAGCAACTATGGCGAAACCCGTGTTTACAAGCAGGGCACCTACGATCCTGATATAGATCCCTACATCTGTGTAGAATGCGCCGATTCCACTCGTTGGTGGTGCGGTGGGTGTGGAGAGGTCAAAGGCTGTCACAATGCATGCAAGTGGTGCGGAAAATGGTGCGAATCCTATTACGGTGAAACCTGTGAAGGTGACAAGGAAACGTGCCCTGCGTATTGTGTTGAATGCGATGCGCCAAAAATAGGGGGCGTCAAACGGGCCGACTCTGCGGAGTTCGTACAGCCGCCCGATGAAGATTGGGAGTGTCCAACTTGCGACAAATGATTTATCTAGAGTCTATTCTTTATGATATTTGTTCGCATTTACCTCTTCTCCCACAATCCCCTTCCTATGTGAGGCATCTTTGCCTTATCGCCTGCGTATGCGTTATGGATGCTATGGCATCCTGTTTCTTATACGACTGAAGGAGATTGAGTGCGGGGGAGGCAAAAAAATTGAGTTCGAACCCTCCGTCGTTTTCGCCAGCATCTTTCATACCATGTCCGTCAGTATTCGTACCGAAAACATCCAAACCACCATGTGCGCCCTGAACGGCGATTTCTCGGGTCGCCGTGACGGTCCTGGTTACGACGAATCCAAGCCTATTCATATTCATCGTCGCAATCGTGCCTATGTCTGGAACAAGGACATGCAACAGAACTTCTTAGACAGCATTCTGAAGGGATACTACGTTCCGCCGATCATCTGTTCTTCACGTATAGTGAACGGTATGGAGCGTCGTGAGGTGATGGAGGGCGGCAATCGTATTACCACCATCCGCCGAATATTCAACGGAGATGTGAGGACGCTTACACACGACGAGATTCGCACGATTGAATCGCATCCCATCACACTCGTTGTAATGAGGAATCTGACGGGCCAACAGACCCGTGAAATGTTCCGACGACTCAATAAGAGCGTCAAAGTGAGTGATGGGCAACTGTATTCGATGTCAGAAGAGGACTCGCCGATCGTGCGTGAGGCCCTCGCACTACTTAACGACGACGACTACCCTCTTCGCACCCGCATCACCGATTGTTTCTTCGATACACGAAACAGCGACAACGACGGTAAGTCCAATCTGGAGAACGCAATGGCTCTTGTCAGTGGGGCATTACACGGTCCAGAGTTCATCACCAAGTCGTTTGCGCGCCAGGAAGATCATGTCGAAAATCAGGTCGCAATAAATCGTAATCGCATTGTTACGATTCTCGGGCACGTGCTTGACGTGTTTCGAATGGCTGACGAGATTGTGCCTCTTACCGACAAGCGAAAGATGAAGTCGCAGTGGACGGTGGGAAATTTCCTGGGCGCCATTCTGTACGACGTGCTGATGAATCTCAGCGCCATTCGGCCTATTCAGACGAAGTGGGCGTCGTATCTTGGGAAACTTCGCAACAACGACGAGTCCGCAAAGGAAGCGGTGACGGTGTCCGGTGCTCAGAACATCAGTACCGACAAACTGTGTCGCATTAGCGCCAAAGTTCAGACCTATCTTACGGAGAATCGTATTCTCAGCAGAGAGGAACTCAGCGCTTTTAAACACCCTGTCCCCACCGACGAGGACGAGGATGATGATACGGATGATTCGGGCTCGGACGCTCTGCTAAGTTTTGTATGATAGAATGCGGGGGAAGTATGCGCAAATAAAAGCGGTCCCAACGCCGTCGCAAAAGACCTCTCAAAGCACTCGTCGTCATTCGTTTTTTTATCATAGAAATAAATGGCGCACCGAAATAAAAAATCATTCGGCCTTGATCCATACCAGACAGGATGTCGAGTACGTTCTGGATTTCGAAAATTGAAGACGGTCCTAAAGGGCCACAAAGGATCAAACCACATGCTGTCCCGTATATTACTTGCGACACAACTCAAAGACCGGTGTTTGATTCTTCAAGACTATCTTCGCAGCACCGAGACCGTTTCCGCCATAGACAGCGAGATCCTTCTACGACTCTTTCTACATCACTACACTCCAGATATCGGTGATCGTAAATACACAAAAGAAGAAATTGCGAACATCTATATTGCCAAACATCCGAGATATGAAACAAAAGGGTTCTATTTGCGATTACAGAATGGATTGGTGGAACCGATGGCCTATATGCGCCTTGCAGGCAAGAATCGCAGCGAGATAGAGAATCTTACGAAGGCGCTGCGGTCGGAAATTCAGCCGCAGATTGACGCCTTTCGCACCACGTATCCGTTGGATCCCACGGCCTTCTGTCCCATTCAGCACACTCCTCTAGGAACTGACGCTCAAATCGACCATTATTATCCTACCTTTCGGTTCCTCGTCAAGCACTGGATTACTGATAATCCTGGACCGAAGGTAATGTACAACAAAGAGCGTTGCATATATGAACTATTGGAGCCGCACAAGACGTCGTGGATTCAGTACCATTCGGGACATGCGAGGCTGCGATGGCTGTCGAAGGTTGGAAATCAGAAGGCGCATTTGATGTAAGAACCGTCATGGCAATACATCCCCATCCTTTATTGTTTTGAAAAGTAGAGATGGCCACCGCCAAACTTATGTTTCCAGCAACGCCAGGATATGGGAATTTGATATCCGGCGCTTCAATCACAGCAGTTCCCTACACATCTTACGGTGGACAACGTCAATCTATCTCACTAGAACCTATTTTTAGTTCACCGCCATCATATGGGTCTTACCTGTCGAGATTTACAGCCGCTGCTAAAACAATCGTAGGATATAAATTTACCTATCTTGGTCATGAGTTTAAGATTCACCCTATTTCTGGCTATGGTCCTGCGGTACCAGGCCAAAGCATAACAAGCATAATGGGGTCTCCGAAAGAGTTACCCTCCGTTCTTAATGATCGTTATTTCATTCACTTTAAAGAAGTAGTTACGAGAGTTACAGGACATGCTGGAGAGGTACATAACACCACGTTAGAATTCACGGATAACACAGGTAATAAAGCAATCAGTTGGCAAAATCCTACATCCTATACGACAGGTCAAGACAGGTCCGTTATCTACTGGCTTGTAAACCCCGATCAAAAACAGTTGCCCGATATCATTGTAGATGACATCAAACGTGATGGTAAAGGATCCGTTGGTACAGGTGTATTAGAACGAGTGAATGCGCATATTGCGAAACAAGACGCAAAAATTCAAGAACTCCAAGGCCTTCTTTCAGCAGCCACTTCACCCCCTGCTAAAAGCAATCCTATATCCGCTGTAAGTTCTGCGACGACAAGTACTGCGCCGACAAGTACTGCGGCTGTAACTTCTGCGATGACAAGTACTGCGCCGACAAGTACTGTACCAAAAACGTCTATATCGACATGTTATAATATATTAGTGGACAACTTACACGTGGCTATAGCAAATAATTATTACAATGACGTGAAAAAATTACTTGAAAAGGGAGTAAATGTAAATTGTAGAGATCATAATGGTATATCCGCAATTGAAATTGCTCAATATATGAAGTATGATGATATTGTAAAACTATTAGTCGATCACGGTGCAACAGGTGGCTTACCTGATTATTCTAGCAGTTCCTCAGCAGCAGCAGCAGGAGGTGGGGGAAGTCTGCGCAAACATAGTCGAAAGCAATCGTCTCGTAAGAAGTCCAGAAAAAATTGTCGTCATTAGTGTCTATATCATAGAAATAAATGAATCGCAGGTATAAAGCCCTCCTACATAATGCCTAAAACCTCCCTGTTTCGCACTCATCTTCGACTTGTCACAGACTATGTAGAAACCTTAGGCGAAGATTACAGCGATCCCTACATCACTCCTGGAATGGTCTTCACCATGAATTACACCCATACAAGAAATTATACCTCCGAAGACGCCACCATCCAAGTCACGGTGGTCAGTGTAAGCATGGAGATCGACGATGATTGGCCGCTCGTAAATATTGTGGGATTAGTCTTGAAACCTGCTGCACCGATTTATGTGTGCGAATGGGGCGCTTTTTTAGCCCGTGGTATCACGATTCATAACGACGAGACGACGATTGGATCCGGTGCCGTTATATATATTTTGGAATCGTAAGATTTTTTTATTTACTCGTAATTATTTAAAAAAATAAACATTAGTTAACAAGTAATGAACGCAAGTGATTTGCTTGCCATTAACAAATTTAGGGCCGAATATGGATGCCCAGTGCCTGGTTCCACAGGACCAACAGGACCCACAGGAGCGACAGGAGCACAAGGTCTTCCAGGCATAAGTACAGGCACAGGTGGAACAGGAAATACAGGACCTACGGGTGCAACAGGACCTCAAGGGATAGCCGGAACGGCAACTAGTACAGGCGCAACGGGTGTAACAGGAAATACGGGTGCAACTGGTCCAACAGGTTTGATAGGAAATACAGGGTCTACAGGAAATACAGGCGCAACGGGTGTAACAGGAAATACGGGTACAACAGGTCCAACAGGAAATACAGGGTTTACGGGAAATACAGGCGCAACAGGTGTAACAGGAAATACAGGCGCAACGGGTGTAA